TTATAATTCTATACTACCACAGTTTGATATTTTGTCAATGATTTCAGGCAAAAGAAAAGCGCCCGTAGGGGCGCTTTTCGGTCGTAAGGTCTCTCCTTTCAGGCGGTGGCGGTAAATCTGTGTGTGCTGATAATGCGGAGCAGCTCCCAGCCAAAGGTCTTTTTGTGAGCCTTCTCCTTCCCCTCCTCGTCGCCAAGGCAAATAGCTGTGAAGACGTGCTTTCGTGCCTTGGGGTGGATGGCAGTAAGAACATAACTGCATCCGCAGAAGTCAAACATTTCACGGTAGACGATGTCGATGCCCTCCTCGTCGAGTCGGCGTTGGATGACCTGCTTGTTCTTGTAGAACATAGCCTCCTCTTCCTTGCCTGACTCAATATGCTGGTCAGCAGCCATGCTGTCCTCAATATCACGTAGAATCTCTTCCACGCGGTTGAAAGGCCATTCAACAGTCTTGCCGGGTTCCCTGCCGTCCATCTGGCGGAGGGATACTCCGATGGGGAGGCTGTTTTTGTCGATGCCCTCGATACAGTAGGTCGTTTCAATATAAGAGAACAACCTGCCGTAATCGGAATACTTCAGTTTATAGACCGGCTGCATGATAGTTTTATCCGCTTTGTGAAGCCTGAAGTGTTCCTCCCTCTGCCGGCAGAAGGCATCCCAGATGATTTTGGAATCAGGAATATCCTTGTCGGCATAGTAGGATGTCCGATAGAAGGCAAAGGAAAACTTTGCAACATAGGATTTCTCGACTCGCGGCAAAGAATCAGGCTTTTCATTTGAGTAGACACTCTTCGACATACTGGCCCAGTCCGTCTGAATACGTGGTACAGTACCCAGCACCTGTTTCGGTGCAAATACACGAGCACTGTGCTTCGCCGCAGCCTGCTTTGCAGCAGCCATGACATCATTATACATATCCGTCCAACAGAGCTTCATCCCACGCTTATTATCTGCGAAGAGCATATTGTTGAGGCAGATTGCAAGCGATACATGGGTGATGGTTGCGGCTCCGCCGGATACGTAGCAAATGTTGATGCGGCGGTTGCCACAGCGAGCCTCGCCAAAGGGGTCCTTGCAACAGTAATCCTTGTCCTTTAGCGCTTCATAGACGTAATTGCACAGTGTCGTGCAGAGGGATGAACCCTCTGCACGTCCTATGTCGGCTGCAGTGTCAATGGTTTTCAAATCCATAGCTTTCTCCTTTCTTGCTTTTTAAGCCCACTGTCTGCGGTCGGCGATAACTCGTTTAATTACCTCTTGATACGTGAGCTTGAGCTTTTCACCGACAGCTTTTTCTTCTTCGTCCTCAACGCAAGTAGCGGTGAAGATGTAAGATTGACTTTGCGCGTCCGGTGTAATTGCAGTTAATGCATAGGTGCGCTTGGCGTACTGGAACATTTCACGATACATAAGGGATACTCCATCACGAGCGAGGGCGGCTTTGATACAATCCCTGCCTTCGTAAAAGTCTACTTCTTCCTCCTTTGCCGCCTTCAGTTTTCGTGCGGGGATATCGGCGTCATCATCAAAAAGAGGTCGCCGAAGATTTGCCAACGGAACCACTATGATGCCTTCGTCTCCCGTACTTCCCGCAGGCTGCAGTCGCACGTCCAGATAACTGAACTCGTCCGCAAAGCCAACAATACGATACATGGCACCCTCATAGAGAAACTCACGCTCATAATCGGTTGATTTTAGCGGATAGAAAGGCATATGAGGAGGGCCGCTGGTGCGTCCTTTTTCATCTTCAATATCCTCTTGCAATCGCAGGCATCGGGCATCCCAGACGATTTTCTCATCAGGCACGTTGGGGTTGTTGTGGTACGGCGTCCGGATGAACTCGATACCGAACACCGCAAACCTGAATCTCCGTCCAGCACCATTGCGCTTTGTCCCGAATGACGGCTTTTGCACGAAAATCCGAGCCTTATACGTGTCCGCCACATACCACAAAGCCGCCTTAATATCATCGCGCATCTCACCAACACATGACTCAACGTACTTGTGATTGTCTGCGTCTACGATGAGGTTGAGTGTGACTTCTGTGATATTAGCTTTTTCGTACGATACCTTGCACGGGTGGGGAAGGTCGGGGTCATTTCCGTAGCGTTCTTTTCCGAAGGGGTCTTTACAGCAATAGGCCTGTCCCTTCACGTTGAACTCAACAACCTGTTTGATGAACTCACAGAGCCCATTCTTGCTGGTGATTGTTCCCGCACCAACGGTGGTGTCAAGTGTGTGCAGGTTCATAGCGTTTCTCCTTTCTTTTTAGCTTTTACTTCCGTCACGTTCAGAACGAATCGCCTCAATGACATCACCGAACGAGAAGAACAGAACATCATCAAAGGTTTCTCCGGATTCGTCCACGCGGACAGCGCCGAAGATATCCTTTACTTTGGTGGGTATGATGCCGACCAATGCGTAGGTAAAGCCATCAAGCTCAAACATCTCACGGTACATCACATCCACACCAACACGGTCCAGCAGGGCTTGGATATGCTTTTTATTCTCATAGAAAGCAGTTTCCACATCCCTTGAGACACTGACATTTTGCATTTCGGCAAGGTACAGGGCGTGTTCAACGAGGGGCAAAGATATCTCCACGGTATCGCCTTTATCTTGACCGTCTACACCTTGCACGAGTACCTCGTCCATGCTGTTTTCACCCATTCCGATGATACGATACAGGGAGCCTCCGAGAAGGAATACCTTCCCAAAATCGGAAGGCTGAATGGTGTAATCAGTTTTCTGGCCGGCAGCAAATCGCGTATCTCGAATCTGACCGCAGCGTTTGCACCAAATGTCTCTGTTGGCATCCCAGATGATTTTCTCATCAGGAATGCCGGTATCCTTAGCGTAGGGCGTTGATATGATGTAGCCGTATAATGCGGCTGATTGGAATAAGGCACCTGAACGGGCACCCATTGCCGCAGAGCAAAACGGCTGCTTCTTGATGATAGCTCGTGCCGAGTGCTTGTTTGCAATAGGTTTTATTGCAGCGCTTACGTCCCTCAGAATGGCCGCAGCCACGTCACGAGGCAGCGGGTTTATTCCGTAGCCGCCATCCAACGCAATGTTGATGACCAACTTTAAGATGTTGTTCTCCTTACCGAAGACATAACACATATCCCCAGCATCAGCACCGTAGCGCCTTTTACCGAACGGGTCTTGTCCACAATAGGTCTTGTTCCGAAGAGTGTATTCAAGCCCTGTGCGAATGTCTGTCAACAGCAAATCGGAGTCGATTTGCTCGGCACCATATGCGGTGTCCAGAGCATCTAAATCCATGGTGTTCTCCTTTCTTTTGTCTTCTGCAGTTCAGGCGGCGACGCACGCTGCACCGCTGCCCGAACCGCGCAGAGCAGGGGAGAGGCGAACCTCTCCCGTGCCTGCCTGAGTCAATCAGAATTTCTGCATTCCGCCATGCGCTCGATGAGGTCCCACCCGAAAAGAACACGGTGTCCATATTCGGGGGAGTCTGCATCACAGCAGACAGCACCAAAGATGTTTGTCCGTGCATCCGGAAAGATTTCGGTAAGCACAAAACTCGTACCGAGCGTATCGAAAATCTCTCTGTAGGTTACATCGAGCTCTTTCCACGCTTCAAGCATTTCAGCCCAAGACGACATACTCGTCTGCCGTGAGTGGGCCATGCGTTTTGTGAGACTTATTTTGTTCTTGTAAAACAACGCCTCCTCATCTTTAGCCTTCAGCACGGACAACGCAGTTTTGTCCTCGAAGTCATCCTCGTAAAGTGCAAGTTCAATGTCCTTAGCCCTCACATCTACCTTTTTGCCAGCGTTTTTCCCCTTGACGTATTCGAGTACGACGGAGGAATTGGGCTTCTCATGGTTGATGCTGAGAATACGGACAATGGGGCTGCGAGGTTTCCCCGGCTTGAGGGGGAATTCACGACCGAAGTCCGCTGCACACAGCTCGTGCTTCGGAAGCGACTCTTTGCTTACTCTCCGGTCAACCATTGCCTTTCGACAGTAGGCATCCCAAAAGATTTTCTCGTCTGGAATCTCCGGATTGTCGAAATACGTCGAGTGGGCGAAGGTGAAATCAAAGTGAAAGAGGGGAAATGCAGCTCCATTAAGGGAGAACCGTCGTTTCTCTATGCCTTTCACAAAGCAACGTGCTGACCACTGTTCAGCGGCTACCTTTACGGCCCGTTCCAACTTTTCCTGCAGTTCGTCTATAAACGTCGGCTGCGGGGCCCCCATCTGTGATAGCTTTTCGAGAAGCAGTGATAGCTTTTCGAGAAGCAAGATGTTCACAGAATAGTGTGTGAGATAGAAGCATTCATCGTCATCGGAGACTTTGATGTCTGCCAGCGCATCAGGAAAATCACTTCCGTAGGATACATAAGTCTCTGTTGTCCGGCAGAATGTAGTTGGGTCAATACCCAAACGCTTCACTCCAAAGGGGTCTCCCTCACAGTCAGGTTCATTGCTGAACGCCTTTTGGACGACATCAATGATTGTGTCACGGATATTCTCCATGATGATAGCATTGGCGTGATACTTTTCGTGCTTGAGGATAGGTCTTGGAACCATCGTGTCAATGGCACGCAAATCCATGTTTTTCTCCTTTCTCCCCGCCTACAAAGAGGACTTATGGGAATCCCAAATGTATGATAATATATAAAAAAAGACAGCCATCCCAAGATTGGGATAACTGTCTGAATTTATGTGGTGACTTGAAAACGGAGATAATCTCCTTTATAAAAATAGCTTCGTAATTATACTTCTATACTACCACAAACAGATACTTTGTCAATGAATTTAAGGCGAAAAAAAGAAGCTCCCGAAGGAGCTTCTTTCAAAATTGTTGTAATTATTCGGTTTTCACAGCCGGCGTGGTGACACCATCGAAGATATTGCCGATGACACGGTATTTAGTGCCGAGCAGCTTGCAGAACGGTACGAAATGGCCGTTATCATAGGCTTCATCCATCAGCTCTGCCGCTGTCTTCGTCTTCAGAGACTCATTCACCAGCAGGCCAAAGGAACCGTTGCGGAACACGACTGTGTGCTCGTTAAAACGAGCCGTGGGGTGGAAGCCCTCAAAAGTCTCTACAATGTCTCCCTCGAATACCTTGGTTCCATCCTTGTCGTCGATACCGGTATACTGCGTAACGGTATCCGCGTAGACACCGCAAACGTCGCGGCTTTCAGCCGTGTCGGACAAGTACGTGTAGATGATGGCGAAGTCCTTCGGGCTATTATGGGGACGTGCGGCGCCCCCGTAAACCCAAATTCCCGGCAGGGGTGCTCCGGTTGCCATGCGAACTTTCTCGCCATGCCGCCGAATCTGGCCGCGAAACAGAATTTCTTTCATTGCTTTTTCTCCTTTCATTTTTCAATGCAGTCCGTGTAGTTTTTTCCACTGGGCTTTATCCATCCAAGGACCGTCGAAGCTGTCGTCCACACATTCAGTACGGAGACAGTTGGGGCAAACGAGACAGTCCACAGCCCGCCGGACACGACCGGTCTTGAACCGCACACCATGTTGGATGATTTCTTCCTCCTCCACGAAGTAGCTCGGTTCAAGCTCGCAGCCACAGGTGCCGCAGATGCCGAATGGGTTCGTATCGCCCTTGTAGGTGCCGTTCTGCTTCTGGATGTTTTCCTGAATCACCACACGATAATCTGTCGCAGCCATCAAGATTGCACCTCCTCAAATTCAATGACCCATACCCACGGGTTTTCGGCCCACTTTGACAGGGCCTTGTGTTCGGGAATCGTGGTGTCCCACAGCTCGATAAACTTCTCCTGAAGGGACATGGTGTTCTCGCCGGAGGTACTGTCACAGGTGATGCCCTCCTTAGTGAAGTCCTCGTCCTTCATGTCATTCAAATGTTCCAACCGCACATCCGTCACACGCAGGAAAATGCGTGCCGCCTCTTTGGGCATATGAATGGACGGTGTCCAGTGAATGAGGGAACTCACCTCAGGGGAGTTTTTCAAATCCTCATCCGAATAATCGGCCTTGTAGAGCCAGCGGTTGAAATCGCAGGCACAAGTTGTCTCACGGACATACAGGATATCGCCCTTATCAAACGGGGCGCGAAAGCTGCGGATGACAGCATCCGTATCAGCAAAGGCTGCCACGAGACGCCCATCACCGTCACGGTACAGACCTTCCGCTCGTTTGCCGGCGAAGTGAAACGCACCACGGCGTGTTACCGTCTTGCGCCCCTCGCGGATGGCACGTACCATCTCGCCGTTGAACAGGATAGGCTTCAGCTTCTTGTCCTTGAAGATGTCGGGGTCATAGTGGACACCGGCTTTCTCGCGCAGCTCCTTACAGCGGGAACCTCTGTAGATGCTGGTATCGCACTCCCTGACCGGACAATTCGTGAAACAGGCACTTCTGTCCTCGGTAGGCTTTGTCATGTTTTTTTCTCCTTTCTTATTTAACTGCTCCAGCGCATCCATTCAGGTACAGGTCCGTAGCCGCGCTGCGCTTGCGGGGAAGCAGGGTAGGGGTACGGTCTCGCTCCTGCTACATGAGCCACAGCAACCGTTCTGCAGCCGCCGGACGGTGTCCTGTACTGCCGAATCGCCGGCGCGTACAGGAACCCGTCTACAGCTTGCCTTACGGTCATAGCCGAAAACTTCGGCGCTCTCCAGCGATGCTCCTTCGAGTAATAGATTTCACGCACTCTGCACGTTGCGACCGTGACAGGGATACGTGGGTCATCTACTGTGTGCTCACAGACAATAGCAATAGATGTCTTGCCAACTCTGGCCGCATCTTCAACCATTCTCTGCAATGCAAGGCGCTGGCCGTAGGGCATAGCAGCATCACGGTGCTTTACTTCGAAAAACACATATCCCTTATCATGATATTCGATTAGTCCGTCGATATCGGTAGGGTAGAGGTTGTGCTTGTTTTCGATGGTCATGCCCGTGAAGCTGATGAGCTGTTTCATCCTCGTGGGAAATTTAATGTAGTCCTTCCTCACGGGTGTTTCCTCCTTTCTTTGAGGCATCCCCCTTAGCGGGGGATGCCCTTGCCGTTTTTCAGCATCGAAATGACCTTCGCAGCAACGGCATCGTCGGCTACAAACTGGTTATAGCCGTTCTTCAGACTGTTGCTGGAAAAGTCCTTTGTGTCCTTGGCGTAGCGGCACATAGACTGGCTGGAAATCGGGCCGTAGATGGAGTGCTCGGTGTTTACGTAGACACAGCTATCGCCGCAGGTCACGAAACCGGAGCATCCGCGCCGCTGCCCATTGACAGCGATATTCTTCAGTTCGACCTTGATTTCCATACCGTGCTGCTCCGCCAGTGTGGTGAGACTGTTCTTCAGCTTCGTTGCAAACAACATAATCTCACACCACCTTTCGTTCCACCCAGACATCTCCCAGCTTTGCACACTCGTAGTGGTAGGGGCAGTCGTAGTGGGAATCGCAGCCTTCGTCAACGAAGGTCTGGCAGGTGGCGCAGTCCAGATTGTGATGCAGCAGCCGCCGGATAACATCCCGTGCATTTGCAGTTTCGACTGCAAGGTAGGAAAAGGCTCTCGCCTTGACGCTTGCGTCGTGTTCGTCCGTGTAGTAGAGGGAAGACGCACAGAGGACCTTTGCGCCGAACACGCGGCGGCACTCCTCATCGGAGAGCATCTCGCCGACGAACGGAAAAAGCCCACGTCTGGCTCTGAGCTGATTGCTGACGAAAGCGTGTGTGTTCTTCGCCAGCTCCACGCCCTCATGTGCCTCCTCCGGTGTGTCGAAGGACAACGCACACACATCCACCAGAGAGCTTTCGCCGACGGGGGAGTGGTTCACATAGAGCATCACGTACTTCTTGCTGGGCAAGGTCGCAGTTCTTGTTGCATCCTCGCCCTTGAGACACACGTAACGCGCCACGTTGTCGTTCCACACAAACTGCTTACAAGAAGCGCAGGTGTTCTCCGGCTTATCGCATCCGACTTTCGTCTCAACGACCTTGATGTTTGCCATAATTTTCTCCTTTCTCCCAGCCTGTTGTGAGGCCTTACGGGAATACAAAACGTATGTAAATATATAAAAAAAAGACAGCCACCCCATGAATGGGATAACTGTCTGAATTTATTGCGGTGACTTGGAAAACGGAGATAATCTCCTTTATAAAAATAGCTTCGTAATTATAATTCTATACTACCACAACCTGATATTTTGTCAACTACCTCCGTGTCCTGAAAATGAAAAAAGAGCCGCCGAAGCGACTCTTTTTCCGTTATGAGGTTTAATTTTCAATAAAAATGGGAGTCATATCCTGCACGCAGGTATAGCGGCCACGAAGAGCGTCGATTTTTGCCTGAGCATCCTCGAAGGTAGCAAACTTCTGTGCGGAAGAGGCAAAAGAGGTTATGTGCATCCTGCTGCGGCTGATTTTCTCCAGATACTTGCCGGAAAAACCGCCTTTGGCGAACATCACCGCATAGGGTTTCGGCGCCATCAGCTTGTCTGTGGCGGGCTTCACTTCCAGATTGAATCTCTGAAGCAGGTCTCCAAGCTGTTCGGACGCATCCTCATCACTGGCAAACAGCAGCGCATCGCACGCTTCCTTCACATAGTGAACCGTTCTTGAACATCCGAACTTCTCGAACCCGCTTACGTAGCCATAGCTACGATGCTTCAGCACGACAGGCCCATCCACAGCCTTTGTATTCTTCGGGACGGGGCGCAGGCGTTCACCGCGCCGCGTTCCGCTGAACGACATGAAGATATAGTGGGCCTCGTGGTCTTTCAGCATCTCACGCGCCTCATCCAGCCAGACCTCCAGCTCGTCCGTCGTTCTGACGTACTTCCACAGAAGGTGCTCGCCGGACGTGTAGGGCATCAGCGTTACGTTCAGGTCGTTGACACCGGGGTTGGCAGCGAGGATGTCCTCCAGAGAGGCGGCATCCTTCACCGCACGGGCGAACCACTTCCGTGTCTGAGCCCCGTTGAGCCACTTGCTGCCGTACACCATGCACTCGGTATCGTTCTCAGCGAAGGTGTCATTTATCTTCGCCATGAACTCTTCTTCCGGCAGCTCCAGAGCGTTACGGCCCATCATAATGAACCAGTGACGCTCACGCACTTCACGGCGTTTGGAGTTTTTATCGTAGATAACCTCGGTGCAGTTGTTGCTGCCGCCCAGTGCCAAAGGAATGATGCCGCGAGTCGTCTTGATGAACGTGCGAGAATCAATGATAGTGTATCCCATGATTTTTCTCCTTTCTTTGCATGAAGCAGCCTCACATCACACCATCGTCAACGACATCAATAAAACCGTATTTCAGGCTGTCGTTAATGCCGTAAACGCTGTGCCCGTTATCGAAATCCTTGCGGAGCTGAGAAGCAGAGGTCTTGGCATCGCCTTCGCCATACTCGAACATCTCAGTCTCGACGCAATTCGACACGATTTTCTTCAGCTTTGTGTGAGAGGTCGTTGCAGCGACCAAGCGCATGGAGTCTCTTGACTTCCATGCATCGCAGGAAAACACGATGTAAATTGGCTTATTCACAGTCCTTGCTCCTTTCTTTCCGGCCTTTACGGTCGATTTCAGCCACAGGATAGGGCGATGCCTTTCTCATGTTGCTGTCCATGATTCTCATTACATGAATGAGCATCTCGGAATAAGCACGATGCATCGTCTCATAGCGGGCACGCCATGTATTATCATCATTGTCGTTGACGCGGGAACTCAACCCCATGCTGTAATACAGCGCAGAGTCGATATCCACCATCTCCGCATCTGTCAGATGGCAGATGTATGCGCCAAGCTCGTTCGTGGAGACTGCCATCGGCTGCTCACACAACGCCGTGCTGGGGCGGCTTGTGCTGGTGATGAGTACATGAGAGGGAAGCTGCATCTTCGGGGAAGACGTGGTAAACACGACCTCCACGACACTGCTGTACCGATTCAGGTCATCAGCGGATACGACGATAGCGGGACGGTGGCCCCTGATGACAGAGCTGTTAGAGGGCTGGCCGTCCTTGTCTCTGAACTGACTTCCTTCCGGTGCCCAAGGAGAATAAATCTCAATCTCCTTGGCATTGACCCAGAACACATCACCCCTGCGGATGATGCCTTTTCTACCCATAGATATGGACCTCCTTTCCGTCAGAATTGGTCACGCACATGGGAACGCCGAAAAAAGACAGAACCGACTCAATCGGCTCTGTCTCCATGCAGCCAAGGTGACAACGCTTGTTTTCGTAGGTCGCCTCGACATATTTCTCGTTCACCATGATGGGCTCGTGGCAAACGCAGCATTCGCCACAGGTGTGAACCTTCTTCTTTACTTTCATTTTTTAACTCCTTTCTTAAATAATTCGCGGATAGCCTGCTGACGCTTCGCTTCGCAGGTCTGCTGCTGCTTCTCGATGGCGGCACGGACTTCGGCAATGCAGCGCTTCGCACGGTTATCCTGTTCAGGCGTGAACGCTTCGCGGCGCATGGCGTAGACGATGTCCATACGTTCGGACTGCTCCTGCAGCACATAGAGAGGTACGCTCATACGCCCACCTCGACTTTCTTTGCATGAGGGCCGGCCTCACTCCAGACCTTCTTCGTCCAGTCGTAGCTGATGACGCTGTCCTCAGGCGACTTTTCAGGGTAGCGGGGCTGATAGGCAGCCATGAACGTATCCCTCGTGTGAGCGAAGTAGACGTTCTCTTTGTCGGTCCAAACCCCGCCGAGTTCCTTGATGACGCGCTTGAAGCTATACATGGAAGAGGGCTGAACGACCCGCAGAAGGGGATGGCTCAACCCGCAATCGTTGAAGCGGTCGTCCTTTTTGGCAATTTTCAGTTCCATCACAGCTCACCTCCCTGATAAGGGCGGCTGCGTCTGTTACGGAACGGAGGCATCACCGGTGCGGTGTAGCTGGTCAGCTCACCAGTCAGCTTCACAGGTACGCAGGCGAGCAGACCTCGCTGCTGTCTGTACTGATGTGCCAGATTGTTGCGGGCCTGACGCTCCGATACGGCCATGGTCGTACCGCCCCACTTATTCGTGGAGATGTCGTCATACACACGGATAGGGCCGAGGTAGCGATAAACCTTTTTGGGCTGTGCCATAGTTCATTTCTCCTTTCGTTTTTCTTGCAAAATGTATAAAAATATATAAAAAAAAGACAGCCACCCCACGAATGGGATAACTGTCTTGATTACTTATGGTGACTTGGAAACGGAGATAATCTCCTTTATAAAAATAGCTTCGTAATTATAATTCTATACTACCACAGTTTGATATTTTGTCAATTCCTTTTGGCTTAAAAAAAGAGATGGGTGCTTTGCATCCATCTCTTTCAATTTAGCTATTTTGCAATTCGTAATTGTACTGTGCTACCCAGCAATCGCAAAGTGCATCAGAAATGATTTCACTTCTTGCCTCGTCGTCATCGACAATGAGAAGCGCAGACAAGGTTTTCTTTTCAGCGTCATCAAGTTCGAATTCTTTTGCGTTTTTATCTTGGTCAGGCATATTTGTGCGAGCCAGAAGGGTTGAGTATTTAGTATAGTCGGGTGCAACAAAGTAGTCAACTGCCATATCCAGTCCAATACTGAGTATCATCAGATTGCCCATTGTTCCGTTAGGCTCTTGCTTCTTTTTCTTGGATTCAGGCTTTAAGCATTTTCCGTTTCTGTCGTAAATGATGGCTCTATCTGCTGCCTCAATCGCATCATTTGTAACATTATAGCATCTTTCCGAATAGTTGCGAAGCTGTGAATTTGCTTCTGTTCCAAATAGTGTCGGTGCAATGGAACAGTCGTCTTCCATTTTTTCTTTCAGCCTTTTTACATACAATTCTTGGAAATCAATGGGCCCACTCTTTTTGCCTTCATAAATAAAATTATCTTGCTTAAACCCACTTGCCGTTCCCTGCATCATGTATTTGTCACGCTGCTTGCACTCTGTCCGAATTTTCTTTTGAATCGCCAACGAGTCTGCATATGGTGTGGCCGCTATTTGAGTAAACAGGCAGGAATATCTGTTAGGCAGGTGGATAGGGGCACATTCATCACCAAATAGAATTCTTTCGCAAGACTTGTTCAAGAAATAATATGCCAGCTTATATAGCCCACCAATAGGTACAAAAAAGCCTTCCGGTCTTTTTCGACTTGTCTGAATTCCGGAATCTATTCCTTCAATAAACAACTCATATGGGCCGACAGTAGTAGCAACTCCTGTATCCGGCTCCTTGAGTCGTGCCATTTTCGATTCATTTATTCCGATTGCTGCGGAGAGACTTCTCATGTTCCATTCCCCGTACATACGAGGTGCTTTGGTAATGAGATACATTTCTTCATAGACCTTCGCGGACACAAGTCTTCTTACATTATTCAGCTCTATTCCGAACGCAGTGTATATATCGTTTGAGGCCTTGCGGTTAGAGGTGCTTAACTCACTATTATAAGAAACGCGGGTGTTCAGTGCTTCGGCCCACTTTTTGCAGTCCATGAAGGCTTCAATTCCATCAATTCTTTTTCTCATTCTTTTTCAGCCTCCATTTCTGCGAGTTTTGCTACGAACTTTTTCACGGCTCTCTTAAATTCCGTCTTATTGGCAGCGGGCATGAAATAGTACGCATCTATAATATCTTCCGTCGTTGAGTGTTTCGCATATAGACGCAATGTGCTTGGCATTCCCATTAACCAATGTAGAGACACTCCAAATGCAGCCGCTATATGAGGTAGTTGCTTTTCGTTGCAGGTAGTGAGCGACGCTCTTACGAACATGATTCGAGCTAATTCGTGGATAATTTCTTTTTGCTTATCGTCGATATCGAAAGGTTCTTCGTTTTTCTGTATGCGTTCGTCTAAATTTAAGATTTCTTTTCGCTTTATAGAGCAATGCCGAGCAAATACATATTGAACTCTCGTCGCTGGACGCAGCATTGCCGTTTTTGTTTGGTCACTCCAGAACCTATGTCTCCACATCGTACTTATCATACTTTGTGCAGATTCTCTTATAAAGCCATCTCTGGCGATTTCCGGAAGACTATCTATCAGTTCATACATCTCTTGGATGTCTTCTGGTAAATCTTGCAGCTTTGGGAAATCTTTATCCGTAAAGGATATCATGTCTGCGTAGGAGGCATCCAGCTCAGTCAGTATACGAAAAGCGCATTGCCAATTTATTCCTTGCCAACCTATCAGTCTTTGGGTTTCGCCATTTGTAATTGGGAGTCTGTCGAAAAGCACACTGTCCAATTCTTCTTCTGGGCAGATAAGTTGCTCAACGAACCTTTTCTTTTTCATTTCAGCACGATATGGAGTGGCATCACCAACAATGCTCTTCACCTTGTTGAGAACTCCTTCGTCCTCCGCCACGTGTAAATAGCGGAGGAGAAGGATGAGTGACTTATATGCAGTTGCTGATAGATTCTCTTCATACTGTTGTACGTTGCTTGTGCTGTTAGCATCTCTTCTGAAAATTGCGCTCATGTCTGAGCTCCCCCTTTTGTAAAAATGCGGTCGTTACGGTTTCTTATTTCAGTTGCCTCCCGCGCCGATGATGGAGTCCACCATCTTACATGAACCTTTTCCTCGGTTCAACAGCTCTTTTGCATCCTTTTTAGCTTCTTCATATTCCGCCGGATACGCCATCATAAGTGTCATGTACCGATTCCAGCCAGACTGTTCTGTGCCGAGGAAGTCTCCGGCTCCTCGAATGCGGAGGTCTGCCTCTGCGATTTCGAAGCCATTGTTGGTCTGAACCATAGCGTTCAGGCGCTCCATGGCCGCCGGTGTGGGCGACGGGCCCGCATCCAACACGCAGTAGGACTGCACGTTGCTGCGTCCCACACGCCCCCGAAGCTGGTGCAGGCTGGAAAGCCCGAACCTGTCCGCGTTGACAATGACCATCATGGTAGCCGTCGGAACATTCACGCCAACCTCAACGACCGTTGTGCTGACAAGCACATCCACTTTACCGTTCTTAAAACGAGACAGAATCCCGTCCGCCTCGTCCTTCGGTGTTTTGCCGGTAATCGTTTCGATACGGACTCCATACGGCTCCAGTACGGAACGGTATTCCTCGCTGACTTCTTCAACGGATTGCACGCCCTCCAGTTTCTCGCTCTTATCAATAAGAGGGCAGACAACGTAGGTCTGATAGCCTTTACGCTTCTGAAGCAGGATAAATCGGAAGATTTTTTCCTTACTCGTTGCGATACCGGTAATCACCGGCAGGCGTCCATTTGGCATCGTCTTGATGGTGTGGAGCTGTACGGTGTCTCCGTACAAGACCTGCGCCAGACTGCGAGGAATAGGCGTCGCCGACATGGTGATGGCGTGTACGCCTCCAGAGGCTTTTTCCACTAACGCAGCACGCTGGTCAACTCCGAACTTATGCTCCTCGTCCGTTACCGTAAGTGCGAGATTCTTGTATTCCACACTTTCTCCGATGATAGACTGAGTTCCAACAATGAGACTTGCATCTCCGTCCTTGATAGCGGCGAGGACTTTCTTCTTCTCGCTGGCCTTCAGGTCACTGCCGAGCCATGCGACGTTCACGCCGAACGGCGCGGCCAACGCAGAGAGCTCCTCGTAATGCTGACGCGCCAGCACAAGCGTAGGCGCCATCACCGCTGCCTGATACCCGTTCTCGGCCATGACCATCATCATACAGAACGCCACAATGCTCTTTCCACAGCCCACGTCTCCTTGGACAAGCGCATTGATGCGATGTCCGTCTGCAGCAAACTGTATCATGCTTTCTATGGCATCCATCTGGTCTTGCGTGAGAGAGTAGGGAAGTGAAGCCTTTATTTTCTCATACCAACCATGTGTCCGTATTGAGAACTGGCTTCCTTTGGATATCTTTCTCGCTGCCCATTCATTTGCCATCGCAAAATAGACGAGGTCTTCCTGCAGCAGTCGGGCTTGTCCTGCTTTAATATCCTGTTCGGAAGAAGGAAAGTGTAGCATTTTGAGGGAAGTCCAGAAGCTCTGTAATCCCTTTTTGTCAAGGTAATCAATAGGAAGCGTTTCAATCATCCCGATAGTCCGGTCAGATGCTTCTTGAATCTTTTCTCTCAGGTAGGCATCGCTCATCCCGCCGATTTGTGCGTAGATGGGCCGGATGCCCGGTGCTTGTCCGTATGACGGCTCGAATATCTCCGGACCTGTCATGGTGAAGTTGTTATATTTACTATTGTATCCGACCTTGCCGGCTACATATACGGTTTCTCCAACGCAACTGGACACCTTTCGGAACAGGTAGTTCTGTCGGAACCATGTGATGACCAGCTTTTGCCCACTCTGTGGCATCGTGCAGTAGGCAATGAGCATGGGCGTCTTGGATGAAGTCTGAACGTATGAGCCTTTGTAGCGGAGTTCCTGTCCGAAGGACTTTACCTCATCCACTGTGACAAGGCAGGCCTGTTCAGCGCCGTCTATTAAATAAGGAGCAAGCTGTCTGTAGTCCTTGTAGCTTTTCGGTATATACCTCAGCAGGTCTTCTGCAGAGTAGATGCCCTTTTTCTCGAATTGCTTTGCTTTCTGTGGCGTGACGCCCAGTGTTGATAGCTTGATTGTAATAATCCTCACCTCCGTAGATGGTGAACACTTGTGCTCGGTTGGACTATTCCAGAATATTCCAACTTGAAAATGATAACAAAAAAGTCGCTCTCTTTTATTCTGATGTCTAAAAGGAGCGGGAATTTATTTGTTTTGACCAACAATGGCTCCTTTTGGGGAAAGCGTTTTCATCTATGGGAAAACGTGGGGAAATCATTCTTGTTTGTGGGGCCATGTCCCATTATAAACACGAACATAAAATTTTGTCAAGTCAAAATCGCTACAAAATCAAAAAAATTGTCAAGTTGTTTTTATTCTCCTTCTAAATATTTTGTCAAGTCTCAAACCCAGCACCACAACTATGCTTTTTGTAGAAACGGCTGATTTAGGCGTATGTCCTGCCGGTTAGATTTTTTGTCTTTATAATTCGACTTGACATTTTCCTACGTTCGTGTTAGTATTGAACCGTGGACAGGGCAAGGAAATCGAAGCCGCAAAGCTCGATTAGAATTGACATTTTTCTCTTTTAGGGAAGTATAAACGTCAAGATTCCTAAACCCTCTCCGGTTTTCTTCTTTCTTTTATCAAACTCGTAAGCGCAACATAAAACCAGCCTCCTGAGGGAAGTGCGCGGAGGCTGCTTTGATACCGTGCCGGCTCCGGTAGGGGAGCTTTGAATGGTTCGACTCCGTTCGGTGCGCCAACTGTTTTCACCGCTGTTGTCTTCACCTTCATCTTTTCCAATCATCAGCGGACGTGAGAACCTCTTTCTTCATCATGCAGCACCGATTCCCCCCCCACGGTGATGCAACACGGAGGGGTTGCGGCCATCTTAGCAGCTCCTCCGTCACCCCAAACGGCGACAAGTAGCACAATAGATGGTAGTGCATCCCGCCTAAGAGAGCTCCTTGAGGGCTGTGGGATTGTGCCGGTTCGAGTCCGGTCGTCGCCCTTACCATCCTCAACCGAGGATGTGCCTTAACGGGGAGAATTTGGGCTTGGGCGACGTTGGTAAGGCCGCCGCCCAGCCTTAATTCTTCAAACCACATGATGGCGTAGCATAATGGTAATGCCGTGCCTCTCTCACAGACAACGTTATGCTGGTTCGACCCCAGCCGCCATTGCCAACCGGCGTTCCACCCACCCCGCCGGTATTCATCTCTCTTCGTTTCTCTTTCGAGAGAAGGCGGTGGCCTCCTGTACGGAGGCCGCCGCCAACTACCAAAACTTGCTGGTGTAGCTCAGTAGGCAGAGCGGCGCACTCGTAACGCGCAGGTCGTGGGTTCGACCCCCACCGTCAGCTCCAATCCACACTTTTTCTCTTTCTTTTCATTTTTATCCCCCCACTGTACGAAGCCCTCACAGACAACGCAGTTGAAAATTAAATTTCAGCCGCACCGCCTGTGGGGGCTTCACCCCATCTATCACCTATGCTGCTGTAGCTCAGTAGGTAGAGCGGCGGATTTGTAACCCGCAGGTCGGGAGTTCGAGCCTCCCCAGCAGCTCCATTTTAATTCAACTCTACGGAGTCCAACTTCTTTACATATGCGGATGTCGTCTAATTGGTGAGGCACCGGCCCTCCAAGCCGGTCATTGCGGGTTCGAGTCCCGTCATCCGCTCCAAGGACGCCGTCGAGTGGCGTCCTTTCTTCATACCTGCTCGCTGTCCGTCCATTGATTCGTTGCGGAAATCGGCGTCTCTTGGACACATTCTGTTCGCCGCAAGGCCTCGCTCTTTCGCTTGAGGCTACTGCGCCGAACCGCCTCGGACAGTATCGGCGAAATGCGAAAGTCTCCTGAAGCGTGAGAAGCGAACCGCCTGCGCCTATATGTAGGCGGTGGCGTGATAAGGGAGATACTCCGTGTTGTTTCAGCCGCCGTGAGCGGGCATCAATGACCTGTGGGCACCTGCATTGCCCATGGGCACTGGGAAGCTGGGCAAATCTTAGGCACAGAAGCTCGTAGTCAAAGCCGACCCGCCGGACGCGGTGCGTCAGCTTTCAAATTGGGCTTTGTGGGGTCCAGTGCTCTTGCGGTTGGGTTGCCGCAGGGCCGGCAAGAAATCATTATCAGATACGGCTTGGCGAGCCGGAATTTACGCCTGTGGAGACGAAATCCGTCGGTGAAACAGGAATTTTGGGGACACCAATACTTTGAAAGGACAAAAGACTTATGGCGACGACATTCCAAGCGTTTAAGTATCGCATTTATCCTACGGATGAACAAATCGAGGTCATCGAACGCACCTTCAAGTGCTGCCGCTTCGTGTGGAATCACTTTTTGGAGCGTACCAGCAAAATCTACGACCGCCGGCAGGAAAGTATGTCAAAGTTCGACTGCATGAAGGTTCTGACCGAGATGCGTGAGCGCTGGCCGTGGCTGGAAGATTGCGGGTGTTCCGCAGAGCGATATGCTATCGTGAATCTGTTCGAGGCGCGTAAGGCCTTCTTCCGCCGTATAAAGGCAGGGGAGAAGCCCGGTTATCCCAAGTTTAAGAGCGCCCGTTGTCCGTCTCAGAGCTTTACTACCGCCGGAACCATCTATGTGACGGACGAGTGCATCCAAATCCCTTTCGGCAGTCAGTATCAGAAAATCAATAAGGTCAAGCGCGGCAGTGGCCGCCCCGCTGTGGGTATCCCCCGTGAGGTTACGATATCCCGTTCCTCTACCGGTAAATACTGGGCATCCGTCTGTTGCATGGTGGAGCGCGAGGAACTGCCTGTCGCCGAGGGCGAAGTCGGTATCAGCCTCGGTCTGAAGGAGCTGGCTATCGACAGCAACGGCGTACACTATGAGAACCCGAAGCATCTGAGCAAGTCCGCAAAGCGTCTTGCTCGTGAGCAGCGTCGTCTGTCCCGCAAGCAGAAGGGTTCTGCCAACTATGAGAAGAACCGTAAGCTGGTGGCTGAAATCCATGAGCATATTGCCAACCAGCGGCGTGACTATCGACATAAAATCAGCCGCGAACTCGTCAACAGCAACCAGCTCATCGCTGTTGAAAAGGTGGCTGTCAAGTCTCTGGTTGAGGGCAACGAGCAGGCCAAGAGCATCCTCGATGCCGGCTGGTCTGAGCTGACCAGCATGATTAAGTATAAGGCTGAGTGGGCTGGACGCACTCTGGTGGACGTAGACACAGCCACCGTAGCGCCGGAAGCCAAGCATGACGAGGCGCTGGCACAGGTCGTGCTGTCCGAAGGTCAGCGCATGGCTTCCGAGGGCTATTGAAGATTTGAAGTGGGAAACCCGCAAAAAGTCTAATAGCCACAGCCACAGCGACGTATGTAAGTTTTCTCTCAGGTAGAGGCGACGGATGCACCTGCGGGTTTTCCCAGCTCGCAGCAACTGCCAAGCATACGCCAAGGCAAGGGAAACACTACCACCCCATTGGGGTGTGCCTTAACGGAAAAAACTATGAAAGGAGATAACGTTATATGGACATGGTATATGTGCTTAACAAAGATGGTAAGCCTTTGATGGCAACGACTCGTGGTGGACGTGTGCGTTATCTTCTCAAGGAGAAGAAAGCACGAGTCGTAAGTTCTACCCCGTTTACCATCCAGTTGAACTATGATACCCCTGATGCTACCCAAGACTTGATTCTTGGCATCGACCCCGGCAGGACGAACATCGGCGTAGCTGTCGTCAAGGAGGACGGCTCCTGTGTGTTCTCCGCACATCTGGAGACTCGCAACAAGGATGTACCCCTCCTGATGAAGAAGCGTGCTGCGTTTCGGAGAAACCATCGCACGTTGGACCGGCGCAGGAAGCGCCAGCGTCGTGCGAAGGCTGCGGGAACCACCATCGCCGAGGGTTCTGTCGAGAGATTGCTCCCCGGCTATGAGAAGCCCATTATGTGCCACCATATCCGCAATAAGGAGGCGCGGTTCAATAACCGCAGCCGCCCTGCGGGTTGGTTGACACCCACGGCGAACCATCTACTGCAGACCCACATCAACTTGATTGCGAAGGTTGCAAAGTTCCTGCCTATCACAAAAGTGGTGGTGGAACTGAACCGCTTCGCTTTCATGGCGATGGATAATCCCAATATCCGTCGGTGGGAATACCAGCAGGGTCCGTTGTGCGGACTGGGCTCCGTGGAGGATGCGGTGTACGCACAGCAGGACGGACATTGCCTGTTCTGCAAGAAGCCCATTGACCATTACCATCATGTTATCCCTCGCCATAAAAGAGGGAGTGAGACGTTGGCAAATCGGTGTGGACTTTGTGCGAAGCACCATGACCTCGTCCATACGGACAAGGCGTGGGCGGATAAGCTGGTCACACGGAAGGAAGGTATGAATAAAAAGTACCACGCCTTGAGTGTGCTGAACCAGATTATCCCGCACCTCATGGAGTACATCGGGAGCGAGACGCTCTACGATGCCTACGCCACGGATGGTCGCTCTACCAAGGGCTTCCGAATCGCCAAGAACGTGCCGAAGGAACATTACACGGATGCCTACTGTATCGCCTGTTCCATCTTGGACACCGATATTGAGGTCTCCGCTCCTGTCGAACCCTTTGAGATGAAGCAGTTCCGCCGGCACGACCGGCAGGCTTGTATCCGCCAAATGGTTGACCGGAAGTACATTCTGGACGGCAAGGTCGTTGCAACAAACCGGCATAAGGCCATTGAGCAAAAGTCCGATAGTCTTGAGGAGTTCCGCGAGGCTCACGGCAATGCTGCGGTATCGCAGCTTACCGTGAAGCCCCACCATCCCCAATGCAAGGATATGGCTCGTATCATGCCGGGGGCGGTGATGGTTTTTGATGGGGCTGTTGGCGTCTTTCAGGGCTCATCAGGACGGAACAATGGTACACCGAACTATTACAATTCTACGAAAGGAGAAAGGTTTTTAACGAGGAGCTGTGTGCTTCTCGCGCAGAACGCAGGTATGGTTTTTATCCCCGCCTGAAAACTAAGTTTTGTGGAAAAAACACATCAAATCTTAAATGCCCGCCTCCGAGCAGAAGCCTGCCTAAAGCCCTATACCAAGTAAATAAAGTGTGCAATGATTGCACACATTGCCAAGGAAATAAAAACGAGTACGGATGGTATAACCGGAATTTACGCCTGTGGAGATGCATGGTCATCGTGGAAGCAGGAAGACTCTGTTTGCTGGATTTCACGTGAGAGGTGATGGCAGCACTTTAGGGAACTGAATATGCCTGTGTCGGGTGTATAAAGCCCTGAAATAACAGGGTTGTACCCAGAATTGGCATTTATGCACCGAGCTGTTTGGTGTATAAAGCCCTGAAATAACAGGGTTGTATACCCTTCACCCCAAACACTGTCAAAGAGGCCATGGTGTATGATACCCTGAAACGACAGGGTTGTATACCCCGGATGGGACGCGAGTAAGCCTCTATGTGGTGTATAAGGCCCTGAACTAACAGGGGTGTATACCAGAATATCCCGTCCTCATCGACCGACACAAGGCGTATAAGACCCCGAAATAGCAGGGTTGTATACCAATGGCTCGTTCGGAATTTGGCATATACGGTTCTAAAATAACGGGGGGTGTATACCGTTTGCAAATGAGTCTACATAACTATTGAAATCAAAAAGAAAGGAATATAAAAACATGGAACCTTCTATCAACCGAACCCTTACCGTCAGTGTCGTCAGCTATGGCGTCGTATCCGTCGTCAACGGAGTCATCAACGTTGACAATCAGGCTCCCATCGAGTTTCCCGCCGTGCTGGACGAGGCATCCGCTGCCAAGCTGCTGAAGAGCAGATACGGCGGCAAGCTGTTCCCCGTGGATGCGAATATCGTCGTGTCTTCTATCCGGCATGAGAAGTGGAAGTTCTCTATGGACCTGAGCCAGTTCGTCGCTACCGCTGCCCGTAGCCGCGTGGACGGTGCCGCATCCGAGGCCGACGATACCCCCGCAGAGGACGTCCCCGCCACCGAGCCTGCTGCTCCCGCGCCTGAGACGGCACCCGCTGCTTCTCCTGCTATCCCCATGCCTCTGGTCTCTGAACCTGAGGAGGATTTTGCGCCTGTAGCTCCTGAAGCGTCTGCTCCCGCCGGTGGTTTCGCTCCTGAGACTCCCGTTTCTGCTCCTGCTGCTCCTGCCAAGGAAGTTCCCTATGGCGGCAACTTCAATTTCCCCTCTGACTTCGGTGGCGACTTCGGTTCCGGCTTCTTCGGCGGTTAATACCCGATGGATGCCGTAAACGTTGGACGTGGATGCCTTGATTGCATCAATAAGGAAACTCCGACGAATAAAGAACCCTGTAAGAGCTGTTCCCGCTGGAATAGGTGGGAACCTGACGAAAAGTGTAAGGAAAAGATGGCGGTCAAAGCCGCCCGTGAAAGGACAAAGAAATGAGTAATACCAAGGCATCTGAAAAGCCCGTCGTCGTATTCATCAGCAATGACAACGATACCGTCATTGGTGTGATGGTCATTAAGAACGGCGATGAAAACCTGCAGAACAATCTCGAAATCATTGAGAAAAACTGGGTTGCTGCTCGTAACGAGTTGCTCCAGCGGGCTCGTGAGGACGATAGCATTGAAGCAGACGAGGACGAGCTTCACATCGCATTCATCGCACACGAGTTGGGGATGTTCGACGAGCCCTATGAGACTATCGACATCTCCGGCGTTTACTCCGTCTCCAATGGGAATGTGGACCGCATCTAAGTTGGTCTTGGAGACACCCACACAGCGGCGCAGGCCCTTATCCGGCGCCTGTGCCGCTTTTCACTGAAAATCTCAAAAACGAGTACGGACGGTATAACCGGAATTAACGCCTGTGGAGATGCATGGCGTCGCGGAAGCAGGAATACTCTGTTTGCTGGTAGTCACGTGAGAGGTGAGGTGACGACCAGCACTTTGGGGAACTGAATATGCCTGAGCAGGGTGTATAGAGTCCAGAAATAACAGGGTTGTATGCCAATATGTATCTGGACTATGCAGAACTGCAGAGGTATATACCACACGGAAATAACAGGGTTGCATACCATGTAAATAAGATAGTCTACACAGGAAGGAGGGAGCTTAATGGCCTCGAAAAAGATATATAGTTCCCCCGAACTCTACGAGGACAAGCTGGTGCGTGTAATGGCGCGGCTTGGTATCGAAGAAGGCGACTACAACTATGATTGGAGTCGTCAGGAGTGTTGGGTTGAGTTCAGGTACAAGGGTGAGCTCTACCGCTTCTCCCATAGCGTGAAGAACGCCCAAGAGCACGGCATCTCCCTGCAGTACGGCTCCGATGCCTTCGCACAGGTCGTGCTCTCCTTGGAAGACCTCGCCCGTATGGTCGAACGTGGTATCTACGACCTGTCCACATGGGTGGCCGGCATGAAAGCCCTGCCGGAGCGCTCCAAGCCTTTAGATGCCTGCTTTATTGCTCTCGGTTTCGTAGAGCCTCCCACATCCAAGGAAGAAATCACACTCCACTACCGCCGGTTGGCGAAGGTGTATCACCCTGATGCCGGCGGAGATAGCTCCTCATTTGATGCGCTGTCTAACAATTACGCAAAATGTATGGAGATTTTCGAGGAGGTTGCCAACGAATAATGTATATGTCTCAGAAAGAGTTCAACGCAATGATGAAGAAAAATCCCCGCCTCCGTGTTCACGGTGCAAACAATAACACCCGCGAGCATCGCTCCAAGGCGAATAAGGCCGCAAAATATAGGAACGTAAAGGTTTATGAATACGCCGATGGGCTGGCATTTTTCGGTAAGCCCCGCAACAATGGTGACATTCCTATCGCTGTCTATGACAGCAAGAAGGAATACCACCGCTGGAAAGAACTTCAGGTTCTGGAGCGCGGCGGTCATATCCATGACCTCCGCCGGCAGGTGCCTTTGACCATCATTACCGAGTTTGAGTATCGTGGTCAGAAGGTCTCCGGTATTACATACAAGGCCGACGCAGTCTATGTGCGTGACGGCAAGCGTGTGGTGGAGGACGTAAAGCCCTTCGATACCACAACACAGAAGTATCGGACCACAAAGGATTTCAACCTCAAGTGGAAGCTGCTGAAGGCTGAATATCCTACTTGGTCCTTTGAAATCTATTGATATATTCGAGTACGGACGGTATAACCGGAATTTACGCCTGTGGAGATGCATGGACGTCGTGGAAGCAGGAATACTCTGTTGGCTGGTAATCATGTGAGAGATGATACCGGCACCTTTGGGGAACTGAATATGCCTGTGTCGGGTATATAGAACCCTGAAACGACAGGGTTGTGTATCACAGAATAACTGCGGCAGCGGCATATATGGCTCTGAAACAACAGGGTTGTATACCCCATAACATATTGTTTCTGAAAGGGGTGGACGGCAAGTGGAAAATCTGAGCAACATCCGGTGGCGAGTTCATCTGTAAGACCCCTGCTATGGCGGAGGGAGCGGTATTTTCCTTGCCTACTTCGTCCTCGTGCAGTGATTGATTGCAGGGCTTTCGACGGTTCCGCAAATTTGTTCGTTCCAAGAACTTGACAAAATATCGAAATATAGTAGTATAGAATTATAAGGAAGGACAGTCTAACACAGACTGTCCTTCCGCTTTTTTATGCTCTGAAAGGGGATGACAATTTTTGGAAAGCACAAGCAAAAAACAAGTAAAATGGGGGATTTTCAAGACTGCACTCTTTACGTTCCTGTTCGTCGCAGTATCCGTTTTCTACTTTCTCTCCGCCAACGTGACACTCGCACAGGCCGAAGAGCACTCAAACCACGAAGCGCCTCCTGCTGGAGCAGCGGTTGCCACCCAGATGGACGGCACCAAGCTGTCGGAAAAAGCGCAGCAAGATGTTCTGGAACTGAAGGAAGGAGTTCTCGACCCTCTTTCCGACATCACAGAAGTAGAGAACTCTGAAGATGACCCCGACGCCGTGGAGGAAGTACAGGAAGTCGTTCCAACAGTCTGTTCCTACTGCGGCTCTGAGAACCATAGTTCCTCAATCTGTGCAAAGAGGTCTATCGCCAATGGTGCCTATGGGCGCTGGGTGATTCCGTCTGTTGGCTGTAATGTAGCGGCCTACTCGTGTAACTGGGATGCAGACCAATCCTATATTCAGGAAATTACTGACAGTTCCGACAGTGCAGCTTTTTTGACTTGCGGCGGCGTTGGTGTTCTTGCAGACCACAATAACCAAGGTTTCTGGGGACTTTCCAATGTTTCTGTTGGCACGAAAGCCTACATGGACTTTGGTGATGGCGCAACTTACTACGAGTGCTATCAGGTTGAATACGGACACAATACCGGCGAAAAGATGCTCGATGGAAATGGAAACATAATGAGCTACAGCAACTATTCTTCCGGCACTGTGATTTGTTACACCTGCCTTGACCACTGGACCAACATTTACATCACTTACTGGACGCCGGTATAAGCGCCAGACACCCACTCTCTACTCTTAGAAAGGACAAAACCATGAAAACGAAATTCAAAATCCCTCGGTGGGCACTCTTCACCGTTATCATTCTGGCCTTTATCGGTGGTCTCTTTGCCATCTCCATGCTGCCTGCTTTCGCATCACGTGAAAGCTCTCCGCCTTTGGCAGTAGCAGAAGCCGCGCAGAACGAGGAAAAGGACGCAAATTCTGATGCTCAGACTCCCGAAGCAGACAAGACGACCGATGAACAGGGAAGTGCTGAAGCCCCCGTAGAGGCCGAGTCTCAGGCAGACGACGCCGTCGTTGTCGAAGAGACTCCCGCCGAAGAGCCTGTTCAGGAAACCCCGACTACCTGTTCCTACTGCGGCAGTGCAGAACACACCAGAGACTACTGCGCCGTTCGTGCCGTTGACAATGGTGCCGTTGGCCGGCTCCGGATTCCCTCTGTCGGTGTTGACGTGGCTGTCTACGACGTTACTTGGTACTCTCTGCAGCATACCACCGAGAGTGACAACTACACGCAGGCCGTTACAGATGCATGGGACAGCGCAGCACAAATCGTCTATCTCGGCCAGACCGTTATTGGCGACCATAATAATCAGGGCTTCTCCGCCATCAACAACTGCTCCGAAGGCACCTACGCTTACATCGACATGGGCGACTCTGTCCTGACCTATGTTTGCACCGGCATCCAGCATGGTCGTAACCCCGGTGGCTATCTCACCGGTGCCGATGGCGATAGCATCTATACCTCTTACTTCAATCCCAACGGTCTGACGCTGTATACCTGTCTCGACCACAACTTCAATGTTGCCCTCGTGACATTCCAGCCTGCTTAAAGGAGGTGCAGCTTTAATGAAAACAAAGAAAATTTCCCGCCGCGCTGTTACGCTGGCTGCCTTTTTGCTGGTAAGCGCATCATCTTTACATATGGCTTGTGCAGAGGCTTCGGTGCCGTTTGATTACTTTACTGATGACCTCTCTGTGTCCGCTGCCGCCGTTGTGGAGGAAGATAAATACCTGCCTCCTGAGTGGTTCACAAAAGAAAATGCTGTAAGTGAAGTGGACTCAGACACGCATCCGGAGGAGACTCCTCCCCCTGCGGGCGAACCCTCTGTGGCGACCCCCGTGCCTGAGCCCGCACCGGAAACCGCAGCAGTCTGCAGCTATTGCGGCAGCGCAGGGCACTCGCAGAATAGGTGTGCCGTTTACGCTGTCGAACAGCGAGGCGCCGTTGGGCGTTGGTCTATCCCTTCTATTGGAATAGATGTCGCTTGTTTCACCTATGTGCTTGGAAGCGATTCCTTCGAGTACGGACAGGCAATTTGTGACGCTGCCGATAGTGCCGGCTACAGTGCGTATGGGAGCCAGTATCTCATTGCAGACCACAACTATCAGGGCTTTTCTGCCATAGCCAACTGCGCGGTTGGTGCGGTGGGATATATGGATTACGGAAACAGTCGAACAGAATATGTTTGTACTGGGGTGGAGTATGGGCACAATGAAGGCACGGAACTGACTGATAATGACGGAAACGATGTTGCGTACAACAACAGTGGAGGAATTACCCTTTACACCTGTTACAACGGCTGGCAAAACGTCGTCATAGCGTATTTTACTCCAGTTTAACCTTTTGCCGTTGATGCTGAAGGATATTTGAGGTTGGTTGTGCGGCGGCGCATCCAATCTCACATATCCCAGTTCTGAAAGGAAATGATAAAAATGGCACGTCATGCAATGAAAAACACCCCTGTTTTGAACGTTACCTACTTTCGAAACGGAGAGCGCGAAAGAAAGAATGTCTCGTACAACGAAATGGAGATAACCAGTCCTGTTTTGGCGAAGCTCATGCTGGAGGTACGAAACCGTCTCGAAAAACAAATCGAATCCATGCAAGAGGATGCTGGCTGAGGGGCATGGTTTTCAAATAAACCAATAGGCTCAGGAATGATTTTCCTGAGCCTATTTATCCAAGCAGACTTGTCATTTTTTTATGTTTACCGTATAATAGAGGACGAACGTCTGTGCAGAGGACGTACCCTAATGGAAGGAGTATCATGGCTACTGAAAGAAAGAAGAAAGCAACAGAAGAAAAAGTAAGAGAAAACATAACAAAGAAAGCGAGTAACACAACACGAAACACAACACCTAAAAAGAATAGCAAGAAGAAAAGCAATAACTTGCCGTTGTCGCTTCCTGATTTTCAAACTTTTCTTGAAGATGATAAGTCTCTTGAAGAGTTTACGAAATTTACCGCCTGCTATGTTCGAGTCTCGACGGACGCACAGGCGGAACAGGGCTATTCAATTCCCGACCAGACCGCAAAGCTACAGGCCTACTGCACCGTGAAGAGCTGGGAGAACGTGAAATTCTACACGGACCCCGGCTTTAGCGGCAGCAACCTCAACAGGCCGGCAATACAAGAGTTGATAAGCGACGCCATGGCTGGGCGCCTGAATGCAGTTGTTGTCTTTAAGCTGGACCGACTATCCAGAAGCCAGAAAGACACACTTTATCTGATTGAAGATGTATTTCTTCCCAACGAGGTGGACTTTGTCAGTATCTCTGAGGCACTCGACACCAGTACACCTTTTGGGCGAGCAATGATTGGTATTTTGAGTGTGTTCGCACAGTTGGAGCGTGAGAACATTTACCTTCGTACTCGTATCGGAATGAAGGGGCGTGTCAGCGCTGGATATTGGAGAGGCGGAGGCAACGTTCCTTTCGGCTACGACTATGACAGGGAAAAGAAAATTCTTGTTCCGAATGCAGACTCGCCAAAGATTCAGCAAATCTTTGACCTTTATATCAAAGGGTACAGTTGTCAGAAAATTGCTGATATGTTTGGACTCAACAATGAGCTTCGTGTAAGGAACATCTTGAAGCGTCACACATACTGCGGGTTTATCAACTACAAAGGTGAGGAATACCCTGCTTTGCACGAACCGTTGATTTCCGAGGAAACGTTCCTTGTCGCTGCAGCGGAAATGGACCGAAGAAGTCGCGGTTCACTTGTGGCAAGCGGGAAGAATAGTTATCACCTCTTAACTGGACTCGTCTATTGCGGTGACTGCGGGGCAAGGATGCGTTACATGAAATGGGGTAAACCTTTCAAGCTCGTATGCTATTCCCATGTCAGCAAAGAGCATATGATTAAAGACCCTGATTGTCCGAATATGGGTTTTGTCGCTGCGGACATAGAAGAACTTGTTATCAACAAGCTCTTAGGAATTGGCTCCAGCGTTCCCCTCGAAGAGTTCGATGCAAAATGGCGCTCACAAAACACTCGTGAAATCCTTGAGAAACGAATCGCAGATGCGACTTTAAGGCTCAAGCGCCTATACGGGCTCTACTCCGAATCCGCAGACAACGTAATCCATGAACGTATTTTTGAAGTTCGTGACCAAATCCGTCTGCTGCAAGAGGAACTTGATAACGAGGACAAAGTCAGCCTGAAGGACAACCATATCAATTATGTTCGTGAGCGCATCAAAAACATCGGTGGCATTTGGCCGAGCTTGACGCCCATGGAACGGCAAACTCTTATTCGTGATTGTGTCGATAAAATAATTCTCTTTCACGATGGAAGCGTTGAAATTTACTTCTCTTTCTCCACTGAAGCTGAAGAACAGCAGTGCAGAAAGAAGGCAAATTAACGCAAGAGGTGCCGTTGGGGATTCTATCTTGACGCATAAAAACACGCCTCTTGCGAGGCGTGTTTTCTTTTACTTTTTGAGTGTGAATACGCCCTGAGTTATTATTCGCTTTCGATTCTTTCTTTCTCTTAGTACCATCGGGATGGTGCATAGAGAAAGAAAAAGCGGATAAAGGGTGTATATGGGGAATATTTTTAAGATGAAAAAGAGAACAAATATGCTTCAAAATGAAGCGATTACTGTTGTACTTAACTATTTTGAGAACAATACTAACAAAGTTGAACTTGGCGACGACCTCTGCACGGCCCTTCAAATTTTGGAAAAAATTAGGGAAAATAACGCAACTTTAGGGTGGAAACAGCTCGGTGCAATAATAGCCGTCGAGCGATACCTCGATAAAAATGACGGCAATTTTTCGCGGATTCACGAGATTTCGGGAGATGAGCAGTTCCCCGGCGCAAGGACATTCCGCAAACTTTTTGGTGTGCCTATATATCACTGGATGATGAATAATTATCCGGAATATACACGAAAGTCCTCAACTCAATACTTTTACGGTGGTTTTCGCTATAAAAGCGCCGAAGAAGTTCAGAAATCCTTTATAAATGAGTATTTGCGGTTGAAACCAACAGGACAAGATGATTTCAATAAAAGGAAATCTCAGACGATTCCAACGTGGCGAACAATGGCTGCAATGCATAATCTGACCTCATGGAACAAGCTCATTGATAAGTTGGAGCTGCCTCGCTATGGGCCGGAACACGTGCGGTGGAATGAAGACATTATGTGCGAGAGGATGGACGCATTCGTTGCTCAAAAACATCGTGTTCCTACATTCAAGGAGATGAAGTCTCACAACGGGCTTCCTGCACCATATGTGATTGAGAAGTTTGGAAAACAAAAATGTCGTCTATGGCTTCAGGCGCGGTATCCTGAGTACGTTCACGAGAGTTGGCAGCTTGACCTGCTGGCGAATCGCACTATGTCGCGGCGTCGATGGATTGCGTTGTTCAAAGAGGAATACACAAGAATAAGGCCTACATCGGGACTTCAGTATAACGAGAATCGTACAAAAGGGACGCCCACATGGGGAACGATTGCAAAATTCATCGGAGAGAATCCGAAACGCTGGAACGACTTCAAAGTTGCTACCGGTGTTATAGGTATTCCCATTCCTCCCAAAGAAAAACCGAAAACTCAGTACAATGTATCAGTGTATATTAAAGACCCTCATGAGGGATGAAAAAAGACCACCTTGCGGTGGCCTTTTTTCTGTTTATTATTGGGCATCTTCCGAAACAGGGGAGACACGCTCAAAATTTATAGTGCAGCGCTCAGGATTGATACCGTGTTCAGAGAGACCACGCCGAATGATGTTCAGCATGATTTCCTTTGCGGCACCATAGGAGGGCGCTCTCACAGTAAACGTATCCGAGTTCGAAACAGTGTAGCTGAACTCCACCTTGTAGTCCTGCCAGTCACTACGCTTTTCCGCCATCGTCATCACTCCTTCACAGGGATTCCCTGTCGGAGAAGATTTTCGTCGAGATACGTGGCCGTCTCATCTGCGCGATGCAGAAGAAAGGCCAGAGGATAGCGCGTAAAGGCAAGAGAGGTGTTCTTGTCTGTGCTGTACTCGCCCATGTGGAAGCGAATCGCAAAGGCCTCCGTAATCGTCAGCCGAATATACCGTTCGATGAGGAACACGGACTTATCGCCGTGGTTGCCGTAAGGCATCTTCTCATCATAGGTAATCCAAGGCACAGCCTTCCACTGACCGGTCTGGGGGTCCTTCACGTTGCGGCTGCCCCACACATAGAAGTTTGCCTTGCAAACATCATGCAGCAGCGCAGAGATAACGATGCTATCTTCGATAGCCCGTTTCTGCTGGTCATCCAGCGGTGTGCTGTTCCGTTCGACCTCGGAGAAATATGTGTCCTTGAGGCGCATATACACGTTGAGGGAGTGGTCCAGCAGACCGCCGCAATAACTGGAATGATACTTGGCACTGGCAGGAGCCGTGAAAAAGTCCGTTTCCTTAACCAGATAGTTAATCAGACTTCTCATGCCGGGACGTTCCGTGCTGATGAGAGCGCCGATGAACACGATGGCCTTGGACTCGTACTGCTCGTCGGGCTTCGTGCCGGCGGGGTCAGCGACGGTAGGACGGTAGTCCCTGCCGTGCGCCATGTACTGCTTGACCGCTTCTGCCGCTGCCCACCTGATGAAATCTTCCAACTTGTCGGGGTCGCCATTGTTGGCCTGCTCGACAGCACGGGAGAAGGCGTCATAGTCATCGAGAGCAGCTTGGCAGATGTCATCATGGCAGGCGCCCTTTTCAAACTGTCCGGAAATAGCTATCAACGCAGCGTCAGCACGCTCATAGAGCTTCTGCATCCGCTCGATTTCGGGAGGATAATTGCAGCCCATAGTATTTTCTCCTTTCTTATTTTACTTAGTGACAAGGTCTTCAGCACGGATTGTGCCGGAAGTCCATGCACTCGTGGGAAATGTAATTTCAGGAACTCGTTCCAACATGGCGGCCTTCAGCGCTTTCTTGTAGCGCTCGAAATGCCGCTTTTGGAAGCCGAGCAGCCTATCATCGTACTGTACTTCTTTCTGCAGCAGCTCAACAGCGAGAGATGTCTCGTTGTCCTCAACTGCGATGGTGAACAGTTCGTTTTCCATAATCGCACGTCGCGTTCTGGAAATCCACTTCTCTCCCAGCACAGGAGTCATACTCTGAAAGCGGCGGCTCAAGGCGTCAACGATGCACTCCAGTACATCTTCCTCCTCGTTGGACGAACCTTCTTCGTCGAACAGCCACCGGCAGGTGTCCAGTTCGGAGTAGGGAATGTCCTTCAGCAAACGAACCTCAGGCTCTTCCTTATCGGGCTCGTCCTCACGATAAACATGGAGGAATTCGTTGGAAATACAGTAAACGGCCTCGTATGGGCCGCGCACAGATACATTACCTTTACCCATGGTTCTTTTCTCCTTTCTTTCTTGCCTGACGGCTCAGGCGTGACAGGTGGTGCGGAGCTGGATTTCCAGCTTCTCCGCATACTCCCGACTGGCGCCGCAAACGCACATCTGCGGGCAAACCAGCGGGTCGTAGTAGTCGCCGCCATCCTTCGGCAGAATCGCCTCACGCCCTTCATCAACGCGAATCACGTTGGGACGAGGGCAGTTGTAGCAGGGATTATACATACTGTTTCTCCTTTCTTTAAGAAGCGCTATTTGTGGCGCCCCGTTTCCTTACGGAACCGAAGAATGCTGAAATAGGCGTCGGCAGGTCGCTGTGGCAGATGCGCCACGGCATTGAATACCTCGTCGATACAGTGAACTGCGAGTTCGCGTTCCCGTAAAAGCGATGAGAGCATCTCCGCTGCGGCCAGCAGCTCAGTGTCACCAGTGGTGGCACCAAGCTGCTGAATGCGGACGACCATCATTTCAGCGTCTTCTTTTTGAATGTGTGAATGTTTCTCCATGAATCGTCCTCCGCAGTTGGGTTCTAAGGTCTCCACGGCGCAGCGCGAAGCTCGTCGTTAATTTGCTTGACGGTCTTTTCCTGCCAACGATTGACACGCTTCATCTTTGTCAGCTCATAGTCTCCGACCTGATGCAGTGTGACACCGTGGGTGCCGAAGTGCAGCCACTTACCCTGCGAAAGCATCACAGTATGGCCTTTTCCGGTCTCCTGCAGCCGCTTCTTCGCGGTTGCAACCATGCCGGACGTGACAATGCTCTTAGGCCGCCCAGCCATTACTGATACCTCTGAGGACGGTACTCACAGAGTCCCTGTTCAGGGTCCCATTTGCTCGGAGGAAGTTCCTCATAGCAAATACCGGTATTCTTGCTGGTAATCTTGATGGGATAGGGGAGAGAGGCGTTATCCTCGTCATAGCACGCGATGTCAATGCCGATGCTGCGGATTTCCGTCCTGTAGGGCGAAAACTTGTTGCCAAGCTCCTTCTTGAGATGTGCAACAAGCGCATCATGGAGGTCCTCGAAGGGAATCGACAGGTCGGCGACGACAGGATACCACGGGAAGTCCTTCAGCCGATAGGTCTGGCTCACCAATGTGCCATCCTTCGTCCAGTAATGGACGTGAGGCAGCAGGTGGTCAGGATTTTCGGCGATAAACTTCCGGTTCCACTCTACGACCAAGTCGTAAATGTCCTTGCCGTCAAAGACACCATAGGTCTCGTAGCACGGCTCACAGATGAACGTCCCGTCGGGACAAGCGACATAGCCCTTGCGGTCGGCGCGGAGGTTCTTGGTGTTGTTTGTATTGGCAAACAGCCAAGAGAAGCTACCCATACCTCACACCCCCTCCATCTCAATGCAGGGGACAGGGTACATCACCGCTGTACCGCAGTTGGGGCAGCAATCGGGCATATCGCCGGTATCGCTGCACACCAGTTCTTCGCCACAGATGCCGCAGCGGAAAACACCGTCGTCAGTGCGGTCAGCGACGGAAGGCCCCCTGAAGAAGTAGCTTGCCAGAGCTTCCATCAGCTCCTCAAAGGTCAGCTCGATGTCCTCCACCAAGTAGACCTTACCGTCAGGCGTACCGATGGTGACGCCGTGGACGTACTCTCCGTTCTCAGGACACATCCTGCAGTCGGAGAACCAGTCCTTATACAGCGCCTTAGCATCCGCCGTGACAGTGGCGTAAGAGTTGTCCATGCGTTCAAAAGTGAAGCGCACGTCAACGGACTCGGCAGACCAGTGGGTCTTAACCGTAGCGAGAGCAAGTTTCAATTCCATGTTGATTTCTCCTTCCAAAAAAATCAGACTTCGAAAGTGTCGAGCAGCTTTTCACTGGAGACAATGTCGAGAACCTGCTTCTGCAGCTTCTGCTTGATAGCAGGCCAGTGGCGCAGCAAAGCGACGCCGGCGGACGTATAGGTATCGAAACTACAGGTCCTGCCGAACTCATCCGATGAGGTACTCAGCAGACTCAGACCGAGATTACCGGTGCGACCGCTGATGTGGTCGCCGATGTGGTCTTTGTAAACCGACAGATGGTATTCCGCCTCACGATAAGGAGGCGTAGGATACTGCCGTTCTTCACCGAAATCCACAGTGATGCTGCTGCCGTGCAGATACGGGCAAATCTCAGATTTGATGTAGGCATCAATTTTCTCGATGTTTGCCCGCAGCCTTTTCTTCTCTTCCTGATTGAGAGTCATGTTATACTCCTTTCTTTTTTTTGCTGGAAAAGCGGGGTCTCGAAATGTATCGAGACCCCGCCTTTCACTTGCCTTACAGATTTGCGGGGGAGTGGCGGAATCAGAACGGCAGGTCGCTGTCGTCGATACCGTTCAGCTCATAGAAGCCGTTGGGGGCGGGCTGACCGTAGTTCATCGGCTGCTGACCCTGCTGCTGAGGCGCGGGAGCGGGCTGACCCTGCTGAGGCATAGCCTGCTGCTGGGGAGCGTAACCGCCCTGAGGAGCCTGCTGAGGTGCAGGCTGCTGATAGCCATTGGCAGCGGGAGCGCCGAAGGAAGACTGATAGCCCTGAGGAGCCTGCTGCTGGGCATTGGGGTCCATGCAGGAGCCGCTGTTGCGTTCACGGAGCAGAGTGAAGTCACTGACCGTGATGTTCAGGCTCTTGGCAGGCGTTCCGTCATTGCGCTTGTACTCCTGAATCTTTGCAGAGCCGGAAATCATCAGCACAGGATTGTTGTGTTTTCCGGTAGCGACCATGTTCAGGAAACGCTCGGCGACCTTCTCCCACATAGAGCAGTTGGCCCACACCACACCCTTTTCATTGGGAACCAGCGTACCCTGACCGAAGACACGGTCCAGAGTGTTCTGGCGGCCCTGAATGGGCATAGAGAAGTTGATGTAGGGCTTGCCCTCGCTGGTGTACTTCATCTGGGAGCAACGAGTGACAGCACACTCGAAGTCCACATAGATGAAGGGCTTACCGTCGGAGGTCACAGCATTGGTGAAATGACCGTAGGTGATGAACTGACGGCCCTGCTGCTGACCCTGCGCGGGAGCACCCTGCTGCGGATAGCCGCCCTGCTGGGGCGCAGGCTGACCCTGAGGCATACCCTGCTGAGGATACCCACCCTGAGCATAGCCCTGAGGGGCCGGCTGCTGGGGAGGATAGCCGTAGGCGGGCTGACCCTGCGGAGCGCCGTACTGAGGCTGCGCGGGATACTGGCCCTGCGCCTGAGGATACCCATACTGAGGAGCCTGCTGCATACCACCGTTGTTGTTCTGATAAGACATAATTTTCTCCTTTCTTCCGCACGAAGGCGGACCAAATCCTGACAAATGTTGATTTTTGGGGTGTCAGGAAATGGCATATTTGATGTATTTATATATTAAAAAAGACAGCTATCCCGTAATTGGGATAACTGTCTTTAATAATTAGGGTGACTTGAAAACGGAGATAAATCTCCTTTATAAAAATAGCTTCGTAATTATAATTCTATACTACCACAGTTTGATATTTTGTCAAGTTCTTGCGAGAGGCAAAATTGCAGAGAATTTTCGATGATTCTTGCACTGATGAAATCTTCCTGTTATAATTCGTAGTATACTGAAGGGGGAGGTATTGCACATGGGGGCTATGTATGAAAAACTATCAGTGGGGGATAGGGTTCCGGAATACCTCACAAACGACATTTTGATTCGAATGGACTATGATAGTGTTTCTGGGTGGAAACTTATAATTGGCTTTCCCGAAATGAGAAAGGATGAAAATGATTCATTCATCAAGGGAAGTTTGATGACAACTTTAGCTGTTATCAAAGATACACCTTTCTTCTTGTTCTCATTTGATGCTGGTCCGTGGATGGACACTCCCTTTGACCCTCGCATCAACCCGACTCTTCCGCCATTTGAAGAAATAGAAGAGGAGGGCGTTGGATGCAGCCTCATCATTGTGTCTGTGGACACGAAATACGGCGAAATCTTGGGCTTCAGGCAGGTCGGCCTAAGCCACACCCTGAGCAACAAAATACTCCGAACAATGCGTGAGTTCCAGCTTCGCCCGCCCATCTCGCGGGAACAGTACAGACGAAACATAGATGCAGCATACAGCGTGTATGCAAGCTCTGAGGAAATGCTCCGGACGGTACATCCTAATGATGTGTTTGCCGTTGTAAGGACTTAAATGATGGCATAAAAAGCAGGGTGCTATGCACCCTGCTTTTCTGTTGCGTCAGCAGCAAATTCATGGAGTTCGGTGTAGAGCCAGTCGCCCAGCATCGTATACCGCTTATCCGTTTTGTTGTTCAGAATAGCCTTTGTCAAGGCTTCGACACGACCAACCATGATAACACAGTCCTTTGCACGGGTAATGCCGGTATAGACCAGATTGCGCCGCAGCATAGCCTTGTGCTCAGGTGATATGACCATGATAACGATGGAATACTCAGAGCCTTGACTCTTATGCACCGTTGTGCAGTAAGCCAAGTCCACGTTTTCCATCTGTTCAGCGTCATACCGAACCAGATTACCGTCGTCATTAAACTCAATGGTGACGATATCTGTCTTCTTGTTCGGGTCGTCCTTGTCAGCTTCAAAAGAGATGGAGTGAATCACACCGATGTCGCCATTCTTGGCGAAGTCGGTGTTTTTCGTCTGCATCACTCTGTCGCCTTCACGGAACAGCTTGCTGTTGAAGATAGCGAAGTTCTTTGTGGGAGATGCGGGGTTGATGCGCTCCTGCAGCAGTTTATTGAAGCGGTTCACATTCAGTGCGCTCTTGTGCCGATAGGGGCAGAGGAGAGCGACGTTGGAAGCGCCCTTTGCGCGGATAGACTTCTCGTAGAGTTCGCATACAGCTTCCTCAATGCGGGCAGGGTCTCCGGTACGGTCTTCCATAAACATGAACTGCTTTTTAGCATAATGCAGGTTTACATCACCGTGACGCATCTTCTGCGCGTTTTCCACGATGGGATTTCCCTGAGCCTGTCGGTAGATGACATTCAGCTTGGTGACAGGCACCATACCGCTGCGAATCATCTCATACAGCACGTTGCCGGCACCGACAGAAGGGAGCTGTTCAGGGTCTCCAACGAACACGACTCTGGTGCGCCCCGGAATCTTCTGCAGCAGGTTGTATGCTACGAAAGAGTCCATCATGGAGCATTCGTCGATGATGAAGATATTACCGAACAGGGGCCCATCACAATCACAGCCGCCCACACAGTCATCACCACGCAGTCCGATGGCGGAATGGATGGTAGACGCCTCCACACCGGTCTGCTCCGTCATACGACGGGCGGCACGGCCAGTGGGAGCCAGTAGGCAGGGGAGTGAGTTATCCTCACCGAAAAGCTCCTTATGGACGTACAGAACGGCCTTTGTGACGGTCGTCTTGCCCGTGCCCGGACCGCCGGTGATGATAGTGACGGGGTTCTGGAAGCAACTGATAACAGCCTCTTTTTGCTTTTCAGCGAGGGTGATGTCGTTGTCTTCCTGATATGCCTGTAATGCTCGGTTAATCTTCTCTGTAGAGACAGGCTTATTGCTTTTCATGAGCCGCTTGATATGGCGGCTGATACCGTATTCCTGCTCAAATCGGCTGGCAGAATACAGCATGGGACCGGCCAAACGAAGGTCTTTACGCAGACAGGCGGCGTTGATAGCGCCCTTACAGATTTCTTCTGTAACGCCCTTGGTCCGGACATTCTTGTTGGCTACTCTCGCCATCATAGCAGGCAGTTCAATAGCAGGGACACACATATGACCGGCGGATGCCGCCAAGTCCATAGTGTACCGCAGCGCCTCACGGAGACGTGCAGGATTGTCGATAGCAACGCCCTGTTCCAGAGCGAAGCTGTCCACCATATCAAAGGAGAACCCCTTGACCTCGCAGACACGGTACGTGTCGTGCTTGAGGATATCCACCACGTCTTCATCGGGAAAAGCCTTCAGCAGTGTTTGTACCTTCCGAAGAGAGAGGTTTGCATTGCGGAGAAGTCTGGTGACTTCACGCTCTTTCTTCGTCTCGCTCAGTGCGACCTTCAGTTTATCGACCATTTTCTTGGAAACGTAACGGCGTCCGTACTTGACACCAATCAACCGTTCAGGCTGATTGTCCAGCACGTCCCACGTAATGTCTCCAAATGTCTTCCAAACTGCTTCCGCAGCGGCGGGGCCGAACCCGCAGCGCAGGCTCGACAGGTACGATATTGTGGCGTCCTTGGTTTTCTTGAGCTGGTACTCAAAAGACTCGACCTTGAAAGATGTGCCGTATTTACTACCCACAGACCAGTAACCAGTCATAGTGATGACTGTGTTCCGGTTGATGTTACGGTCTTCCGCATAGGGGAGGCCGTCGCCAGTGGCAACAAACGTCACATCATTCTGGGTATTCTGGCACTTAATGACCTTCCAACCGTCTTTCTCATACAGCCGATAGATAGGAACGCAGGTGATTGTTTCAAGATTCTTGCTCATCACGCACGCGCTCCTTTCAGGGGAGGCGGCGAATGGGATTACAACGGCCATGTCGCCGGCCTCCTTTATAATTTATTTCTGATGATAAACTACTTTTTCCTGAAAGGGTTATGCGGTCTTATTTTTGCTCTTCTTAATGGAGAACGTCCGAGTTTTGCAGGGGATATCCACGATGCAATCACGGAACTTGTTCGCCAAATCGGGACTCAGCCCGTCGAGCGTGTCGATGAGCAACTCCATCACATCACGCTTATACTCCGTGCCCTTACGAGGGCTATTCTTGACCTCGTAAGTGTCGTCACCAATGGTGATGATACCTACATCCATGTCAGGCCCCAGTGCCTCGATAAGAGGCAGGGAGAGCGCCTTACGCTGGTCGTCGAGCGCCTTCTTCTGCTTATCCAGCTTGGAGGACTGCTCGGACAGCTCCAACCATTTGGAGACCTTGTCCGCCAAATCGGAAGGCAGGTCACGGGTCACGGTCGGAGCGCCGACCTTCTGAGAAGCCATGTTGTTTAGGGCCTGAAGCTCGTCCTCCATCTCACCGACGTGAGGAGGGGGATTATTGTTCTCGACATGGGTCTCCCACCAATCCGCCTCGACCTCAAGCTGGTCATGCTCCGCCTCGGTATCACGAGGCATGAACCGCCGCTTAAAGCCGGACAGGTCGAAGGTAGAACCCATATACATCCCACCAGTCTCATAGTCGTGGGTCAGGATGGCGCCGATGTACGTACCCTTGATACGGTCATCGTTCAGTACCGCAGGGTACTGCCGCATCTGAGGGAGATAGTGGGGCGGGACCTTGTTGTTAATCCACGCCGCAAAGTTTTCCTCAATGGTGGTCTTGGCCTCAAAGACGTACAGCTCGCCATTCAACTCCACGATGGCGTCGATGTTTGCCGTGACACACGGAAACTCCTTGCTCCGGAACATACGGTGTTCAGGGATACGCTTTGCGCCGGAGAGGGCACAGAACGTGTTGACGACCGTATCTTCCAGAAAATGACCACGCACGAAAACGGCATTGCTGCCGGACTTCTGTGCTGCGTCAGGATTTCCGATTTTGTCATAGTACAGCTCCGTCTGCGTGCGATAATGGGACTGGCCCGTAATCACAGCAGCATCAGAGCCACCGATACCGAGGTGACGGATAGCCTCCCACTCATGGGTGGAAACGAAGCGGCAATCCACGACAGTCTCAGCATTGGGCCACTCCATACGAGGAGGAATGGCCGGCTTGTGCTTGCCGTAGAAGTTGTATTCATAGTGAACAGCATCCTTCAGCTCTTCCGGCGTCAAAGCGTCGAAAACACTTCCGGTACTCTGCATCTTCTTGAATACCTCCGCAGCGTTGTCCGCGAAGACCTCAGGCGGCATCAGATAGCACAGGTCCTTTGCCGCTTCCAGCACGTCCATGCGCCGGCGAATCGCATCCATCGTGTTGATGAACGGAATGGCAGCTCGCGGGTCCATCCACATGGGAACAGACGTAGGCAGGTTACACTCGAAATACATATTGTATTCTCCTTTCTGATGGTGGGAGTTCTGTGCGGCCTAACGCCGCACAGAACCCTCCACATATGCTTCAATGCTCCATTTATTCCGCAGTCTCTTGTTGACAGCGGTGATGGGGTCGGCATTCATGAAATCATCGCGCAGACACCGAATCTGTGCAGCCTTGGAGCCATCACAGTATTCCAGAGAGCCTGTACGAATCATCTTTGTGATATGACGCTTCATGCCGTTGGGAGTGAAGGAAACCATTGTGGGACGTTTGCTGTCCTTATGAAACAGCAAATATACGACTTTCACTGGCTATCACCGTCCTCATCGTCCTCGCCGGCGTCATAGACGTCGTCGGAAAAGACCAGCGTGGTATTGAAGTCAACGACTTCAGACACGCCCTGCGTGAAGCTCATCAGCTCAAAGCCGTGCCTCGTGCAGATTTCGGCGGGGACGTTGAGGAAATCGCCGTAGTTGAATTCTCCACAGTTGTGCTCGTACATATCCAAGCCTTCCTTCGTGTGGCAGAATTCGACAGCGGCGTCACGAATAGCCCTTTCGAGGTCGAAATCCTCATAGGGGATGGAAAACACCATTGTGGTGATATCCACATTCAGCCCATCTCGGTCCACAGCATTGATGACCTTCGTGACTCTCGTAATCATATCCGCGTAGTATCCATCACCATTTTCGTCATAGACAACATACAGCTCCTCGCCATTGTCAGTATCGTCGCAGAGATGTGCGTCACCATCTACATCGACAGTGAAAGACATCTCGCGCTTATCGGGAAGACGGTGGCAAACCTTGTCACCGCCCCTCAGCTCGCGGAACGGAACGTAAAGCATAACGCCATCGCGCTCGACGCGGACGGGTGTGTTCCCGTTTCCGAACGCTTCAAAAATCGAAGCCATACTCATTTTTCTCCTTTCTATTAGATGCAGGGCTTGAAATCCACGGGCTTGAACAGCTTCGCAACCTCATCAAGCTCATCGGGGAGTCTTTCTGTGACGCGATTCAGGCCGTTATAGGCACCGAGGGAACCAGCAGGATAGGTGGTATCCACCTCGCCAGTCTCATAGCGAAGATACGTCGCAATGAGTCCGTCCTCAATGGAATCGAACTCCGGCTCGACCGTGAGTGTCTCCGCTTCAGAGAAATCGTACAATCGGCAACTCTCGTCGTCGAAGGGACTATGAAGGGTGATATACACTTTAGCACCAAGCCCGCAAGGGCCGGTGATATAAGGCTTTTTGCCCTTCATAGTGGCGATGTTTTCCACCATGGGAACGACAACCTCATCATACCAGAACGGCATTTTGATGTTGCCTGCTTCCTTTTTTCTGCCCTCAGCGAGAAACCGCTTACGTTCGGCATCAGCCGCCGCGTACTTCTCGTCAAAAGCAGCGGTATATTCGCTCACTTTCATGTGTTTCTCCTTTCTTATGTCTTATGCAATACAGACAGCACGGTCATCCCAGTATTCGTCCGCACCGATTTTACGTCCGTCGCCGCCAAAGAAGGCGACTCGGAGAGGCTCTGCCTCGTTGACGTAATCGAAACTGAGGCCTACTTCCGCACAAGCACGGAGAGCATCCTCAAGATGCTCTCCGTGCCGGCAGGTCCACAGGATAAGGACGGTGCCCTTAGCCTGCTCTGCCTTGGCGCGGTTGATAACGTCCCACTTCGGCTCGACGATGTGAGGGAAGTCCGTGACGAACAACGTACCATCAAAATCGACGGCGATGCAGCGGGGGTATGGTGGAGTGGCTGCTGCCTGAGCCACATTGCTTGTGGTCAGGTCAAACGCCATATGCTACCTCCTCCGTTGCTGCTGCAGCGTTCCATGGTGCCTCTCGTGCAGGGGCGGGTAATCTTGCCGTCGGGCCATCGAACGGTGGCGCAGCGGCTTATACGCCCACAGGCGGCACAGTATCGAGTACCGATACGGGACACGATACCCTGCTGCTTACCGTCTCTGCTCAGGAGGAAATCGCCGACCTCGATGTCGGGCATGGTCTTGATGTCACTCATCGCTTGCTTCCTCCTCGTTCTCGTCGAAAATCTTGTCATATGCCGCGCTGACGCAGCAGGTGACACAGTCGTCGTCCGTGCAGTTTTCCTCGTTTATCTGCTGGCGGCAGAACTTGGAGAAAAGGCACTTGAAGGTGGAAGTCTCATCTGGAGTGAAACGATTGGGATTCTCAGGATTCTTACTCATGTTTTTCTCCTTTCTCTTTTTCAGAATGTCTGGTTGGGAATATAGCTCTGCCGGCCCCACTCGACCGTGCCGCCGATGTCATAGCGACTCCATTCCTTATCCATGTGAAGGATTTTCGCCACCTGCTCTTCCAGATTCGTGATGGTCGTCTGAGAGGCACCGGCTTCCTTGGCATAGAAGGGGATGTCGGACATGGACAGATACACGTCGTGCATGGGGACGAAAGGCATACCCGCAGTCAGTCTGGCGAGGTCTTTACGAGCTTCGTCAGCGTACTTCTTGGGCAGTCCCAGCTTGTTGGAAAGACCAATGAGCACGTTCTCAGGGTGCTCAATCTGCACGCTGGTCAGCTTGTCCAGAGCCTCGGTCATGTCGGTAAACTGTGCATACAGTCCGTCCAGCGCCTCCTCAAAGGCGGGGACGCCGTCCTTGCCGCTGCTGTTTCTGGTATGTTTGACAGCGATACCGTCAGTGAAGCGGACACAGTTTCCGGCGGGTTTCTGAAAGTAGGGGACAGCGGTAGCGCAGCTATTGCCGGTATCAGAGGAGAAGAACTTGACCACAGGCATCATGTTCATGGAATGAACAGAAGTGATACCATGTGCATCCAGTGCATCTTCATAGATAGTCAGCATTTCGTCCTGCTTGTCAGGCAGGGCCCACATACAGGCCGTTGCACTGTGGCTGTTCTCGCCGCCGAGGAACTCCACCTTGCCGAATCGGTCGTTCAGCTTCCGAGTGGTTGCCGACAGCAGCTCGGAAATCGGCATGACGCGATAGCCGCCGCCGTTGTCAGAATGCAGTGCCGCAATACGGCCATAACGCTCCAGCAGGAGGGTCAGACTCTTATCCGGCGCCGCACGCAGACCATTGTTCAGCACTTCTGCGGAGCAGTAGGGTGTCATGCGGGAGAACGCAGACCCGAACAGCTTCGCAGTGTTGTGCAGGGAACTGATGGCGGTATCGCGCAGTACCCATGCGTTAGGTTCATTGGTCATGATGAAGTGAGAGCCGACAGCAGGGTCTGCGGCTTCCATCGCTGCGTCCAGAGACACCTTGCGGGTCAGCATGGGGTCGTCAGCGATTTTCTGTACCACGATGGGGACCTCGATGGGCTCCAGCGGCAGCACATGGATTTTCTTGGAGGGGACACCCGGCAGCCAACGGCTGTTCTGTTCCATCTCCTGAACTTCCTGCAGCAGTTCGGTCTCGCTGTCAGTGACAAAACGATAGTTGTCCTGCTCTCTGTTGATGGCTTTTTCCATGATTTTTCTCCTTTCTTGAGCTGCCCTCCGCTTTGAAACGGTCGGGAATCTTATGCTCATAACGAAATTAAGAGGTGACTTATATATACAAAAAGACAGCTATCCCGCAGTTGGGATAACTGTCTTTTAATACGTGTGGTGACTTGAAAACGGAGATAATCTCCTTTATAAAAATAGCTTCGTAATTATAATTCTATACTACCACAGTTTGATATTTTGTCAATTCCTTTTGGAGTGAAAAAAGAAGCTCCCGAAGGAGCTTCTTTCCTGTTCGTTCAACTTTAGCCGACCATGTCCAAATCCAACACCTGCTCATAGGAGTCCGCGCCGGCGATGGAGCCGATAGGCAACACCACATGGAGTTTTCCAGCGCCATCAGCATATGTGCGGACATCCATATTGATGTTCTCATCGGACAGCGTCCAATCGCGGCGCTCCGTCAGGAACTCATCCATATCGCCGCCCGCAATAGCTCCGTACTGGGTATCAAATTTGGCTGCTGCGGCTCGGCGTACCGCCTCCAAGAAGGCCTGCTCGTCCACATTCAGAGTCTTCAGCAAGTCTTCAGTGGTGAGTTGCTGTCCGCTGGCAATATCATACAGATAGACATTATAACTATCCATATCCGCATCCCAACCGCAGGAGACCACCAGAGACATAATGTTCTCATACTGATAAGTTTCCCATGCTACGTAGAGGCAGGACAGGCTTACCTTCTCGGAAACACTCTCCTTTACGCCGTCTACGATAGGCCCGTATGTATCTGCGATAGCCTTATTGATGGCTTCTGCGCCTTGCGTATCAGCTTCAATCTGAGGCACGCGATAGGTATAGTGGCCGGCGTTACCGACGCCATCGGTATAGTCGAAGTCTTCGTCATACAGTGTGGTGATTTGAGGCGGTTCAACGGGAGTTACATCTTGCCCGCTATTTTGTGTGTTGTTTTCTGTCGGATTGGGTGTAGTGCCGCAAGCGGCCAGCGTAAAAAGCATTGCTGCGGTCAGCAGCATGGTCAAAATCTTTTTCATTCGAATATCCTCCTTACTTCCACGAGAACCGTCCCACAACGGCCTCTGTGTACTGGTCGTCCGTGATAGCCGTATATCGTTCTCCGTCGTACCAGTCGGTAAAGCCGTTGTCCGTCTGATAAATCTTGCCAGTCTCCGTGTCCATCACCCGCTCAAAGCCCATGGTGGCATCACTCTGCTTTTGGCTGATGATGTCCTGACTGGTATTCCGGTTTTCCCACGAGGACATAATGGCATCCTGCATCTCATTGGCGGACTGGCTCAACTGCTGTGATTGCTGCATCGCCGCATCGCTCTGTGCCATGGCGGAGGAGGTGTAGCTGCCGGAATAGTCCAATCTGCCCAAGCTCCGTGTCAGGATGTCCTCCCAATTCTGGAACATTCCCTTTTCAGCAGAGACGATGGTGGTGCTGTACGCCATGTAATACCCACCAAGGCCGGGAATAGGGAAGGGCACAAGCTCCACTGAACACATACCCTCCGCTTCGATGCCGTCCTGTGTAAACTCCGCACGCAACACGCCGGCTGCCCCTCCCAAGGAGCCGGTGGCGTCAAAGGCCTCCGTCACCGTGAAATTCCCATACTGCGGGAAGTGAAGACTGCTGTAAAACGGTTCCGCAGACACCGCCGACAGATACTGCGGCAGCACATCGAAGTAGCCCTTCACAGACTCCTCTGTCATTACAGGGAACGTTGCGTAAGCAGCGTTCCAGTATGTATAATTCTGCTTCAGAAAATCGTCCACAAACAGCGGCTCTGCCTTCAGGATATATAGAATTTGATTTACGCTGCACGCTGGGTCATATGCCCGCAAAGCGTGGTACATTCCTGCATTGGATGTGGCGGCCTCCACCATCCAGCCCTGCGGGACGCTCATAGAGAAATCCGCACAGCTATACGACTCCAGCTCCAGTCCGGATGCCATAGGCGTAACAACAAATTCTTCCTTTTGCCGCTGTGTGGGAGTTCCGTAGTCCGGCACATCATCTCCGGTGCTTCGGCCACCGCAGCCGCACAACAGTGTCAGTGTTAAGGCTAAAATGATACAAATAATTCTCCTCATAAATCCTCCTTTCGCGGGAAAGCCCGCGTATGTTGTATAAGGCTCAGACGCGGTAGATGGTCAGCCCTTGCGCCTGAGCATACTGTAGGGTATATGCTGCGCCTCCGGTATTGTGGGTGCAGTGAGCGACACATACGCTGGAGCAATCCACCAAATGCCGGTCGCGTGCCAAATACGCCTCTCTGGACGGGGAGGGGGCGATGCACACTCTCTTATCATACTGGTCGTACAGCTTCGCAAACGTCCGTCTTTGCTCATCTGTCCAGCGTGAATCGAAACCCTCGAACGGGTACACCAGAATGACACGGATGTGCGGATACGAGGTCTCTTTGAGACGGAACAATATTTCCGCAGCAAGAGCATCATATCCGATGGCACCGCCAACGCCAAAGAATCGGATTCCTTGGCGTGTAATTAACTCTCTGAGCTGTATCTCAGTACCTCCGAATACGGAGTCTCTCAGGTCTGGACGGATGATTCTATGACCTGTAAGGCAACACGTTTGTCGTCGAATATCATCCCACATACACCTCGTCCCCCTGCACTTGTATATTCATAGCTATTATATCCCGCATTTGCGCTCAAGTCCATATGAAATACGACGCGGATATTCCAAGTTTTGTGTGGGATTTTTCTTTTCAACCCTCATTTCGACCGAGCGACTTCTTCCAACTTTTCTGTGGGATTTCAGTTTTTTACTTTTTTTCTTGTATAATTCTTGCACCCTCACAGACTGCGTTCCGGTGGTCTTCCCGAAATTTACAACATTGAATCTTGAAGTTTTTATCTCGCTCTGCATAATACCAATAGTTCCAGAACACGAAATATATTCTTCTATAATGAGGTCTCATATCCTGCAACATTGGTTGTAAACCGTGTAATCCTAAATCTTCATAAGCTGGGAATCCAACACCGCAATGCGCCGGAACAGGAATACCATATAAGGAACGGTACTGTTGTATTAAAGCGTCAACTGCAAAGACAAATAAATCAATGTCTGTGGGACTATACGCTTTTTTGTAAGACTGATATTTTTCCTCTTTGCTCTCTATTGCCTTTTTGATAATATCAAGCGACGTTAGCTGTGAGCTCTGGAATGTCCACTCATGTATGAGTGTATCACTTTTACCTTTACAAAGGGGCTTGTTCCAAGTGGCCTCTTCCTCTCTATATTCTGAGTTCACGGCAGAAACAACTTCGACCCCCAAAGAATGTTCCCTACAGTACAAATCCATACTGTGAGCAACACTGGAAGAAGATGCTTCTTGTATATCATGGAATTCGATATCTGCGTATTCTTGGTAATTCTTTGAAGATAACGATAAATAATGGAGAAATGCCATTGCGAAACATTCTTCATATTTGGGAAACCTGATATACTGCGGAGCTATTACTCCAATATCTTCCGTGCGTTTTACTGCTTTCTCCTGCCTGCAAAACAGGTCGTTCAAATATTGATTTTCCATATTATCCTTCCTCGTAAGCGAATAGCAATATTCGTGTCGTCAACCGCTGCCTATATACAATTATGTGGGACTCAACGTGTGCCCCACATAAAACTTTGGGGAATACGTGGGATACTCTAAAGTTTTTTGTGGGATGGGAGTTGTTCAACACAAAAGAGCAATTTCATAGGTAAAAAAAACAGGAGAGGCAAAGCCCCTCCTGTTTGCTCTATTTAGATAACTCCGCCGTCAGAAGTGATGATGCAATAGCAGCCGCCCTCGACGTAGCTGCCGCAATACTCGTTGCCGGCCTCATCAATCCAAACGGGATATTTTCGATTATCGCCCATACCGTAATGGACATCTGGCATTCTTCTCAGCTTGCCAACGACAGTGAAACCAACGCTTTTCGCGTATTCTCGCACATTCATAGTCCAATACCCCCTTATAGTTATGATTTTCCCTTGAAGTTATTATAGCCCATGGTCCCTTTTAGCGCAAGGTGGTTTTACCTCGACCATGCCATTTTTTCCAGCACACTTGTTTTTTGAAAAGCAGGAGGAGCTTCCGCCCCTCCTGTTATGCTGAAAAAATTAGTCTCGAACGAAGTAGTCTTTTCGGTCTACCTCCTGCGAGGAAGGCTCTTCGCCTCGCACATAGACGGGGTAAATCCTCCACCCGTTGTCAGCATAGGCATCGGGAACGATGACGCGCTCGGCGTCGAGGACTTCCACTTCCTCTGCGTCCAAGGACTCGCAGGGGGTGATAGAGACAACCTCATGCTTGAGCAGGTCAACGACACACTCAGAGGAGCATTCGGTGCGCCCACCATCCCAAATAGACACATATCGCGCAGCCACAAAATTGTCGTTGGCTGCTGCGAACCGGTCCATATTGCTATCAATGAACTTCTGGACGAAAAATGCGAGGCACGCGGCGTACTGTGCGGCCTTCATGCATCCGCTCATGCTGTCATCCATCGTTCTGACGGAATAGATTTCCATACGCTCCCGCGTACCGGCTTTCTGAGACGGCATCCATCGCCCATCCAAAACGATGTCAGCGTAGTACCCCTCATTACTGCCATGAACGCAGTCAACATGGATGTCGAAATTGGAATAGACCAACTCTTCATCCGCTGCAGTGGTACGGATGCTGAAAGCATTCCGCTCAAACTGATTCAGCAGATTGAGAACCTCGTCATCAGCTCGCGCAACGCTTTTCATCATCTCCTTAGCACCGAAGATGATTTCCTTGACGGTCAGGAGCTTGTGTTCGTTCTTTTTTCTCATGTTTTCTCCTTTCTTGAAAAACAGGACAGGGGAAAGGGCTGGAAACCAGCCCTTAGCTCCATATCATATCACACTTGTTGTCGGCACAATCCTGCAGGATAGCTTTGAAATCTCGGAACTTGGCGCAATCCGGACGGCCAATGTAGCCGTACAGAACGTTGTCGTCGTAATCTCCGATGATTTTCAGCAGCTCCTTGCAGGCACCGTAACGGATAAGGCCCTCACAGTCCGGCTGAAGCAGGAAGTCTACGACCTTGAAGCTGACCTTTTTCTCGGCGAGAAGCCGTTCGGTTTCAGCATCGAAGGCATTATAGGCCTGCCTGCGTTCCTCATCGCTCATGGAAAAAGCCTTCCGGAAGATGTCTTCCAGCTTGCGGTAGTGGGATGCCCAAGGGTCGCCGACAAGGTCTGAGACCTTGTTACGGAGATTGAAAAAACCTCCGCCGCCAAGGTCGATAGACCGACCGGTCTTTCGGCAGCTTATCGTGACGCCCATGGCTCAGTCCTCCTTCTCAGGCACCGTCTCCAGTGCCAGCTTCGAGGGACGATTTTCCCAGTAAGCGGAGCGTTCCGCTACGGCCATGTCGATGAGCCAGAACTCGTTCGGCTTTTCGGCATACGGCGTAGTGAAGCCTTCATCCAACATGATGTCGATGGACCACGGGCCGCTGAGACCCTGCACATTCTTCATATGCTCGGCTACCAGCGACTCTACCTCGCCGCGATACTTCTCGAACTTCTCCTGCATCTCATCCTTCATTGCATCGAACACGATACGGTCGGTGCGGTCATAAAGGTGAGGATAGCAGTAGTCATAGTCCCAGTAGTTCGCAGTGAAGATGACCTCGCGGGTATCGAAGTCGTAGAACACGCGGAACTCGGTGCGGAAGGGAAGCCCGCCGTAGATGCACGGAACCATGTTGCTCATATGTCGAATCCTGTCGCGGAACACGAACTCCGTGTCGCCGTAGGGACCCCACATCTTATGCTCATACTCACTGTACTGGATGCCGATAATAGCATCGGTCAGTGCATTGGGAGTAGGAGCCGGCATACAGGTACGTGCATCGAACTTATTGGAGTACAGGCTGTTCTTCACGAACAGCAGATGTCCCTTCAGCGGAGAGGCGTTGAGAGTGGGGATGACAACATCATCGACCCACTTTCTGATAGCGGGATAGTCCTCCGGACGCTCCATATAGAAGTGTCTGTAGAAAGTCTTCTGACCTTCCTCATCCAGATCTTCCGGCACTTTGATAATGACGGTCTCCGGCACACGAATGCCACAGTCCTTCACCAAAGGCCACCAGAAGGAGAAGGCATCCTGCTCCTCACGCTGGCTCAAAGCGCAGCTCTCGTAGCCGTTTTCGGCGTACTTATCGAGCTTCTTTGTGCCTTCCGCACTGTCCTTCTGCATAGGAATACCATGCGACGGGGCAAAGTCCTTGAACAGCTTTTCTGCCATGTTCATATTCTCCTTTCTGCCATTTTACACTACATAAGCGCTCACATCAACACCGATGAGCTGACCAACTGCCAGAGCAGCATCCTTGAAAGAGTGGTACTCTTCGGATGTGTCATACTCAGTGGCGGAGGACTCGAAGACCGCTTCAGCCAGACTTCCGTTGAATTCGGGGCTGTTGATGGTCTCATCGTCCCATCCGTACATCTCACAGATGGACTCACGCTCACGGCCATCGACATCATCATCGAGATAGACGAATCCATGAGCAACACGGAACAGGTTGTAACCGTACTGGTTGACCTGCGCCAGTTCGAAAACGTTAGAGGAACCCCGTTCAGGGGCTTCGCGGCGGAACTGAACGCAATCTGGGTCCGTACAGACCCAGTTCTTCTTGATAGCCACCATCACTCGTCACCACCCTTTTCGACGCTGCGGACGTGGTAGGTCTGCATGACATCCACCAGCTCCTGCAGTTTCGTCTTGATGGCATCGCGTGCCTCATCGGGCAAACCACGGAAATTCTCGGTCTCCTTCACGTCGCTTAGAAGCGCGTCCACGCGATTCCCGAAGGTCTCGATGGGGTTGTAGGGAACCAACAAGATGCCCTCAGCGATGGGGATGATTTCAAAGGGGGAGCCCTCCTCATACCCCATGCGCTTGCGAATCTCACGGGGGACGACGATGCGGCCAAGGTCATCGAAGCGCCGGACGGAACCGGTGCGGGTGGCCTTCTGTGCCTGAATCTTGATGCGTTTTTCCATAGAAGTTCTCCTTTCTCAGCAGCGTTCCTTGATGAAATTGGCTTTCAGCCAGTCCAGCCAGCAGGAAATATCCGCACAGACATCCAGCACGTTGTCGTCTTCAGCGACCTCAGAGGACGTACTCAAACTGCCATCAGGCTTTTTGACAAATGCCTCAATCCAGTTGTTGTTTTCGTACTCGATGTCGCCGTCCTGCACAGCCTCCATGAGCTCATCATCACTCTTGAAGGTAGTACGCAGGGTATCGGAAGCGTGGGTAGCCATAGCACCGGAGTTCGACCTGTTGGTATAGGAGAAATCATTGCCATTGACCTCACCGGTGATGCAGACATCTCCCTGTACCTCAAAGGAAACCTCATAGCCGCTGTACTGGAAACCGCCGATGTAGCCTCCGTACCACGTGCAGTCGAGGTGGTCGTCGTCGATGAAAGTCTCCGGTTTCGTCAGGAGAATGACACCAAGGCGTTTTGCCTCGGCCTCCATCTTCTTGAACTTTTGCTCAATGACAGTCCTTTTTGCACTCATTGATTCTTCTCCTTTCACTTTTCAGCTTCTGCGTCGTCCTCGGACTCGTGGTAACGCTCCACGACATACTCCTTGGTGTAGTCTTCGTTATCCACGTCGGACCACACACGCACGGTCATGGAGTCCTTGACGACAAAATCAGCGTCGCTGTTCTTGTCCTCGTTACGCTCGTAGGTCTGGCCGATGTAGGCCAAATCCTGTGTGTTGGACCCATCCTTATCCTGCACGCTTACAAACACCTCCGTGTGGAGTCCCTTTTCGCAGGGGTCAATCGCTTCCACAGAGATAGTCCCGTTGCCGACATCGGCAATAAGGCTTACCGCAGTGCGATGGTTGGATTCTACACGGATGGGGTCGTAGATGGCAGTGCCATCCGCGATAGCCTGCTCAATCATCTGGATACCAGCCACCCAACTCAGGTAGCGGCAGCCAAACGTCTTGCCGGCATCCATGATATCCGCGATGACTTCGGAATCGCTGAACATCCCTTCCACCATGTCATAGTTGGACATGATGTAGTTGCGCCAGTCATCGCAGAAACGATGGCCTTCCGTCGCTTTCAGCAGGTCTTTGAAGTCGTCCTTATAGTCCTTAGACACGTACTCGCGGTAGTGCTTGATTTCTTCCTTGGCTTCCACCGAGGAGAACTCATACACATCGTTTTCCCTGAATGCGCCCAGCTTTTCCTCAAGATACTCAAGGGAGATGGGCTTGAACTTATTGGGTCGGCCACATCCCACAGGTGCGTTCTTGTAGGGCTTCTCAGTGGTCCACGTCTGCCACGTGCAGTTGAAGATGGCATCGCCGAGGTCGCCGGTGATGAAGACGTGGTTTTTGTAGAACGTATACTGGACAGCATAGGCGTTTGTGTTATCTCGCTTCCAGTCCACAACGACGATGTCTCCACGGTTGTGGATGTGGGCGCGGTGCTTGGCGAACTGCGTGTCCTTGATACGCTGCATACGCTCCTGTACCTTCTTATAATCCATGTTTTTCTCCTTTCTCCCAGCCTGTTATAAGGACTTATGGGAACACAAATGTATGATAATATATAAAAAAGACAGCTATCCCCGAAAAAGGATAACTGCCTGAATTTACGTATGGTGACTTGGAAACGGAGATAATCTCCTTTATAAAAATAGCTTCGTAATTATACTTCTATACTACCACAGTTTGATATTTTGTCAATCATTTCAGGCAAAAAGAAAAAGCCCCCATGTGGGAGCTTTTTCAAAGATGTGGTTCAGGCCGACAGGTCTTCAACAGCGGGGCAGCCATCTCGACGGAGGTGCTCCGCCACATCACTGGAGATGCGCTTCAGCTCCTCGTTGACCAGACGCCAAATCCTGTGCTTGAAGCCGCGAGACGCGACCCAGCTCAGAAGGCCGGCGATGGAGAACAGGATACATCTGATGGCGAGACTGGTGGTGGACATGGTATCCGACATCGTTGCGGCGCCAATGGTGCCGAAAACAGCGATGACGCACAGAACCATCAGTGCCAGACTGACAGCGTACAGGGCCTTGAACTTCTTATTTTCAGCAATTCTGCGATTCATTATATTTTCTCCTTTCACCGTGCATTTTCTAATTCGAAGTGCCGATAAGCTCCTGTTCCTCAGTGGTAAGCAACCTATCGTATGTGTTATCGTCGATGCCGAAAGACCACCCAGAAGACGAAATGCTATCGCTTTCCAGACCCAACGCATCTTCAATGACATTGAGGAAATCATCCATCTTGTCTTCCAGTTCATCGTACTCCGTTTCGATAGGAAGCATTATAGCCACGAAAATGCTTGCGCTCTTGTCGGGATAAACTTCCACCAAAAGGCGAAGGTCATCACGTTCCACGAACACCGACTTTTCGCCGAGCACCGGCGCTTCGGGATTATCTGCCGGAGCATCGAAGACGCTGAAATTGGACTTTTCTGCCAATTCTTCAATGGGCTTGGGCAACTCGTAGTAGTTTCCGTTCGCTACAAAGCGGCACATTCCAGAGAAGGTGGCGCAATCCCACGTCTCATCACTAACGAGCTTTTTGATATACTCCATTTGTTTTTCTCCTTTCATATTTCGACTCTTTTTGTCACCCACGATTGGCCTTGATAGCCTCAACAACAGCGTTGTACGGCAGCTTACATCTTTTGCCGGCATATTCACCGGTCTCGTCGATACATTCGGCGCGGAACGGATACTTGCGCGCTTTCTTGATGAAGCCGACCAGTCGAAAATCGTGGTTTTGCGTTTTTCCTTTCAGAGAGAACACTTCACGATAAACAACGTCGATACCACTGGCATCGAGCTTCGGCTGTATGAAGCGTTTGTTCCGATAGAACTCGGCTTCCTCTGCATGGCTCTTTTCGATAGCCAGCTCGGACTTGTCCTCGTACTCCATCTCATAGAGCGCTTGTTCCAAGTCCTGCCGTTTTATCCAACACCTATGTTTCATGGCGCGGTAGCCCTCAGTGCGGAGCAGGTCGATGTGGTTTTCTCCGTCAGAAATGTTTTGGCTGACAGAAGGACCGAGGATTTTGTAGGTGTACTTCCCATACGGGAATTCCTTGCCATAGTCGTCGGGCCGCAGCTCACGCTTCTCAGACTTCTTGGATGACCTTGCTCTGGCTCTGCAGAAGGCATCCCACATGATTTTCTCAGTGGGTTCCGGCGAACTGTAGTAGGGTGTTTTGAAGAAGCACACTTCAAACGGGAAAACCGGAATGGAGCAGACTTGGTTTGCGTTGGTCGCTGCGTGCAGTACCTTGTCCGCACTGGGCCATGAAGTGTTGCAGGCAACGAAAGAACGGGACTCGTACCGCTTGGCAACAGTCTCCGCAATGTGTTCCAAATCCGCTTTTGCCTCATCACGCTCGGCGTTCGTACGGTATATCGAATCGCGGTTTGCGACGATACGGACTGACACGCACGTAATGGTCTCCGTCTGACGAACATAGCCAAGAGAACTTCTGGAGACGTTGAACCGCTTCAAACCGAGAGGGTCTTCCTCACAGTAAGGATGAATCCCTTCGCTCAGAACGCTCTGGATTTCATCCAGCAGGTCTGTCAGCAGATGCTCCTTATTTGTCGGAGTTGCATTGGCAGATGTGTCGTAGAAATAAGGCGCAGCCATCACGACACCTCCGAAAGAGCGTGCATTTCATCGAAGAACTCGTCCATATGGAAGACATCGCCAATGGTGTGCTGGCTCTGGTGAGCATAGGAGCAGTCACAGGTATCCAGAAGGTTGCCATCCACCGTAAGGCAGATGTTTCCCTCATATACTTTCACGCTGCCATCCGGCCACTTCTCGACCGTAATACGCTCATTGCCCAGCTCACGCTTCGGATAATCTGTCTCAAACAGGTCTTCTGCACGTCCCTCGTTGATGAGGTTGACTCTGTCCCAATCAGTGCGCTTGTCCTCTTCACGGAAGTAGGAGAGACCCTTCAGCAGCATGATATTCTCGTTGGGAATATCCTCATGGAATTGGTCGTCGGAAAGAGCAAGACCGCAGATTTCCGTGTCCTCCTGTTTGGCGCAGTAGCTATACCACCGCAGGGAAGCAACAGCCAGCTCTTCCACGTTCTCCTTACCGTTGGTGACGATATAGAAGCCATTCACAGGGATGTCATACTTCAGGCACAGCTCACGGAACTGGTCGATGGCGCGGCAGTTGAGAGACGGTTCGCCTCCGGTAAATGTCACGCAGCCGATGCCGTCCACATGGCGCAGCAGGGCGTCCATGGCCTCGTAGGAGATGTCCTTGTTCTCCGCCTCGCCTCGCAGACAGTGAGCGCAGTGCATATTGCACCGACGGGTGACTTCAACCGCAAGTGAGTCGAAATAAACATATTTGCCAGTTTTCATAGCAGTTTCTCCTTTCATGTATTTCAATAACAAAAAAGGAGAGAGCCTCAACAGACTCTCTCCTTTCAAAAAAAGGCTTAATCGGCCTGACAGTCGCAGGAAATGAGCTGACCACCACACTTGGGGCAGCGTTCGCAGTCGCAGCCGGGGTGGTGATACCCACCGACCATAGCGCCGCAATCGCCGCAGCGAAAGTTCGGGTCGTTCAGTCCTTCACAGCCGAAGTAGAAGTCGCCCGGTGCGCCGACCTTTATCGGGTCAGCACGGGAACCATCTACGAATCGGATGGTGATTTTACGACAGCCTTTGGCCTTCAGCATTTCTCGACCGCAAAAAGAGCATTTCGCCACGGCTTACCCCACCTCCTTTTTCGGAACCTCGACCTCCACGACAACGATTTTCCACGAGTGGGATACGCCGTTATGGAGAGCCCAAGCCTCCAAGCCGCCGATGTCGTAGTTCGTAGTGAGAGGCTCGTCAGGGAGCTTCTCCCAGCCGAATACCATCCTCAGCTCCTCGTCCATGACGTTTTGAGCCGCAAGGTAGTTGTCGAACTTCTCAACAACGATTTTGGAGCGGTACGCTCCGGTATGAGTAGTGCCGTCGGCATGGAGCGGGCAGGTGGAATGAATCAGGATGGCAGGGAAGACCTTTTCCTTGGGGTTGGCCTGCTCCTCGGCAGCCTTATTCTGAACCTCCAGCGCAGCAGCCACGCGCTCAACGTTCTTTACGAGGGAAGGAAAATCGCTCATAAAGAACTTGCGGCCCATGATAGTCTCATGCAATTCAGACATTTTGAAATCTCCTTTCTTTTCTTACGGAACCAGACGGATATAGCTGGTGATATCCTTGGCAGGGATACCGGATGGACACTCGGACTTGGGAATGAGAATATAGCCTCCGTGGGAGCTATGTTCCACGGAGTCTACACACTCCCTATATCGGCCCTTGTAGCGGAATTTGACCGCATAGACATAGCCTAAGGTCTCCGTGTCCACGACGTAGTCCAGCACCTTCTGAATCAGCCTTGCGTCGTTGCGGACAGCATAGACGCCAGCACCGTCGTCCTCGCCTACGGCCATATCGCCGAAGGCAGAGGGACGGATACCAGTTTCCAGAATGGAGCCAAGTCTATCCTCTGTGGTCACATGGACGAGTTCGACCTCGTCACAATGCATCACGTATTTCACTTAGCTTCCTCCTCACAGCCACCGCAAAAGAAGTCCTCATCCACGAAGCTGATGCCCTCGAAAGCGTGGAACACGATTTCGTTGGGAATCTGGTCGTAGAAAGCGATGCTGGCGACAGAGTCGCGCTCCTCATCAGAGAGGCGCTGGAACTCGTCACACTCGCTGTCGTAGAACAGTTTCTGCTTCAGCACGGACAGCATATCCGGCGTGAGCTGATAGACGCTGCGGTAGCCTTCGCCATCTCGCAGAGAGTTGGCGACCTCCACCAACGGGCAGTGGTCACAGAGCATCCGATTGGCGCCCTCATCCTTGTCCATTTGGCGACAGGCGCGACCATAGTAGCCACAGATATTGGGCGATAGGTCAGGGGACTTGCTGTTCAGAGAGCACTTCTCGTACTCTTTCTGAACCGCATCAGTAATGACGGGAAAAACGTGACAACCCTTCTCAGACATAAAATTTTCTCCTTTCTTTTTGCTGTCAGCGGCTCCGAACGAGTTCCGACAAGCTGATGATAGCTTTCCGAAGCTCGTCCGTCCCCGGAACAGACCAGAGGCAGACGGCATAAAAGACGTTCTCCATATCTGTCAGAGCCGCCTTCAGTTCGTTGGACTCACCGGAAGCCATGGCAGCACGATAGTGCGCCATGGCGTTCTCGATGAGCTTCTGCCTTTCACCATTACTCATGGGTAGCCTCCTTAGTCCCATCGTTCAGCTCAGCGGGGAGGAAGTCCATGCAGCAGCTTTCGCCGTACACAGCATCCTCCGTGTCGCGGTTGGGCATACGGTTGACCAAACTCGGCAGCATACACTTGCAGTTACCGTCGTGGTACACGCAGTCGGCGCCGCCGCAGATGACAGGCTCAGTGATGACGGGCTCCTGTGCGGGAATGACGACGGGTACGACGCTCTTCGCCTCGCACTCCAGCCATTCCTCATAGCAGGGCCACATCTCACCGCCGAAGCCACGGTCTTTCTCCCACACGTCCAGAAGCTCCTGCGTACTGCCGGCATCACCGCAGTCCTCAGAATAGGCATCCAGCTCGCAGAGGAGCTCCTGCAGTGTGTGCTTGTGGTCCAGCATCCACTGGAGCTTGAAGCGCTCGTAGGCATGGAAAGACTCCGGCGTATGGGGCTCCACAGGCTTGGAAGCAGGAACGGCAGGGGAGAGGGACTCGCCCGCAGTCCGCAGGGCTTCGTCCAGTTTCGCCTGAGCGTTGCTCAACAACGCCTGATTCTCGACGTCGAGAACGCCGTTCTCCAGCTCATCCGTGATGATGTGGTGCAGGGCAGCGATTTCAGCAGCGGACATGATAGCAACGACGTACTTACTCATTGCCCATCACCTCCTCAGCCGCATAGCCATACTCGAACTCCCGGCTCTTCTTCCGAAGCTCGTTGTAGAGGCAGGAAGGCATAGGGGGCATACCCTTGAAGAAGGTAACGCCAGTCTGCCAGTTATCCTGTGCAGCACACTCCTCAGCCTTCTCCTTGCTGGCGAAGGTGTTGTAGCCGCCCAGCTCGATTCCGACACAGCCCTCAACAGGCTTCACAGAATCGCTACTGCCCTTGACGGGGATGTTGGCGTAACCATCGCCAGACCACATGACACGATGCTCGACAAAGCTCTCCGTAAACAGCACGGAAGTGACCTTGACGGGATACACGGCAATGGTGGATGCGCGGTAGAACTTGCCACGGGTGTTTCTGCGGACCTCATTCCAAATGGCATAGACGGTGTCGCCAATGCCGACAGGAACTCCATCCGCAGTCAGAGGGATAGGCAGTCTGTTTTCGATACTCATGCTTTTTCTCCTTTCTTCCCAGCCTGTTATAAGGACTTATGGGAACACAAATGTATGTAAATATATAAAAAAAGACAGCCATCCCAGAGTTGGGATAACTGTCTTGATTCTTTATGGTGACTTGAAAACGGAGATAATCTCCTTTATAAAAATAGCTTCGTAATTATAATTCTATACTACCACAGTTTGATATTTTGTCAATTCTTTTTGCCGCAAAAAAAGAGCCCGCTGGCGCGGGGGGGTGCGCCAACGGCCTCTGGTCCTGCATCTGCAGGACTTCTCGATTATATTATACAGCACTGCAAGGACAGCGTCAATCTTCTTGTGCGCCGGATTTACGTCGCCTTTCCTTCACGAGTTGCTGGAGCTTTTCAAGGCTTCCGAGGCTTCGGTACTGCTGCAACTCCGCAGCTTCGCCCCAAGAGATGCCCTTGTACCTGAGAGCGGCCTGATGACCAAGGTCATAGGCATTCTCCTCAACTTCGCCGAGGTCTTCAGGTGGAAGTCGCGTGTCCTCGTACTCCGCCAGCCGCCGCAAAGCCTCCTCCGCACTATGTCCCTCTGCCAGCTCCACGCTACCGTCTCTATGCCTCACTACGAGCTTTTCCATATCCGCTGCATCTCCACAAGTTCTTAATCTTACCTTCATCCTACCAAAACAGAGGAGGATGTCAACCGCCCAGCAGCTCCAAAATGAGGGCAGGGAAGTGGCACAATTAAAGATTTACTTCTTCTACTTTAATTGCAAAATTCTTTGCCAGCGGTATTGCAAGTCTGTTTTAATTGCGGAACAGCCAATTAGGTAGAACCAATTATCATACCACATCACGCCGTTCAAAAGATTTCACCCGTGAAACACCTGAAAGTTTTAAGCATACCATATCTCTTACATCAAAACGTTGCGTGGCACGCAACACTTTTCGCAAATCTTCAGCATAGCACATTCAAAGGGGTAAATGATTTCATCTGTGAAACTCATGAAAAAAATAGAGCGAGCCGGAAATCGGCTCGCTCTACGAAACGGAGGGACACCGTGCCATGGTTAAAACACAGTATCTTACGGATAGGATACCACATCCAACTATGCACCGCAAGAGTAAAAAGCAAAGAAGCAGGCCGCAACTCCTGCTTCTTCGCCAAGGGAGAAAATCATGCAGAGACATTTGTGCCAATGCAGGACTTCTATGTTCATATGATAACATATGTGAGGTTGTTGTGCAATACGGAAGACTGCGATTTAACGCTCTATGAACAAATATGGAGAAAGACGCAGGCCTTGGCATGACCCGCGTCTTCTTTATACGTAGCGCAGAAAGGAGAAATATTAGGCAAGCTGCGGATAGGAGATGTACGCGCTTACCTCAAGTCAATAATAGCACATCAGAGCAACAAATGCAAGCAACAGATGGCACTGTTTTAGCTAAATAAAGCAAAAACGAAACGGGCCTGCACAGCCCGTTCCGTCAAGAAAAAGGAAAACAACAAGAGTGAATAACTATTGTCGAATCCAAGTTCATAATAGCATACATCTACAACTTGTGCAAGGACAAATCACACCGAATATGGCCGAAGGCCGGACTCTAAACAGGCAGAATCCGTCCAACGACCTATAAAAAAGAGAGGAATGAGCTGTTAATTTGCTTCGACGACACACACATTTTCAAGGTTTTCGACCTCATACGGCGTGTGTTCAGCATCATCCGAAACGCAGAGCTTGAGCTGCGCCTCGACATACGCGAGGTGTTCATCATCTTCATCAAACAGGAAGTCCTTATCTTCCTGAGCTCTCTCCAGATACGACTCGCGCATCAAAATCCAGTTTGCCTCGATATCTTCGACGCAGTCCGAAAGGTACTTGTCGGCGTTCTTTACCAGCAAAACGCCGACCATGGCATCATTCTTGTCTTTGACAATAACAACGCCCGGCCCAACACTGTTGTCTTTGTCGGCCATTGCTTCTTCGATGGTTCTATATCCTCTTTCGAGATTCTTAATTGCCGCCCAATCTTTCAAGGGGGTGGCGCCAGAGTCGGTCTCTTTCATGCTGCACTCCAAACAAATATAGACTTCGTGATAACGACTTAGGCAGTCTCCTTTAGCGTTCACCGCCATATCTCCACCACAGCAAGGACATTGCATCTGCTTGCACTGTAACTGCAACTGATGGATATTGTATAATGCTTTTCTTACTTCTTCTCTCGAAACCATGAGTTAGCCCTCGCACTTTTCGATGGCCTTCTCAATAGCCTCGTGCGCCGTGGCAATACCCTTAATAGCGGCCCAGTCTTCAAGAGGTTTCGGACCGTTGAAGGCTTCATTCACGCCGCAGTCCGAGCAGATAAAAACCTCGTGATAGCGGCTCAGGCTGTTCTCAATGCTGTTGGGACGCATTGCCCCACCGCAGCAAGGACAGCTCATCTGTTTGTCATGAAGCTGAAGCTCATAGATGTTGCTCAATACTTTCTTTGCTTCTTCGTTTGTCATGGTTTTACCCCTCCGTTTTCAATCTATTTCTTAATTGTTCTTCTTTATCATCGAGGAACGCCTCGTAGTCTTCCTGCATGATTCTCATAGCCCTGCGAATACCTTGGCTGGATACGAAGCCACCGAACTTTCCGGTCTTCTTTGCGGCGCCTGTAACCTCACTGTAGGTGTACCACGGCAGTAGGTGGGTGTATACGAAACAGATACCGCACTTATCCCCATTCGTCTCAAAGGGGCTGGAACTTTCCAAGAAGGCTGCCGCTTCCCTCATGGGAAGATATGTCCATTCTGGATACTCTGCTTTCAGTTCCTCTATGAAATCACAGCGTTCATAGGCAAACAGAACACCGCGCTCAGGTAGGGTGTGCTTCACCCCGTCCGAACTGCATATTTCCATCAGCGGATGCGCCTCGTACCAGTCTTCCAGCTCCGACACCCGATAGTCCCGTAGGTTCTCCAGATAGAACCGCACCTTCTCGCCATCCTCATCGAAAAAGAAGTCTGGGTCCTCCTTTTGGCGGGAAATTGCGTCCTTTCGTATTGAATCCCACTTCTCTGGCAGGGCTTCAAGGATACCCTGTAGCCGTTCATCGGGGTTCACAACGTTCAGCATGGTGATGATGTCATCCATCTGGTCAAATACAGCGACGCCAAAAGATGTTTTCATGTGATGGCACATCGGACGTACCCTCCAAATTCGTTAAAATACCTCGCAAACACGAGGTGCAGACCTCTGAAAAGAATGATATAATCCGCAGGGGGGATAGAGGTCAAATTTCAGGCTAATGCGCGATTTCACCAGTGAAATCCTCGCAGCCCTTGCAAATAAAGGGTTTTCGCGGCACGACCAATGAATTTTACCACAGTGTCCCCCCATACGCCTTGTCTCTGAGGCAAGATTTTCAAGGAAACAACTCTCGCACGAGAGTTGTTTTTTTGCGTGCGTTTCCTGTGCATTCCCGTGCGTTCTTGCGTGTGTTTTGCGTTAATCTTGCGGGGAACTTGCGTGGGAATGCACGGTAGAACAGGCATCAACCTCCGAAGAAGAACCGCCACATGGGATTTTCGTTCACATCCGGTTTGGAAGTGTCCGCAAACACCTTGGTGTAGTACGCAATGTGCTCATCCGAAAGCGAAGCAAAATCCTCGCCCTGTGCGCCTACCACGAAGAACGGGCCGTAGAGGATATCACCCGGTATCTTGCGGTTTGGCTCCATACCATTGAACTTTCCTTCCTCATTGCAGCAGAGGATAACGCCCGGTTCCATGCCAACGACCTCAATATCACCGCCAACCTCTTCTTGGATGGCGTGCAGCTCGTTTTCGATTTCTTTCACATAGGGGGCTTTCGCAGGTTCTACCTTCAGAATTTTCATGTCATTCAGTCTCCTGTAATCGCATATTTGAAATCTTCGAACTCGTCCTCAGTTGGGTCGAACGTAAAGCCCGTCATATCCTCATAGCGTTCCAGCGCATCCCACACAGCCTCATCCTTGGTTTCCACGCCATCGAACTTGCTATGGTAAATGAGATTTGCCAGCGCTTTGATTTTCCCCTCAGACCCTAAATAATTGCCTGATTCGATTACTTCATCATAGAGTTCCCTGTAAGTCATTTTATCGACTCTCCTTCGTCATTCTTCGACGCATCCTCGCCGTTAAATTCAATAACCTTGCAGTCCCTCCATTCACGCTTCCGCAGGCTGTCCTTCTGTTTCAGCGTCACAAACCATTCGGCATCCACGCGACTGCCGAACACGACAGGGGAGACGCCATCTTCCAGCGGCAGCCAGAAGTATTTTGCCTGCTCGTCGCCACGGCCAGCACAGAGGATTCTGCCTTTGCTGTTCACGATAGCAAACTTCTGCATCATATCAGTTCCTCCTTCACGACTACTCGCAGCGGCTCCTTCCAGAGCATCCGGTGTCCGTCCTGTTTGCGTCCATCAGTGCCGATGCCCAGTTCCTTGGCTCGCATCACAGTATCCCGCAACCGGCCTTGGCCGATGTCGCTGGTAGCCTTTACGGGATAGAAGAGGTTCAGGAACACCTTCTCAAAGGATTCGTCCGAATACTCTTCATCGCCCAGCACGGCCACGGCGTAGAAGAACATGACCAGTTTCTTGATAACAACAAATCTGTCGTCCGGCCCAACATAGTCCATGCCAGCATAATAGCAGTCGTCACGCCCCGGCACATAGTAGCCGGCAAACTCGCCATTTAGGAATGCCAGCTTATAGACCACACATACATGGTCTTCCACAGAGACTTCCTTGAGCTGCAAGGTCATGAGCGACTTGGTTGGGTCATCGAAGGTCACGGTCACGCCATTAAGGGGGAGAGAAGCCTTCTTTTCCTTTGCCAGTCGCTTGTCCAGCTCCTCCATGTCCAACCGCATCACGAGGCCCTCAAGGGCGCCGCCGTCGTTGTAGGCGATGTTGGTAGGGAACAGGCTGTAGGTAAACTCATCCATGTAAGGGAGAAGAGCGCACCGCAGGTTCGTGAATACTCTTCGCCGCCTGAAAATGGCATTTACCGCATCGGGAACGTTGGTACAATCCGCAGGGACGATACCTCTTTTCACGAAGGGGGTGAGGTCAGGAGTGTCTTCATACATAGATAACAACACACACTGCCATTCTGCAACAGAAAAATACGCGAAAGGATTTTCTGCTGTAATAGGTTCGCCATTGGATGTGACGCCAATTACCACTTCGCCATCATCTGCGGGGTCTGGCCGGAGATAATCCAGAGCGTGTAACACAAGGTCGGCATAGATACCTGCGACCTCAGCTCTGACCGCATCCGTTTTCTCGCTTCGCCGCATTTCCTGCAGCTTACTCGCCAACTGAAGAAGCGCGGCCACACCGCCTTTTTCGCTTCGCAGGCTCTCAACCATCTTTCCAAGATAACAATGTAGTTTTTTGGCGAAAAATGTCGGAGTGTCCTTCGCCAGCTCAACCAGTGCCTCAAAATCATTGAGGATGAACTCCATATCTTTGTCTGCACACACGAGATATGTGTGGATGGAAGCAGACCTGACAGCAGGGAACTCCAATCTATCTAAAATCTCTAAAATCAATAAATCCGTGGATGCCAGAATACCACATAATTCGACAGGCTGGTTTCGCAGCTCAGTATTCAGCATCCGGACAATTTCGTTCTTCTCGGTGTTCTCCATTTCTTCACTCTCTCTTTCTTCTACAATTCCGAGTATAGCACAGCGCACATATGTACGCAAGAAGATAATTCACAAAGTTCTGGGCCGAAATAGCTTGCCAACAACAACCTGTTGTGGTATATTAGATGTAGCCGAAGTCTTTGTTGTGTTTAGGCTTCGCTGCTACTCCTTTCTTTTTTGATTGTCCTTGAGATGCTTGCGGGGCCTCAAGGCAGAAGCCGGAACCCCTTTCTTGGTAGGTTCCGGCTTCTATCATTCCCATGGAAATAATTAAAAGCAGTTGTTGCGTAATTTGCAACAACTGCTCTTTTCATCTTGGGACAAAACACCTCGCGTTCGAGAGTTGACGACGACATTAAGCGACGAAAAACGACACTACCATGGCGGTTGGTGAGAGGTCAATTTTGGGAGAGTTGCGCGTTTTCGCTGAAGGAATTCTCGAAACCCTTGCAAATACTGGGTTTCCAGAGGCCAACTAATCATTTTATCCCTTATCTCTGTCTATGGCCTTGTCTGTGAGGCAAGAATTTGGAAGTATCAAGGAACCTCTTTGGTTCAAAGATAGTTCCAAGCTGGTTCAAAGTTTGTACCAAAACTCAAGTGCATCAATCTTCCATTGTACCATGGTGTTATCCCTGCTGCATTGCCTCCAAGTCAAGACCTGCGCCTACCAAACAACTCTTGAACGAGAGTTGACAGGGAAGCCTACACGGTGCCGTCTCAGGTGCGCGTGACGCCTTCCCACCGCACGGGAGTCCCTTCCTCCCCTCTACCTGACCTGTCCGCCCGCCCCAGCGCCCTCACAGGCCCGCCCAGAACGGCTCCCAGCCACGAACCCGCCGTTCCGTGCAGAATCCACCATCCGTAACCTGCCTTTTCGTGCATCGCCCAGTCTTATCAAAATATTCCATGTGAAATACTTTTCAGATTCCATTCCGTATGCTATGATTTTACGCAGAGAAGAGGGGAGAGTGGACGCTGTGTGGTACTTAATCAACCCACGGACAGGAACCGTGAGAACAGGAAATACCAAGACTGAGTTGAGTATTTGGTGGTACGACTGCCACCGGGCATATAAGGTTGGTGGCAAATGGGCCTACATTGTCCGACAGTCCGGCGGACATACCAGCTACCTATACCACGACCGACAGCAGGCATTCGACGACGGCCTTGGCTTTGCAATACAGCTTTCAGAAACTGGTGGTGAACGCTGCGATGCGGATGCGTGCCCCTATAACAAATTCGGCTATTGCAGCAAGAATCCGCCTGTGAAAGAAGATGCTGAATGCCACGAAATTCCCCAAATTTGAAAAAATGCAGGCCACCTCATCAGGGCGGCCTGCATTATTCTTAACATTCACGAATTGTGCCATTCTTTCAAAACAGCTTCTACCTGTGCGATGAGTTGTTCCTTATTGGGAATATAAGAAACATAGCGTGAAGCAAAAATGTTGTTGGATAGACCGCCGAGAGCATATTCAGCAGCTATGCTATCTTTGTCCGTGCAAAGGATAATACCGATTGGCGGATTATCATGTTCGTCGTTCACTTCTGCGGCATAGTAGTTCAGATACATATTGAGTTGCCCGGCAGCTTCCGGCGTTAGTTTGGCCGTCTTTAACTCAATCAGCACATATGCGCGAAGAATCTTATTATAGAAAACCATATCGACATAGTAGTGGGTATTGTTCAAGGTAATGCGTTGTTGCGTGCCCACAAACATAAAGCCTCGCCCTAATTCCAACAGGAATTTCTCAATCTGCGCGACCAGCGCTTTTTCAAGGTCACTTTCAAGCATAGGCTTATTCTCCGGCACACCCAGAAATTCAAATACATACGGGTCTTTGATAATATCTAACGGAGTAGACATTTCAATTCCCTTTTCCGCGAGAGCAAGAACAGTCTCCTTATTTGTTTTACCATCTGACAGCAACAAACGCTCATAGAGGGAAGTAGAAATCTGCCGTTTCAGTTCGCGTATTGACCAACCGGAGTTGATAGTTTCCTTTTCGTAGAAACTACGTTTGTCTGGGTCTGAAATCGACAACAACTCACAATAATGAGACCACGACAATTTAACAGACACTGTCTGTTGAATTTGATAACTTTGGTAGAAACGCCGCATGAATTGGAGGTTAGAAACAGAAAACCCTTTCCCGAATTCTTTTGTAAGTTCTTTAGAAAGCTCTTTTAAGGTCTGCTTTCCATAATTTGCACGGTCACTTTTTTCCTGCTCATGCTCAACGATAATCTTTCCTACATTCCAGTAGGTAGACAGCAATTCAGTGTTTACTTGCACCGCCACGCGCTGACGTGCATTTAATAGCAACTCCCTGATTTCATCCGTCATTGAATTAGTAGGTGTTAGGTTACTCACTTCAGACGCTCCTTTATTTACTTTTCCTGTCATAATCATCAATTCCTTTTTCATTGTTTTTGAAACTCAATAAACCTCAGCAATGAATTGCAAACTTTACATCATAATACCACGAACATTTGACTGGTGCAATACAAAAGGCCACCATGGGTGGCCTTTTGTTACTCATTAGACTCGTACAGCTCAGGCTTGGCATTTGGCAGCGCACCTCTATCGGGCATCGAAAGAACTGCATCATTCCATACCCGCACAACACCCTTGTCCAGCAAATACTGGATAGACTTCATGACACGGGACGGGGCATAGATGTTCTTCTCGTCCAGTACCTCCATCGGCACCACGGCCAAAGCATCCTCCTTGACAGTTGGCTCAAGGATAGACACTCCGCCAGCGTCCAGCAGCTTTGTGTAGGCGGACAACAGCGGCTTTCCATCGCTGCCCAGCGCAGGAATCGGAGATGACTCCAGCAGCTCTTGTACGGAACGAAACTCCCTGCGGCCAGTCACATCGAAGGCAAAGTATGGCATGAGGTAGCCATCAAAGGGGTCAAGATAGATATGGTTGTGATAGTCTATATCTACGATGCTGCCATGCACACATCCAGAACCGCCAAACCGCTTCACCTCTGCAGCAATCTTATCGAGCGTATTGCGGTACGGCCTGAAGGCCATCTGAATCTTTTCGACATATTGCTCCAAGTTGGCAGCGTAGTATTCCAGCCCATGAAATACGTTGAGCTTCTGGCCGCCACGCAGTAAATACAAACCAAGTCCATATTGCAGCATGAACATATCCTTCACATCGGTGGATGCCACGTACACCGTAGGTCCAGTCTTGCCATTCTGCGTACCATCGAAGATGCCTTCCGTGCCGCAGTTTGCAAGACCTGTAGATTTCCAACGCTCACACTCCCGTCTGCAAAGTAAATAATTCTCCTTGCATACCCAAACAATAAAGTCTGTAATAGCCTACATCAGCCTGTTGCTCCCCAATACTCCTGAGTAATCCGAACCCAGTCGTCATACTTGCCCGTAAGCTGCGGTGCCGCCGTGAACGTGCTGCCTTCTGCGTGAAGTCCGGCAACACCGGAGCGAATGAGCATGAAGTCATACAGTGCCATAGTGATGGCAAACGCCTCGTACGCCCTATTACCGCCCGTGACCGCATATTCCTGCAGCGTAGTGTCACGTGTGTATGGCTTCTCGATGAGCGCCGTGGGAATTTCGCCATTCTCACGCTCCAGAAACACCGGAATCTTTACGCCGGCATTGCCCATACCCACGGGATAGGCGTGGAAAATGTCACCACAAAAGTCCGACGTAATGATGTTGAAGGGAACTTTCTCCAGCTCCACAACGTTGAGGTAGATACGTGCCACGGGCATCATCTCCAACAGCAAAGCATACGGCTCAGAGATACCTTGCTTCTTATCCCTCCTCGCAGCAAAGAAACCACGGACAGGCTGCGACACAACCATCTCCCGCGTACAGAAGACGCCGTTCGCGGCCATGGATGAGCCAGTAGGCGCATCGCTGACCGTGAAGCGGCCTACGAGAGCCTTGGAAGGCATCTCGTAGAGCTCAAACCTCACGTCACCGTCCTGCGTCATGGACGGAAGCATCCTGACGGTCACACCGCACCGCCACTTTCATTGACATCAGAAGCCTCCATAGAAGGCTCCACGGCGCTCTCTACGTCGTTTCCGCCGCTACCAGTGTCGTTACCCTCGGAAGCACCGACGTTCGCACCAGCGTCGCCTCCGGCTTCGCCAGTGGCAGCATTGCTGTTACCCTCGGAACCGGCTTCGCCGGCGGGCTTATCGTTATCACCGATGTTGGCATCATCACCCTCGCCGTGGGCGGCAGGGTCAGCGTCGTCCGTGGGAGTGCTGGAGTCTATGGGGTTGGTGCCATCGGCAGGAACGTCCTCGCCGCCAAACTCCGCAGTAACCAGCGCCGTTGCGATAGTCACGATTTGCATGGGAACAACACCGTCCCGCTTTCCGGTCTTACATTCCGCAATAGCGGAATCCAACGACCGCATAAGGTTCTCATAGAACCGCTTGGTCAGCTTTACAAAGTCAGTACCAGCCGGCAGGGTGGAGAAGCAGGCTGTGACGCAGAAAGGCGTCGGCTGCGGTCCGTCTTTCTTTTCCTGCGGGTCAGGTGCAGGGTTGAACAGTACGGTGATAGAGTGTTGATTCTCGTTCATTATTCTTTTGTCCTTTCACATTGAAGTTGCTATATGTTAATGGCTTTGCTTATGGTATACAACCCTGTTATTTCAGGGCTTTCAACGCCTCATGATTATGGGTAAATCCCTAAGTGCTGGCATCATCTCTCACATGATTAACCAGCCAACAGAGCCTTCCTGCTTCCATGATGACCATGCATCTCCACAGGCGTTAATTCCGGTTATACCGTCCGTACTCGTTTTTTATTCCCTTGGAAAAGTGTGCAATCATTGCACACTTTTTTTCGACTCACAGAAGGTCGGACCATCTGATTGAACAAGGTTCCATCTTGACCTTCTTGGGTTTCCTTGGCGCCAGTACAACCGGTGCGGGCTCTTTCTTTGCCACGGTCTCAACAGCCTTTGTAGGCGGCAGGATGCGGGTGCGCGGTGTGGCAGGTCCAGTCTGGACGTGCGCCTTGACAGGTGAGTCGTAGGTGATAACAGCGGTGGGAAGCTGTTCCGGCTTGGGATTGGGAACCAGCTTGGGTGCGTTCTGCAGTGCAGCCTGCACAGCAGCGGCGGCACTGGCACGTTTCTCACGTCTCTCGGCAGCCCAGACCTTTCTGCGCTCCTCATACTCAGCCTGACGCTTCTTTTCTTCCTCAAGTTTGTCAAGGCGTTCCGCCTCACGTTTCAGCTTGAGCTCTGCGGCCTTGCGAGCCTGTTCCTCTTTCCAGAGGCGTTCACGCTCTCTGGCCTCGGCCTGACGCTTCCGGAGTTCTTCTGCGCGTTTCTGACGTTCCTCAGCCCAGCGCTTCCGTTCCTCTCGCGCAGCTTCCTCAGCACGAGCTTCGATTTCCAGTTGTGCCTCAGAGGTCTCACGCTGTTCACGAGCTTTTTTTCGCTCTCGCTGTTTCTTTGATTTCTCCTTGGCAGCTCTGCGAGCCTCCTCTTGTTTCTCCCAGATGGTCTTTTCATCTTCCTGCGTTTCCTCAGGGGAGGTAGGAGTCACATCAGAGTCGTCAATGCCCTCATCCGCACGGAACTGTGCAATGGCGGCGTAGCTGCGGCGCATATCCAGCAACATACGTTCCATATTGGTGTATTGGACATAGAAGATAGGGACATCATAAGACCTTGCCGCAGCCATCATTGAAGCCCAGAGGGGATGCCCGATATGCTTATAGGCAATGAAACAGGCAATCACCTTGTCAAACTGAGTTGCCTTTTCGGGCGAATGGTCTCCATCCACATATACCCAGTTGGGATAAATAGCCTTGACCTTATTCACCATGTTGGGATGTCCGCCAACGAACACGATGCGAGACTCAGGCAGAGAGGGAAGTACCGTCGGCAGGGCGGCTTCGCCCTCCTCATATGTCTCCTGCTCCGCTTCGCCCTGCTCATCGCAGCTCTCCAGCAGAGCCCTCAGCTCGTCGTTATCTTTCTGCAGCCGCCAAAGCTCACCCTCGTAGGACTTCTTCTGCCGGTGCCAGTCTGTACGCTCTTTTGCCAGCGTGGACTGTGCCTTTTCCGCCTCAGACCTGTAATTCTCGACCTGTGCCGTGAGCTTTTCGATTTCGGCCACAAACTCCTCGTTGAGCTTGAGCAGGTCGCCGTTCATCTCCTGCAGCTCGGCATCCGTTTCCGGCGCTTCCTGTTCAGAGATTTCTTCGGTCAGTTCAATGGCGGCATCTTCCGCTATGCGCTGTTTCTCAGCAGCCTTATCCAGCTTGGCCTGTTCCATGGCTTTCTCAACGACGGCGTGGAACTGCCGTGCGCTGTATGGCATCTGGAGCAGCTTCTCGGTGGAGGCTTTCAGGGCTTCAAAGTCAATATTTACTTTTGAGACGTCAAAGTCCATGTTCTCACCTCGTGCTTTTGATGGCAGATACCCTGTTATTTCAGGGCTCTATATACCTTTGTAGTGCTTTTTCATTGCAGCCGAGAGGGTATACAACCCTGTTATTTCGGGGTTCTATATACCAGTTGCTTTGGAATCAATAATCAAATCTTTGGTATACAACCCTGCTGTTTCAGGGTCTTATACACCAAGTAGTAGTCAGCATCAGTTGCGACATGGGTATACAACCCTGCTGTTTCAGGGTCTTATACACCCAACACAGGCATATTCAGTTCCCTAAAATGCTGATATCACCTCTCACGTAATTACCAGCCAACAGAGTCTTCCTGCTTCCACGATGACCATGCATCTCCGCAGGCGTAAATTCCGGTTATACCGTCCGTACTCATATTTTTTCAGCTTTCGTTTGTTTTTAACTTGGTTCAGCAAGGACAAAATCAGGGAAACACTTCGGGATTTTGAAGATACGTCCTGTCTCGTTTCCTGCCCCGTCCACCTCTTTGGCGTAGTGCCAACGGCGGCTTGTAGGCAACAGCGGGTCCAGTTCAAATTGCCGGACTACGGCATCGCCACGGGAGAGCAGGGAAGGGGTAACGAGCCTTCCGACGAGGTAGTGCTGGATGACGGAGATGCAGGCTTCGGGGTGCTGGGCGTTTGTCCTCTGCACCTGAACGTTCGGAGTATCCCGATAATCGCTTCCATCGTAAGGAGCCATTCCCATGAACGTTATGTAGTACCAACGCACCTTTTCACAGTCGAAGACGATAGCTGACCTTGCTGCTCTCGCAATCCGGTCTGTATTCTGCCTTTTGGCATAGCCGGCGCTGTATGTAAAGACACGCCAGCGATTGTTGCTCAAATTCTCCATTTAATTGCCCACCAAGTCATGCGGTCGTAGAAGGAATGAATTAGGTATAGGTATACTGCCTGTCCTGAGGTATACAACCCTGTTATTTCGGGGGTTTATATACCAATCGAACCGCCATTCAGATAATCCGTAAGGTATATAACCCTGCTATTTCTGGGCTCTATACGCCTGTCTCCTCAAGCGACAGATTATATGGTATACACCCCTGTCATTTCAGGGCCTCATACACCCAACACAGGCATATTCAGTTCCCTAAAGGCGCTGGTGTCAGCTCTGACCTGACAATCCAGCTCACAGAGCATTCCTGCTTCCACGATGACCATGCATCTCCACAGGCGTTAATTCCGGTTATACCATCCGTACTTGTATTTTTCAGAGCGCCAGCCGCATCTGGACATCACCTACGCGACGCCGTGCAAGCTCGGCATACTCTTCGTTCAACTCAATGCCGATGAACTCACGTCCATAGCGATGAGCCACAATGCCCGTCGTCCCGCTTCCGGCGAAGGGGTCGAGCACTATATCACCGGCCTTTGTTCCCGCAAGGATACAAGGCTCAATGAGCTTCTCAGGGAAAGTCGCAAAGTGCGCTTCCCGTGTTCCCTGTGTTGCAACACTCCAGACATCACGGCGGTTTCTTTTACCAGTCTTGTTCTCGACGTTCCCGTGTGTCTCACGTTCCGCCACAGCACCGTTATCAAAACTGCGATTGTTGGTATAGACACCGCCGCCACGGAATGATTTGGCGTTGCCTTTGCGCCGTCTTGTGTTGGGACGAAGTGTACCTTCACTTCCCGCTACCTCGGCGTTATTGTAGCCGACGGCATCTTCCATAACGGCCTCATAGTCGTAATAGTAAGTCCGTGACTTACTGAGGAGAAAGATGTATTCATGGCAGCGGGTTGGGCGGTCTTTTACGCTTTCCGGTATGGGGTTGGTCTTTTCCCACAGGATATCACTTCTCAGATACCACCCATCTGCTCTCAGCGCAAAGGCGAGCATCCAAGGGATACCCAGCAAGTCCTTAGGTTTGGCATCCTCACTGGTGACGGTCTTTTTCAGACGCCCCATGACAGACCCAGTGTTGGTGCTCTGCTTCGTGTTCTTCCCGCCAGCGTCCGAATGACGCCCGTCCGCATTGCGTCCTTTGCCGCTTCCTGCGTAGCTGTCGGCGATATTGACCCACAGCGTGCCATCCGGCTTCATGACTCGCTTCACTTCGTGGAAGACCTCCACCAGCTTCGCAATGAACTCCTCCGGCGTATCTTCCAGCCCGATTTGTCCATCCACTCCGTAGTCACGGAGCTGGAAATAGGGGGGCGAGGTGACACAGCACTGTACGCTCTCGCTATCCAGTTGTTTCAGGACTTCAAGGGCGTCACCGCTGTATATCACAAAAGACACCTCCGATTTGCTTTGTCACGTTCGCGTGGTTCGGGTATTAACTTTGCTGTTTCTGGGCCTGTACGCCCACAAAGCGACGACCAAGCGTTTGGTATAGATACACCCCTGCTATTTCAGGTTCTTATACACCATTCGCATAGGCGGGTGAGAATGGCATATAACCCTGTTATTTCGGGACTTACACGCCAACAGGTATACAATCCTGTTATTTCAGGGCTATCTACGCTTAATCCACGCCGCCCTTAAAGTCCGCCACGGGTATACAACCCTGTTATTTCAGGGTTCTATACGCCCTTTCTGCGGATGACCCTCTTACCAATTCAGGTATACAACCCTGTTATTTCAGGGTTCTATACGCCTGACACAGACATTCATGGACAAGGGCTATAGATATAGAACCCTGCTATTTCAGGGTCCTATACGCCCGATACAGGCATATTCAGTTCCCTAAAGTGCTGCCATCATCTCTCACATGATTAACCAGCTAACAGAGTATTCCTGCTTCCACGACGACCATGCATCTCCACAGGCGTAAATTCCGGTTATACCGTCCGTACTCGAAATTCTACTGAGAGGGGGCTATTTAAGATTTTTAGGTCTTAAATAGCCCTCGTATTGTAGAGCCGGTATCGGGCTCTCCGGCATCTTCTATGCCGGTGCCACCTCCGGCGGGCTACCAGCTTCGGGGCAAGGTCGAGCCTCGCTCCCGTGTCTGAGTGTTTACTGCATCTCTGCGCCGCACTTGGGGCAGAAATCATGGGGTTCATTGTGGTCGAGATACGACTCCTTCCCACAGTGGGTACAACGAGCTTCGTAGTCGTTGATGAACTCCCAGTGCCCCACAGGGGGCATATATGAGGGACGCTCCGTGCGCTCATTCTCAGAGGTCGGTTCGGTTGCCACAGGCGTGGGCTTGCCGACGACAATGAGGCTACGGCTTGTACCCTTGAGATGGGTGATACGTCCTTCAGCTTCCAGACGCTTGAGGTGCGACGCCACCGTAGAGGGGGAGTTCAGACCAACGCCTGCAGCAATATCGCGGATAGAAGGCGAGATGCTGTTCTGCTGGATGAACTCGCAAATGAAGTTGTAGACCTTCTCACGAGTCGGGATATTCTGTTCGCGGGCGGTCTCAACGTTCTGGGTGGTGTTCTTATCTACCATGTTGTTTCCCTCCTTGGGGCGTCTATAAATTTACCTCTTATATCTGGATTGTAATTTTAGAATGTATTAAAGGGTATTAAAGATTTGATGTGTTTTCCCACAAAACTTTGTTTTCAGGCAGGGATGAAAACCATGCCTGCGTTTTGTGCGAGAAGCACACAATTCTTCGGCGTAGCCTTGTGTCCTTTCGTGGATTTGTAAAAGCTGCCGACAATCGAACTCTGCATAACCCCGATAGTTCCGTTGAAATCCATCATCGCCCCCGGCATAATACGAGTCATGTCCTTGTACTGAGGTAGGTGCGGCTTTACGGCAAGCTGCGATACCACAGCATCGCCGTAAGCCTCACGGAATTCCTGCAGGCTGTCGGACTTCTGCTCGATAGCCTTATGCCGGTTCACAGCAATGACCTTGCCGTCCAGAAGATACTTCCGGTCAACCATTTGGCGGATGCAGGCCTGCCGGTCATGCCGGCGGAACTGCTTCAACTCAAAAGGTTCGACAGGTACGGAGACCTCAATATCGGTGTCCAAGATTGAACACGCAATACAGTAGGCATCCGTGTAATGTTCTTTCGGAACGCTCTTGGCGATACGGAAGCCCTTGGTAGAACGTCCATCCGTGGCGTAGACATCGTAGTGAGTTTCGTCTCCGAGGTACTCCAAGAGGTGTGGAATAATCTGGTTCAGGACACTCAAGGCGTGGTACTTTTTGTTCATACCTTCCTTCCGTGTGACCAGCTTATCCGCCCACGCCTTATCCTTATGAACGAGGTCGTGATGCTTCACACAAAGCCCACACCGATTTGCCAGTGTCTCGCTCCCACCTTTATGGCGAGGAACAACATGGTGGTAATGGTCGATGGGCTTCTTGCAGAACAGGCAGTGCCCATCCTGCTGTGAGTACACCGCATCTTCTACGGAGCCCAATCCGTACAACGGCCCCTGCTGGCATTCCCACCGACGAATATTAGGATTATCCATCGCCATGAAAGCGAAGCGGTTCAGTTCCACCACCACTGTTGTGATGGGCAGGAACTTTTCGACCTTAGCAATCAGGTTGATGTGGGTCTGCAGCAGATGATTCGCCGTGGGTGTCAACCATCCTTGAGGGCGGCAACGGTTATTGAACCGTGCCTTCCTGTTGCGGATATGGTGACAAATAACGGGCTTCTCGTAGCCGGGGAGAAGTCTTTTGATGGACTCGTTCTCCACGGTAGTCCCTGCAGCCTTCGCACGACGCTGACGCTTCCTGCGCCGGCCCAACGTACGGTGGTTTCTCCGAAATGCAGCACGCTTCTTCATCAGAAGGGGTACATCCTTGTTGCGCGTCTCCAAATGTGCGGAGAACACGCACTGGCCGTCCTCTTTGACGACGGCAACACCGATGTTTGTTCTGCCGGGGTCGATGCCAAGAATCAAGTCTTGGGTAACATCAGGGGTATCATAGTTCAACTGGATGGTAAACGGGGTAGAGCTGACGACTCGTGCTTTATTCTCCTTCAGGAGAAGGCGCACATAACAATAGCGAGTTGTCGGCATCAAAGGTTTACCGTCTTTGTTTTGCACATAGACCATCGTCATGTGCGCTCATCTCCTTTCATAGTAGTGTCTCACCTCCGGAGGAGGCGGTAATGTCTCCCTTACCTCGGCGTATGCTTGGCAGAGCTGCGAGCTGGGAAAACCCGCAGGTGCATCCACTCCCTCTACCTGAGGTGCTTACATACGTCGTTGCGGCTGTGGCTATTAGACTTTTTGGTGGTTTCCCACATCAAATCTTAAATAGCCTTAAATAATCTGAGGGTTGTTTAAGCCCTCCTTGGGGGACTTGAATTTACCTCTTTTGTCTGAGCTTAAAATCTAAAATGTATTCATAATATGAGGTTTGTTTATGCGGACCTCCGCCGCTGTTCACGCTCACGCTCCATCAGGTCTACTTTGACCGTTGCGCGGAGCTGAATAACGAGTGTCTTGGGGTCATAGGTGGTCAATTCCGCGAACCAAAGGGAATTGAAGAAGTCTTCAGCGTCCTGTTTCTTCTTCAGTGCCGAGATATAGCTATTATCCAAGGGGTCGCGTTTGACCATCAGCCTCAGAGCTGCCATGTAGTCGGCTGCGGCCTGTTTTACAATGGCGTTTGCCAGCTCCACGAAAACATCATCAATGACGCGGTAGCTCCAAGGCGATTTGTCGTAGTTGCGAGGTTTGGAATCGTAGGGATACGGCTCAAAGGGCCTCATGCCTCATCACCACCTTCCGGCGTATCGCGTTCGTCGGGAGGTCCGTCCTCAGGCGGGGCGTTGTCGTAGGGCTCAGGCGGCTCACCGTAAGACTCTGCGTAGGCCGGCCCCAGCACCACCAACTCCGTATTGTCCACGAAGACGCAGTGCTCGATGCCGAGGGAGTTCAGCAGTGCGGACACGTCCTGCAGCAAGCTGTAGTGTGCGCCGGCGTTCCGGCAGGCATCGGCCTTACCTTGCCACGTCGGGGTGTAGTGCCGCACCAGCTCGCGTACAAGCACGGTCTTGTCCTCCGAGACGACGACGCCGCCACTGTCGTCAATGGCGATGACGTGAACCAAGTTTGTGTTTGTGTTCATGCGATTTACTCTCCTTTCTTACTGTTGTAACTTCTTTCTTTTTGTGGCTACATATACACGAACGTGACATTTTGACAAGTCCGAGATTACAAAAAAAACAGGAAGAAAATCAGCTCAGGAAATCGCTCCTGAATGCATTGATACGGAAGCTATACTTTTTATTGAACTCCCAACGGAGTTTGCGGTAATCACGGCGCCCGATGCTTCCATCCTCGACGCACTCCGCATTGGGAAGCATCGACATGACCTCATATTTTAGAGCTGAGACCGCTTCCGGCTTGGCGAAGCCAACTGTGATAGCACGGCCATCGAAGAGAACAAGCTCGAAGGCAGTGACGGGTCGATACATTTTGAGCTGCCCGTCGGATACCTTCATCTGCTTGAGGTTTAGATAACGGACGAAACGAGAGGGGATACAGACCGGACGACAGGCGGCATTATTCTCCGCCAATGACAGCTCGCCCTTGGTGAAGAAGCAGAGCCAGCGGACATCATTATCGTTTGCCCAGTTTTCAGAGGAGCCGACCAGTACGCCAAAGTCGCCACCCAGCATATCTTCAAACTCGATAGGCTCACCGAAGACTTCGGTGCGGACAACCTTCTTGAGTTGGCCGTAGGTCATCCAGCCTCGGACGACCTTCATGGAGTTAAAGAAGTAGGGACAGAACCGACGGATAACGCCGAGGATGCAGATAGCAGCCAGTGCCACACAAACCCAAGAGAAGATGGAGAGTCCTTTGCCGACCTCGCCAGCAATCAGACCGGAGAACAGTCCTTTGATGATGCCGAAATCCATCTTATCGAGGTTGGCGATGTTGCCATCACCAAAGCCGATGAAAAGCACCACGGCATCCAGCGCCAGCACAATAGCGGCTGTAATAGTCAGCATCACGACGGATACCACCTTGCTGCCCGTCCACTCTTTAAGATTCAACTCTCTCACTCCTTGCTCCAACTATTACATGGTTTCGATATTTTGGCAAGTTTACGCTCAAAAAAGAAAATAGCATGAGCTGGACTTGTCATTTTTTGCTACATCTCTACTATAACACCAACCAGATATTTTGACAAGACCCTTGAGCGAACAAATTTGCGCTATTGTTTTTGTGTATAGTCTCCCTTCATGCTTTTGTACTCGACCACGGTGAGCCAAATAGCTGTCAGCATGAACAGAACCGCAGCGATAGCATTGGCCGGCGCCAAAACGCTTTCACTGACAGCTTCTGCAGCAAAGCCAAACATTCTATCGGCATAGAAGACGATGCCGACCACGCAGCGAAGGACTGCGACCAGTGCGAAGATGACGATTGCAATGTGACGCTTATTATCAGACATTTTGCTCACTCCTCAAGTTTTGTTAATGAAAGCTGCAAAGGCGATGATAACCAGCAGCCCAATGAATACAGCCAGCATTTCAGTTGCCGAAAGCACCCAACAGGGAAAGAATAAGATAAAGCATTCCGGATGCAGCCAGCAGCATGGCGGGGAGAGCGACAAGGCTCAGTACCATAGGACCATAGTCTTCCCGACTCTGTTCTACATCAATATCATCAGAAGGCATCCCGGTGAGTTCTCCAACCTTGCTCATAATCTTGCCCGTGGTTTTGCTTCGGCTGTGCCTGTCCACCAATGCAAAGATAGACAGGATGATGACGCACAGGAGACACAGCAGAAAGAACACAACACCGAAGGCTTTCACCAGCGACAGGACGCCGACCATAATGTCCTCAATCATAGTCCTCATCCCCCTCGTCATCACTGTCATCGCTATATCCATCGTCGTCATAGTCATCCTCAAAGTCGTCGATGCGGCTCTCGAAGCCACGGCGTGTACCATTGAGCTGTCGGTCCAGCCGGTCTGCACGTCCTTTGGCGATAACAGCCACCACCAGCGCGAGCAGTGCGATAACCGCCAGCAGAATCACCATGAACCAAAGGTATTTGATAGTAGCCTGCAATGCGGTATAGTCCGCGCCGGTCATGGCTTCCGTGGTTGCCTCTGCGACGTCTGCAGCCAGTTTGTTGTATCCGATGTAGACCGGCCTTGTCTCAGCAGAAATCAGCTCAATCATTGTTCTCGTCCCCCTTATTGTTTCTATATGCTTCCGCATAGTCAAGACGCATTTCCCTAATGACACGTTCCAGATTGGTTCCTCTTATGTAGCTGTAAGGCGTATCGCAGCTACGGAGTTCATTGATGACACCGTTATAGAGAGGATGTCCCATGTGCTCACTGTAGATGAAACACATTGTCAGCTTGTCGTACTGCTTCATTCTCTCCGGTGCGTTTTTGCTTACGATATACGACCAGTTGGGATAACACTCCTTGAGCTTCTTGAGGAAGTTTGGGTGTCCACCCACGAACAGGATGCCGGTCTGAGGCAGGGTGGGGAGGTCATCAATATTGGGAACTTCGACATCCTCAATGTCTTCTGCGGTATCTTCCGGCAGGTCTTCCGGCTCAGGTAGGGGAGCAGGCGTATCGTCGTACCCCGCCGCAGCAGCCCGCGCCAGCTCCTCACCAAGCGTACCGTTTTCCTTGCGGAGCTGGTAGCACTCCTTCTCCAGCGCCTTGTTCTCGCGCCTGAGTGCCGACAACTCTTTTGCCAGCCGTTCGCCCTCGCTCGACAGGAACTCTATCGTGGCTTTTCCAACCTCGAACTCCTTACGCTGTTCAGCGTAGAAGTCGTTTATCTCCTCGGTGAGCTTTTCGCAGGTCTTCTGCGTGAGCTGCCGGCATTCATCCTTTGTGAACAGGTGCTTCTCATTACAAAGGTTCTTCATCGCATCGTTAAAACGCATCTCCGTCACAGCCTGTGCGAGAACATCGTCCATGAACATATATATGAGATACATATTGTCGATGCAGAAGTGTATAATCGACCTGTCCTGTTCTTTCAGCAGCTTCCAGTCCTTAACGATAAGGAGTCTGTCGAAGCACTCGTACCACATCTCGTCTGTGATATGGATGTTTTCATTCTCACCGACCAGCATGACGGTGTTCCACAGCGTAGCGGCGTTGAGAGCATAGGGCTTTCTGGCACTGAATGCTCTTCTCAGCTCGACCACGTTTCTCTCGTGACAGAAACCTTTTTGTCTGAGTCGTTTTAGTGTGCGTGCGTAGCGCTCTGTGACTTTGGCTTTTGCCATTTTGCTGACCAGCAGGGTATCCAGCATATCTTCGTAGCGCTCATCATCCTTACAAACCTCAAGGATGTTGAACTTCTGACCGTCGGTATCCGTGTACTCTACCGTCGTGCCGGATTCGTCTGGCTGATAGCGAGCACAGATTTTGTGGTGTGCGAAGATAAAGCCGGCATAGTAGCGCAGTTCATCTTGGATGTCTCGCGTGTTCATATCTCTTTGTCCTTTCTTTTCGTTTTGTTTGTCCCAGAAAAGTGTGCAATCATTGCACACTTTTCAATTCTGGGGATTGTCCAACAGTTCAAGGCTTCGGATAGGTCTATATAACCCTGTTATTTTTTGGGGGTTATACGCAGGGCAGGGTATTGACGGTCTTGACAGAACAGGTATACAACTCTGCTGTTTCAGGGTCTTATATGCCGCACCATGTGAATGTGAGGCAGGCCATCCGGGTATACACCCCTGTTGTCTCAGGGCTTTGTATACCCGTCACAGGCATATTCAGGTCCCCTAAGGTGCCGGTATCATCTCTCACATGATTGACCAGCCAACAGGGTATTCCTGCTTCCACGATGACCATGCATCTCCACAGGCGTAAATTCCGGTTATACCGTCCGTACTCGTTTTTGTGGCGGAGAGAGTGGGATTCGAACCCACGGATGCTTTTAACATCGCCGGATTTCAAGGCCGGTGCTTTCGACCACTCAGCCATCTCTCCGTTTTAATTTTGCCGGGGAAAAAGCCGCCGCAACTGTTCTTCACCTTATCGGGGAAACTTGTTGCGGCGGCCTTGCCGATAAATTTGGTAGCTTCGATTAACGGCGCTTCTGCTTCAGGGACAGAGCGATGTAGAAGCCCACACCCAGAGCCACGACGCAGCCGCCCACGATGTAATAATACACGGGAGTGCTGGAGCCGGAAGCAGCGGTGTCATCAGTGGTTTCGCTATCAGCAGGCTGGACATCGGTATCCGTATCGCCGGTCTCACCGGTCTCGCCACCCACAGCGGGGTCGAGTGCGGTGTTGCCATCAGCCTCAGTGGGCTGCTCTGCATCGCCAGCGGTAGGAGCCTCGGCCTGAACGTCGTCCGCAGGAGCGGCATCGGGGAGAGTCGCGCTATCGGCGATATCCGGAGCCTGCTCAGTCACAGCGGGCGTATCAGCGGCAGCCGCGTCACTTGCGTTAGGCGCAGCGAAGGCCATAACAGGGACCGCCAGAATAGCGGCCATCATACAGCCCACGATGATGTGCTTGAACTTGATGTGTTTCTTCATAAAGTTTTTCCTCCTTTCTTCAATTATAGGAGCAAGGACATCATGCAAGCCCTTCCTTGCCGTCCACGGCTCGTGAGAGCCACAAGAGAGAGCTATATCATGCCCTTTTCAACCTGCGGTCGTCCCGTTACTACTGAAAGGGCTTCGGCGGCGTGGTACTCAGACCATTCGCATCGGCGTAAGGGGTGTTGCCGATAAGTGCAGGCGAGGTATGAACCTGCAGCACCGCCGAAGCCAAGTGAAAGGACAGCCTGCGGCGGCCCTTTGGGGAAAGGGGAAGAGCAGAGGGGGAATTTGAAGCCTATGCCCGTGGCCGCAGGTTGAAAAAGGCACAATATTTTTTTTGAAAGGTGCATCCTCCAAAACTCTGCAGTGTGGCATCCAGCCATTCGTCCACTGGGGAGACAACGGAAGCACGGGGGTGGTATTCCCGTGGCACTGAGAGAGGAGGGGGCGCGGGTAGAAAGACGATGCTTGCGAAACTTTTTTCAATGGCACATTGAACTTATGGTTACGGAACATATCACAACGGAGGGTGTTGCAGTCTTTTTTGGCAAAAGAAATGGTCCAAATCTCATCACGGCAAAAGCACCCGCGCCCTATAGTTCTATACTACCACAGTTTGATATTTTGTCAAGTCAAACACGAACAAAAATCGAACAAATTTCCGCACGCTGCGCCTATTTGTTCGAGTGTACCACGCTTTCAGCCGTTGTGTGCGGTCGTGATTGCGAATTTGGAACTTGACAAAATATTTTGCTCATGTAGTTGCTGCGTTCTACAGGTACTTTGTTCCGCCCTGCACATAGAACCTGTCCACATGGCCGATAAGTGCCGGCTTGGAAGAGCGTGTTCCGTTCCCTACATAGACCACATAAGCCTTCTCACCGGCACGGGCATCCTCCAATGTGCTGGGGCTGCCATAGACAGCATAGGGGATAGCATCAGCCCCATCCGTCCGCAGCGTAATGCGGAAACGCTCGTTTTCCAGCTCCTCCACTTCCGTGACAGTGAGCTTATCCACCTTGACACGCCCTCTCATAATCTCATGAAGCCTTGCGCCAGTTTTCACGATAGCACCAACGCAGAAAGGTGCAATGAAGGCGATGACAAGACCAACAGATACAACTCCGATGGTCTCCATGTGCATGGAGTCAAAAAGCTCCTTGCCTTTGCTGTACCAATACAGCAAAGAGAATCCGAGGATACAGCCGAGAAAGGCTGCGATACTCAGCCCGAAGTGCAGGGGGAGCTTTTCGCGTTGTGCGAGGTATTTGCGGGTGATTTCGATTTTCTTCTCTTCCATGTTTTCTATCTCTCCTCAAAGATGTGGACGTGTGTTGTGGGGAGGGTTGTGCTTGGGAATTTAACTTGCCGGCAATTTGCTATGAACGGCTCTCGAAGCGCTCGTAGTGCTGTTTTGATGGCGTATGCGGGCGTTTTGCAGGGAAGTATGTTCGACGTTTAATTTGCCGGTAACTTGCTTGAGACGGCATCCTGCGTCCACCACATGGTGCTTGCAGTGCGCTTGTTCTGTCTATCTTTTCAGGTAGGGCATCGTAGAGCTGTGCTTCGCCGCAGGCCGCCCCTCCGCCCAGGCCCGCTTCGCAGGTTGAGCTTCGCAACTTTCCGGCAACTCCGAATAGTTCGTCGAAGTCTTCGGAGCGCCATGAACACGGCAGTTGTTCGGGATTTCCGAACAACTCAACTTCCCGCAGCGCCCCACCCCGCAGGCCAGCTCCATCCGATGAATGGAATGCGCCGCCATACCGGACTCGCTTTGTTGATTGTTCTCACAATTCGAATCACTCCTCACACTGAAAATTTTTACTGTTTAGTACGTCTGTTCTAAGACTATCACAACTCGCTGTCAAAAACAAATGAGTGTTTAGTTATACGATGACTCCGGCATCGTTGCCGGTACTGGCCTACCAACTTGGTAGTGGAACTTGTCGTATGGCATCAATCCTCATCCCCGTTACCCCAAAAGGCGTTTGCGTACAACGTGATGCAGCGACAATACGGTTCTCCGGATGCTGTATACGTCATGAACTCGCCATGTGGCGCATCGGTAGAGAGCACCCATACCGGCTCTTTGGAGTCGCCCTTAAAACGTGGCCGATACTCAACGGTGATTTTAGGATAGAGTTCTACTGCGAGTTTCCACATCGGACATGATTTGCCCAACGAACATGATAAAGGTTCCATAGGACAGGCCGGAGCGTCCTCTGATGTGGGGATGAACCCAAGTGGTGTAAACAGATACTCCTTGATAACATCGGCCCCACATTCGTCAGCCTCGCTTTTTTGTGGAAGGTCTTCTTGGACTGAGGCATATCCGAATGCCTCAAAATCTCCGCAGAAGGTTGGCGTGTAGGCAAGAACAATTACGCGGTCTTTTCTCATTCTCTCCTTCATGTACCGCAGCCTTTTCCTGTCCTCCAAACTTTTACCATCAAGTCTGTCGGCCCAATACAAAGGTGGAACGGGGTTGTACTCATTCGTCGTAAACGACAACACTGATGAACACGGCCTTATATTCTTGCTGGTGCTGTAAATAGATTCTGCGTTGAATACCGCACCTTTTCCAACGCGCCGTCCCTCAGCATTAAACACTTCGAACATCTCATGCTCAACATTGCATCTAAGCCAAGGGTCATCACGGAAATTCTCGAAGTCGCGCTTTGGCGAAAAGATAACGAAGCGTCCTTCTGAACTTGCAACCGCTCTGGCGTTTTGCCTTTGAGCTTTCTCTTCTTCTGACAACGGGATGGGTCTCGTATCTGGATTGACGAAGGTGTTTTCGCACAGGTTGAAGTCACACGCACTGCCGGCATACAGCCGGCTAAACACGCCCCAGCACAATGCGACACATCCTCCATCTATCATGCGCTCACGCTCTCGACCTGATTTTTCCTTTTCATAGAAAACGAAGTGTCTAAACAGAAGCGAACCCTTTGCCCGCCTTGCGCCTCCAGCTACAATGTCACCAGCATCTACATCAGAACTGTAAACATAAACGATATTATCTCTATTGGCGCGGTCACTTACATCGCCCTCAATATCGAGCAGTTCTTTTGGCGGGCATTTCGAAAGCATTGATGCCCACCTGCTACGGAGTTCAGATAATTTATTTGCCTGCTCTTCTTTTTCCATATGAGATTCTCCTTGTTGAAAAGATTTGCTTTGGGTAAAGGAAGCGTGTGGCTTGGGCTGTCGTGCAGGGGTGCTGGCTGAAGGAGCAGGTATCTCAGGTAGAGGACGAGGCTCCGCTGCGAAGCGATGCCTGCCACTCCTACCTGAAATCGGAAATCGGATATTTAAGATTCGATGTGTTTTCCCACAAAACTTTGTTTTCAGGCGGGAATGAAAACCATGCCTGCGTTCTGTGCGAGAAGCGCACATCTCCTCGTTAAAACCCGTTCTCCTTTCGTAGATTTATAGTAGTCCGGCTTGCCGTTATGGAAGCCTTCCGACCCCTGAAAAATCCCGACAGCGCCACCGAAATCCATCACCGCCCCCGGCATGATACGAGCCATGTCCTTGTACTGGGGCGAGTGAGGTTTCACGGTGAGCTGCGATACCGCAGCATCGCCGTAAGCCTCACGGAACTCCTGCAGGCTATCGGATTCCTGCTCGAAAGCCTTGTGCCGGTTTGCAGCAACCACCTTTCCATCCAGAATGTACTTCCGGTCAACCATTTGGCGTATGCAGGATTGCCGGTCATGCCGACGGAACTGCTTTAGCTCAAAGGGTTCGACAGGTGTGGAGACCTCAATATCTGTGTCCAAGATGGAACAGGCGATACAATAGGCATCCGTGTAATGTTCCTTCGGTACGTTCTTGGCGATGCGGAACCCCTTGGTAGAACGTCCATCCGTGGCATAAACATCGTAGAGCGTCTCGTTTCCGAGATACTCCATGAGATGCGGGATAATCTGGTTCAGGACGCTCAAGGCATGGTACTTTTTATTCATACCTCCCTTGCGTGTGACCAGTTTCTCCGCCCACGCCTTGTCCGTGTGGACGAGGTCGTGGTGCTTCGCACAGAGCCCACACCGGTTAGCCAGCGTCTCACTTCCACCCTTGTGGCGTGGAACAACATGATGGTAATGGTCAATGGGCTTCTTGCAGAACAGGCAATGTCCATCCTGCTGTGCGTACACCGCATCCTCCACGGAACCCAGTCCGTACAACGGCCCCTGCTGGTACTCCCACCGACGGATATTGGGATTATCCATCGCCATGAATGCAAAGCGGTTCAGCTCCACCACCACTTTCGTGATAGGTAAGAACTTCGCAACCTTTGCAATCAGGTTGATGTGGGTTTGCAGCAGGTGATTTGCTGTAGGTGTCAACCATCCCACAGGGCGGCAACGGTTATTGAACCGCGCCTCCTTATTGCGGATATGGTGGCACACAATGGGCTTCTCATAGCCGGGGAGCAATCTCTCGACAGAACCATCGGTGATGGTGGTTCCCGCAGCCTTCGCACGACGCTGACGCTTACGGCGCCTATCCAACGTGCGATGCTGCTTACGGAAACCAGCACGCTTCTGCATCAGAAGAGGTACGTCCTTATTGCGCGTCTCCAGATGTGCGGAGAACACGCATTGGCCGTCCTCCTTGACGACAGCGACACCAATGTTCGTTCTGCCGGGGTCGATGCCAAGAATCAAGTCTTGGGTAATATCAGGGGTATCATAGTTCAACTGGATGGTAAACGGGGTAGTGCAAACAACTCGTGCTTTCTTCTCCTTCAGGAGAAGGCGCACATAACAATAGCGAGTTGTCGGCATCAAAGGTTTACCGTCTTTGTTTTGCACATAGACCATCGTCATGTGAGCTCATCTCATAGTAGTGTCTCACCTCCGGAGGAGGCGGTAGTGTCTCCCTTACCTCGGCGTATGCTTGGCAGTGCTGCGAGCTGGGAAAACCCGCAGGTGCATCCACTCCCTCTACCTGAGGTGCTTACATACGTCGGTGTGGCTGTGGCTATAAGACTTTTTGTGGGTTTCCCACATCAAATCTTAAATAGCCCCTGAAATCCGTCTCAGGGCCCGCAGGCGCGTCCTGAAGGCTGTCGGCCATGATGGGACATACCCCACACATCTCAACCCCCGTGAGCAAGCTCACAGGAGGCACGGATGAAGGGAATCGCATCCCGTTGCAAGTCAGAAACCGTAGATAGCAGTAAACTTCAACGCTGGCATCCAACCCACAGCAGAAGAAAAGGCTACTTACAGGTGCCAGCCATTTTCTCCGTGACCTGCAGTCTCCTTAGCTTCGTCCCACTGCTGGCGGGTATAGACAGCAAAGCACAGGTCAGCATCCACGGGGACATGGACTTCGACAGTCTCAACACGAACGCCGTCGTCATCAGGAATTTCTTTGACGTACTCTTCGGGGGTAAACACGATGAATAACACATCGCCCTTCTTCTTGAACAAGTCGGGCAGGAACAACTCACGCTCATCGCAAATGTCATTCAGCATAGAGAGGAAACCGGCAGACCGCTTTTCAGAGACGGGGAAGAGGGGACTGTTGGTGTCCTCAGTATCAAAGACCTTAATGTGTGTACCATCATCTTCGTCTCTCAAGACAATTTGCTTATTCCCATTGCTGTCCTTTTCGATACACAGCGTGCAGGGAATGGCGATGGAATCCATAGCATCGGCGGGGTCGAACGGATTGTACTCGTTTTCGGCGCCGTATTCCTCCTCATCATCGTAGTCGTCGCCGATAACCTCATCCAGCAGAAAACCCAGCATCGCCTCAAGGTCATAGAAAGTTCCGTCGTCATCTTCACAGATGGTCTCGCTCATGGGGATGCCGCCTATATTTTCGTAGTCGAAGATGCGACGTGCCTCCAAATCCTCGGAGTCGGCCATGTAGACCACATGATAGAAGTCGTCGTCCATGGTGTCAGGCTTCTCTGCTTCCTGCAGCAGCACACCGACGGGGACACAGAGCCAACGGTAAAGACGGTCGAGACCGTAGATGACCAGCGCCTCATCCACCTCGTAGATGATGGAGTCCTTGTCCTCTTTGAAGACATGACCGGAAACGATGCGGTAAGGAACATAGTTGCCGCCATCAAGAGACATAAACGGTTCCATAGACTCCCTTGAGATGATGTTGTCAGCGACGTCCATGATGGAGAAGAACTGGCGCTGTCTATCCTGTGCTTTCTGCGGCAGCTCGAACTTCAGCACGTTGCCGGTCTGCTTCTTCTGCCGAGGCTCATGGACTTCGGGCAGGTGGAACGCTACGCGGCGTTCACAGGTATCCTTACCGGTATCCTCCAGCCACAGGTAAACCTGTGTCATGAACGCACTGTTATAGGCCAAAGGCCTCGCGCAGAGCGTGTTGATGATTTTATCGTCACCGGTCACATCCGGCATGGTAACGTGCTTGATTTCGGAATTGTTCAGTCCTTTTCTTGTCATGTCTATCACCTTGATATTCCTCTCTGGGTCACATCTATTTGCCGACTGTCTCGGCATCACCCTCAAATGAGCTCATGGCTCATAAGTACAGCTTCAAAAATACATCATAGCGGAAGATGATTTGCGTATCATCCTGCCAACTCACTCGTCCTTCAATTTCCAAGAACTCGTCTCCATTGTCCGGCGTAAAGAACGCTGGGCAAATATCACGCATGGCGACAGCCTCACGAAGATAACCGGAGATGTCTTTTGCTTCTTTGTCCGTCATCGTGTTGATGATGACGATGCGATTGGTTCCTTTTTCACGGAGGCAGTAGAGCGTGCGTCCACTCACATTCTGCTCTTCTATGTAGCAATGAGGAGTTGCAAAAATGAATTGTTCCTCCACGGCTCTACCACCTCCGTCATGTATAGCTTACTCGGCTATATTCGACACCTTTACTCGGCGTCAGCGTTCTCCTTGGCTGACTTAGCCTTGTTCTGCCGACGGGGAGCGCGTGTCTCAGCCTTGGGCGCATCTTCCGCAGGCTCGGCATCCGCAGGCACATCAGCATCAGCGGGCTGTGCGACGTCACCTTCGGCTGCATCCGCTTCGCAGGCTTCGCTGGACTCAGGCGCAGGGGCGGGTTCCTCGCTCACGGGAGTCTCTGCTTCCGGCTCCGGCGCTGCATTCTGCTCGGCGGAATCCACAGGTGCGTCGTCTTCGTCCTTGCCGGTATCGGGGTCGGGGTCCCAGCGGTCCGCCACCACGGTCACGTCGATTTTGGGAGCGACAGCAGACAGTAGCAGCTTTCCGGCGAGGCAGGCGGCGCCAGCCACCAGTGCGATTTTGAAAATTTTCTTCATAGGGGTATCCTCCTGTTAAAATTATTGAGAATCGGCGATGCCGAGTTCTTACTGTTTCAGATTTGCGAGCTGTTCCATGTCCTCATAGGCTCGCGGTATTTTGACGGAGCTGATGATTTCGCTGAAGACCATCTTCTCATCGAAGCTGACGACAGCTCTTCGGATATCACCTTCGATGATGAGATAACGTCTGGTCATTCTTATACTTGTGAGCTTACACACCTCATAGATGTTGTACTCCTCGGAACGACCGGCAGCCGTATACTCAGCTTGAACCACACGGTCATAGCAGATGCGGCCATCACGCTCTTTCAGTTCGCTCCAGCGGAGCAGCCGGCTGTATCCAACTTTCACGACAGTAACGATAGGAAAGCCAACGAACGAAATGCACAGCAGCCACACCACAAATGTTGGGACTGTGATATGTAGGTCAGTCATGGCGCCCAGCGCCACAGCAATACACATCAGGACAAAGCCAATGATGAAGACGTACTGTAGAACTGTGAAAGGGAAGGCCCACTGGCTGTCGAAGACCTTTCTGTCGAAGTCATAGTCTCTCATGTTTTGTTCTCCTTGGGCTGGATGCCGAACTCTTCCTGCAGAATACGGGTCAGCTCCTTGGTTCCGACCGCTGACATATACTGATGGGGCGCCCGCACTGTAGAGACCTTGATGGCGCTCTCGTTGATGCGCCGGAGCAGCCGTCCATAGAGGTCGTCGGCCTGATGCTCAAAAACTCGGACTTCACTCTTGCCGAGCCACTTCTGCCATTTGCCACATTCGGCACAGTACAGGCCGGTCTGTGTACCATTTGCTTTCGTGAAGAATTTTGTGCTGCCGCACTTACAAGTCATATCCATATCGAGCTTTCCTCTCTTTCAGAAATGAGATTTGTTTTCCACGCGATGTGGAGTCAGGAATATGTCGAAGATTGTCGTGAGCTGATGGAGACTGACGCCTCAGCTTCGCACATCAATGTGGAGAATCGAACCACCAGAGCCACGGCCACGCAGGATGTGTCAGGTTGCCGAACCGACCAACCCGCCGCGAGCCTGTCCCCATCCTGTGCCTGAAGACATCACTTAGCAGGGGGGACGATAGACCGCGTAGCCTTTCCACCCTCTACACAAGCTGTAGAGGAGAGACGATACAGCGCCAAGTCTCCGTGTGTATATTCCCGTGCGATAGTGCCATCTTTCAGCAACAGTACAGAGCCAGACATAACGCCGTCTCCATATGCCTTTCCAATACGCATCAGTTCAGTTGCGTCTTCGAAAGTTTCCTCGCTCTTTGTCACCAGAATGAGATGAGACTTGGAACATTCGGGGCTGAACATCGTGAACCTCAGAAAGTCTCCGTTTCCGATGTTCACCTTTCCACGACAGTAGATGAAGTTCCATGACTCGTTCACGTCAGCAGGATTGACAATGCTGATATCTGCGCCGCCCTCTGCGTGCGCCAGATAGTACGGATGCGATGGATTGCGCTTCCGCATTGACTCAGGAATGATTTCCTCGACAGAATACTTCCTGCACAGAGCCGCGATGAATTCAGCATTCACAGATTTCTGCTGTTGTTCATTCAGCAACTCACGTACTTTTGTCGTTCTCTCTACATAAGCCCAATAGTCGATGTCCTCACTCAGCTTTTTGATGTAAGGCTCCCAGTCCAATTTTGGACTCACTCGGCTCATCCGGAGAAAACGAGAGAGCGCGGTCGGTTCAATACCAAGACCTCTTGCAATATCAGCCTGCGAGACTGTTGGGTGCTCTTCGAGATACAAGCGGATAATATCACGAACAACAACGCCATCAAGTGTTGCTCTCTTTGTTTCACTCAAGTTCATCATCTCCTTTTTTTACTTCGTCGGGGCAGCCATCTGCCATCTCTCCGCTTCGCGGTCTTTTTTGTTGACTGAACAGCACAGATTTGAAACAACACGCTGCACATTGCCATCTGACCGCTACTGCAAAATCAGATACCGGACATCCTCAAATAGTTGGTCATAGTACGCGGTCTGCCACTGATAGCAGACGATGCCAATTTTCATATCCGGTTTTCTGCCCTGATAAATCTTCATCTGCTGTACTACACAGATGTCCAAGTCAGCTCCATACGCATACCATCTGCCTTCCGAGTCCATAAGCGGAAACACAGAGTTCTTATTGCGAAGAAGTCCAACGTTTTCCACAGCGGACTCAATAACTTCGTCACGCTTCGCAGTCAAATCCTCATATGCGATTCGCTTTAACTGACCAAGGCCGATATAGGTCGTTGGGACAAGCCACAGATGGTCCATCTGACTTCCCAGTTTTCCAACACCTTCTGTCCCTCGCACTCCCTGTGCATCAAAGTACAGGTCTTTGAATTCTTTCACGTTCGGAATGAGGATGATTCCGTTTGAACCACGGAGAGGGGAGTGGAGAGTGCCACAGACAGAGTTCATTGTCTGGACTTCTCTATGTACGCGGTCTTCGCGCCACGTCATTCCCTCATTCGCCGGTACATAAACGAGAGCGCGGTTGTATGCACCAAGCATGAGCCCCGTGTATCTGTCCGAAAAGATGTCTTTGGGAGCCTCATCACTTCTTGCCACAAACATCTTTTTTACAGCAACGCTGTCCAAAAACTGTGCTTCGCCGACATACTCTTTGCCCCAGTTGTTCCTCAGAAAACCATACCACGTGTTTTTCTCGCCATCTCTTCCCTCAACGAGAACGGGAGCAACGGGACCGATGACCTCATTCATCATCACAGTTGACACGGCCATCTTCATCAGACGGTTTCGTCTTTCAGGCTTAATGACCGCTCCGCCAGTCAAAGGAATGCGGGTGGCACAATCAATCTCATAGCCGGAAAGCCAAGGATAGAATTCAAGATAATCCGTCAGAAGTTTTTCAACACCCTTCTTTGTGATGACGTAATATTTCCGAATCAGTTTTCGACCACGTTTTTCGATGGTAAAGGTTCGCATACGAATGAGGCCGTCTTCTTCATAATCACGGAGGATGCGATAGACATTGCTGGGAGATGAACTCAAAACACTCAGCACGCTCCGTGGAGTTGACAGACCAAGTGAGACGTCATATAGAATTTTTGCTTTCAAAATCGGTTGAGCCATTTTTTTGACACCTCCTGTTAGATTTCTGTTTTTTCTCTCGAAGCGACGCTGGCGGAACAAAGACTCCCAGCTTCGCTGTTGCCATCTACCCGCGCTTCGCACGGAATTGAGTCATTCAGTTATCGCGTTGAGATTTTATTTTGCTGTCCCATTCAGTCCTTTTCGTCCATCGCATTGAAACATCATGACATTTAAGTCAAACGCTTTTTTGATGCCTGAAAGCCAAGCGTCCTGAGCAATACACAATTATGATTGATGCAGATGTGATTTTCAGTTTTTCCCTGAACGCTGGTTTGGATTACAAAGCCGAAAGGAAAGCCGGGGGAGTGGTGGATAATGACTGTTGAGACATGAAGTTGAATTCTTTGAAAGTACCAACCGTAGTTTTCGAAGATAGATTGAAAATCAAAACTGCCTTGGAGGTGAGTTTTGTTTTGGTGGGAAACAGCCGCAATGTTTTGCTTTCTTAGCAAGTTAAGTCGTGTCCAACTTAAACAGCGAGTCGGCAAAGTTGTTCACTCTTTTTCTTTCCATGGCTTTTAAGCTATCTAAGAGAGTTGAGTCCTCAGTTTGAGCCGAGTGAGATTTTGTCTTGGTGCCTCTTTCTATCGTGGTGCTTACCGGAACGATGGCGATGTTCTTGGCGTTTATCAAGATTGAAGAATGAGCATCTTTTGGCTGGCTTTGAGTGAATATCATTTTGGTGCATTGTTCTCTCGTCGGTGCTTACCGGAACGAACTTTTCTCTTTCCATGAGGTTCAATTTTCATTAACTGTTTTTGTTTGCTACTTTTCGTGGTGCTGAGGTGTAGATAGTTTCTGAGGTTAATTTCGGAGGGTAAAGTTTCCGTGCCATCGAAACCGCAAAATTGTTCGATTTTCCAAGGCTTTACTGGTCTTCTCGCTAAAACCTATATGCTACCCTTAAAGTCAGAGGGGGTGTTTTGGTTGGTGCGAAGTTGCTTTTGAAAGGCGGAAAGTATCTCTGCTTCGCCGAGGTAGTGTTTTCGCTCAGGTGCTACTGCAATATACGTGCCTTCGGGGAGCTCTTCAGCCGGTACGATAGCCGTCGCATAAACAAAATCCGCCGTAGTACCACTGTCGCCGCCGAGGGTAAACATACAAATCGAATCGGTTACAGACTTGCAATCGTGGTTGTCGCCGTCCGTAACCCGCCCATCCGCTTTGTTGTAAACGAAGAGATAATTGATGGTCTTCTCGCCTAATCTTGGGAGCTGTTCTGCAATAGCAGAGAGCGTATCACGTACTGCATATTTGAGAAATTCAGTATAGATAAATGCTGCGTTTTCAAACCTCAGAGGAGAACTTCTTTTGACCCAAATGGATGGAATCATAGGTGTTTTTACATAGATGGAACTGCCATCAGTGAAAGCATAAAACTCGCCGCTATTCGCATGAATTTCATCGTAGTTCTGCTTCGCATCTTTGTTGCCGGGGTTGATGCTGCCAAGTGCATTTGAACGAAAATAGAAGTGATTAAGTGCCGCAAAAGAAGCATAAATTCTTCTGCAATATGATGCTCTAACTTCATTGAAATTGCTTTGGATAAGGTCTTGCAGGACCTCATCTTCCGCCCATTTTTTATAGCTGAATTCCTCCAAATCTTCAACATGGAGGAGTGCAGCTTCGCAGATACCATGCAGCGCTTTCAGTTTCGAACAGGCTTCGCGCAGGTCTTTTTTGAAGTCCTCGATGTCGTAAAATGCGTCACACATTGGCTACTCCTTATGCGCTCACATTGTCACGGAGAGAGGTGTAATGCGGCACGTGGTCGCTGTCGTAAATGCAGTAGGTATCGAAACCGTATTCCTTCAAATGGAACTCTTCCGCTTCCTTCGGACTGCGAATAACAGCAACGTGATTGATTTCATCTGCGTAGCCTTCCACGAAGCTGATGTTGCGCTCGCGCATCGCAAGCTGCGCGTCAACACGCGCCTTCACATAGGTAACATCGAAGGCCTTGCCGTCGTTGGTGATGAAGAAAAGCTGCGACGGATAGGTCGCCACATCAATCTCGCGGAGGTTGTCGCTGCCTACAGCAACCACGACCCAAAACGCATAGAGGCGACGCTTCAGGGTATCCTTGCTCTCACCGCCAGCCCCCTTCCAGTACAGAGTGTCAGCCTTCTCATCGTAGAAAACGAGACTCTCTCTGGAGAGCTTCTTGAGGTAGTAGCGGATGTTATCCTCGGTCTCCTTATCGCCGAAGAAACGAACTGCCTGCTCCTGTGTGATAGCTCCGCAGATATTGAAAATCAGCGAGAGATTGTCGTAAAGACGAAGATACTTCATGTCTTTTAACTTCCTTTCTCAGAGGGAGCGTAGGCGAGGGAATCCCTCGCGCTACTGCTTCTTCTGCATATTTTTCTCTTGGATACGGATGAGGTCTTGCTCGTCGGTACTGAGCAAATCGTGTTCCGTTTCCGAGGCTACAATGTGGATTGCAACGTGGTTGGCATTTGCCATCAGCAGGCCGTCACCGCGCTCGAAACGCTTGACCTGTTTACACTCACTCTCTGTGAGGTGCATGGTCTCTTTCGCCAGTGCGATTTCTTCCGGTTCGACCTTCATCAGAACCTTGAACTTCGCTGTGTTGGTGATTTCCTTACCGTAATCCGAGGCAAAGAAGTCGTTGGAGTTTTGAGACAGGGCAATGAAGATAGCGTTCATACCACGTGCCGTGCGGAAGCCCTCGACAACGAACTCAGCGGCCTGCTGAGACGCTGTACGACCCAGCAGACGCCACGCCTCATCGAGCATAACTGCCTTACGTTCCGTACGGTCTTCCTTTACGCGGTCCATAACGAAATCAAAGGCGATGAACATTCCGAGAGGCAGCATTTCCTTCGTCAAGTTGGACACGTCGATAACGATGAACTTATTGGTCAGCTCCACATTTGTGGGCTGGTTGAAGGACTTTGCAGAGCCGATAACGAAACGGCTCAGGCAGTCGCGCAGCCGCTTCGCTGCGGGGCCGCCCTTCTCCAGTTGGGCATACAGGTCGCCCAACACGGGCATCTCCCGATAGTGGCCGGGGTTCTGCGGGTCCCACAGGGAATCGTTATCCGTGGTGATACCGAAGCTCGCGTAGGTGCGGATAAGCGCCTCGTCCAGCAGGTGCCGTTCTTCGTGGGTGATGTCCTGCAGGATGATGGAAATGAAGGCGTGGAGTGTCTGGATTTTCTTCGACAGAGTAGAGGTCTGAGACCGCCGCTGACCACGAATCTTGTCCTCGGAGTCAGTGTTTCTCTGCCGAATTTCCATGATGTTGATGTTCTGCGGAGAGCCCGGTTCGATGCGGATGAACTGTCCGCCGATAGCGTCGCAGGCTCTCTCGAACTCGTAGCCCTTGTACGGGGCAATGGTGAACGTCTGCGTGTTCTGATAGCGAAGGCGGAGCGCCATCGTCATCGCGGCGAAGGTCTTACCGGCGCCTGAAGTTCCAACCCACACCATGTTTCCGTTGACGTAGATGTTACGGTCAAAGGGGTTGATGAACACCAAGGATTGATTGCTGGAGTTCTCACCCAGCATGATGCCGCCCTTGTCGTAAAGCTCGAAGGAACAGAAGGGATAACCGGCAGCAAGGTCGGATGCAAGGCAATTACGACGAGTCTTTTTGTAAAGGTCATCGGGCATCCGGCAGACCGGCAGAGTGGAAAGCAGACCATCAATCTGATGGAACTTATACTGCTTGATGACCATGTCATTTTGGACACACAGCGCACGGATTTCCTTCCACTTCCACTGGAGTTCCTTCTCGGAATGTGCTGTGATAGTTAGCAGGGTTGAAAGCCAGCAGAACTCGTCGCCGCTTGCAAGTCCCTGCTTCAAATATCGGCCTGAGGTGCTGGCCTCAGCCATTCCTTCATAGCCGATATCCGTATCTCGTGCCGCATACAGACGACCATCGTTGATGCGGAGGAAGTTCTGCAGATACCGTGACATGACCTCTGTATTTTCTTTCTTGATGTAGATGTCGAGGTCAACACCGGCAAACAGATTGATAAGCAACTGCATCCATCCGCTGTAAGCCCTCGTGGGATATGCCTCAGAGGGTAAGTAGCAGAACATATAGTAGAGACCATCAATGCGGATGCTGGTAGGGGAGATGCTGGGGTCGATGTACTCAGGAGCAATCAGGTCGTTGACGGGGATAACAAGGGAGTCCTCGTCCATATCTTCCATCTCTGTGAAGTAGGTGTCTGCGTAGTTCGCAAGGACGTCTGCCTTGCGCTTTTGGAGTGTCATGGTCTCGCTTTTGCTGCGGGAAAAGATGAGATAAAGCACTGACTGTACCCACTCGTCGGAGTCGTTGCTTATCAGCGTGTTGCCGCAGGAAAGAAGGCTCCGAGAGATGTTTTCTGCCTGCTGCATCAGTGACCAGCGAATCTGGTCAAACGACGGGTTCTTCTTCGAGCCGGCGTCAGGTTCAAAGGAGAAAATAACGAAGAACCGACGTGCAACGCCCTGCGTTGCACCAGCCATCTCAATAAGCTGCATCTGCTCATACTGGAGCTGGCGGCACTTTTCGTTTGTCTCTTTCCGCTGGTCTGAAGCCAACTTGCGAAGGTATTCTTCGACGTCGGCACGCTTGGACACGATTTTGATTTGCGTATTATTGGGAAAGTTTTTCAACGCTGCGCCGTAGCTGTCTGTGACGCCTTCTTGGTCTGAAGTGGAAAGCAGCGAGAAGTTGATGGAGGAGAACTCAAGGATTTTCACATAACGTCCATCGCGTGTGATAACGATGCCGCCCTTGACATCAGAAACAGGAGAAAAAGCCTGCGTACTGACGATTTGCTTGAGCTTCTTAGCCATTGTTGCTGTCCTCCTTCTGTTCAGGATTTGGGTTCTTTTTCTTCTTCCGCCGCCGCTTCTTTTTGGCGGGCGTTGCAGGCTGGCCGTCCGGCCCGATAGCTGCGCTCTGAGCGCTTGCGACGGGCTCGGAGTGAATGGGCTCGACATCATCAAAGGAAACGCCAGACGAGCGCTGAGGGGCATCTGTGACGATTTCTTCATCGTCCTCGGCTTCGCTTTCGTCAGGTGTCAACCAATCAAAGTCGGCATCCACATGGTGTTCAGAAGCGTCATCATCGTGGTCACTCTCTGCCTTTTCAAAGATGATGCTGCCTTCCATAACAACAATGGGCATAGACTCATCATTGACCTCGATACCGGAATCTTCGGTCTCATCCGTGAAGTCATCATCGTCATCGTCGTTGTCGAGGTCGATGGAACCGACAATGATGGCCGCGTTGTGGTCTGGTTCATAGACATCATCGAGATATTCGTTCTGGACGAACTCGAAGTTTTCACCCTCTTTATAGACGGTAGTGGGCTTACGCATGAGCTTCCGTTTCACGGACTCTGTTACGTCGTCGATGGTCTTACGATTCGCCTCGCGCTCCACAAAAATATCGCCCTGAGCGCGGGTGGTGGCTCTCGCATTACTGTTATACAGCATGACCTTGCGACTCCTGAGCCACTTCACTAAGCCAGCTATGGCAACGGTAATAGGCTCACCGCCAATACCGATAGTTCCGAAAAGAAACGGACCCATGCAAACGAGTAGGGTCACTGTGATACGAAGGGGCATATCCGTGATTTGCCCAAAGGGTTTCATTGTAGCAATGAAAGTAATGATGGCAAGGGCGAGACCTTCCACAAAGAAGCGCATCTTAAACATTCCTCGAATTGCGCGACTCTCGCCCTGATAATTGATGGGAATGTTGTAAATCGTTCTGCGTTCGTTTTCGTTCATGATTTTGTATCGGGGGTATGTGCGGCAACAGGCTGCACACACCCCCATAAGCTCCTTTCTTTGCAGTTCTGTGGGTGCATCTCAAAGAGATACACAGGGCTGGAAACACGTGTTACATGAGGCCCTTACACAGCGCAAAGGCAAAGCCGTTCTCGTGATAGGCGATAATCTGCACCAGAATTGTATCGCCCGGAACCATCCGCTTGCGAATCATAGTCGGACTGAAACGGGAAATGACGATGGGCAGATTGAAGCTGTCACTATAGGCGTAGATGGTCGCCTTGGACTTATCTGTCTTGCTGGGGAAGATGCGGGTCAGGGTAGCGATGGTGGTCGTCCCCGGCTCTGTGGGCGGGCCGAAATCAATGATGTTCTGCAGCTCGGCATGAGCACCGCTCAACTGCAAATCATGGAGCCCGTCCTCACGCTCAATGACCTTCATGACCTTCACATCCAGCTTGTCGCCGACACTGTAGAAGGGCTTACCAGTCAGGCGGTCGGTATCATCCATCGTCCGCATATAGCGGTTGGAAACCTCACGCTTGCTCATCCGCACGTCAACGCCGCCCAGATTCACCAGCAATCCCTGCTGGCTCACAGAGAGGATAGTCGCCGCCGTGACCATACCCTCTACGATGTAGGGAGGGTCACTTGCGAAGGTGCGCTGGTCCTGCTTTGCAAGGGCCTGCCGGCGTGAGGCAATGACGCCGTAGGTGGTGTTTCCGTTCGCATCAGTCCGCGTATCGAGGTCCGTGATGACAAAGGAGATGGGCGCACCCATGTGCTTTGCCAACATCTGTTCCTGCCGCCGTTCCAGCGAACCCTTGGCACCATCATCCGGCTGGATGGGGTCCTCGCGGTAGAACTCATGGAACGGAATGAGAGCCTGAAAGTCGGTGTTTTCGCAGGTTGCAACAGCGAAAACAATGGAACCGCCAGAGCGCAGAGCTCGGCTCTGTGTCGCAATGACGACGCCATTCAGCGACCGTCCCATCTTGAATGTGGCTTTCATAGCCATCCAATCCGTCATCTTCTTGGCGCGGATTGCCTGTTCACGCTCACGCTCGGCGCTGCGCTGGCGTGCATCGCGGATAGCAGCAGAGCGGCTTCCGGTGTTGGCGATAACTTCGTCAATTTTTGCGTCGGAGCTGGTCGCATGATGGGCCTTACGGTTCGCGGAATAGATTGCCTTGGAAGCGGGCTTCTCCACATTTTCGTTGGCAACGACCGCGTCTTCGGTCTTTTTCTTCGTAGCCATTTTCTTGTTCTCCTTTCGTCAGTATTAGAGGGCAATTTCACCGGCAAAAGCCGAATTTCGGCCACTTGTAAAGTAAAGTTGCCTGTCTCTAATTTCTATACTACTAAAAAACAATATTTTGTCAATTACATGAGAACAACAAAATTTCCGCCGCGCACAGACACCTCTATGCACGACGGAAACCTTGATGAATCCTCAGTTTTTGCTGGGCGGGCACACAGACTGTTTTTTCTTGTTTTTATCGCTTCCCTTGGAAAGAGCTTCCAGTGAAGAGTTGCCCATAGTAGGGAAGGGCTTCTCAGGAGGTGGACGTCGGACAGGCTGAGTACGTTCCGCCTGTTCAGTTTTCTTTTTGTTATCCTGAACAGGTTTTCCGCCTTGCTGGAACCCTGCAAATCCTGTGCCTTGCCCGCCGGCGTTCTTATTGCCCTGCTGATTCCGAGGATTGCTGTTGGGGCGATTCTGCATATTCGGCATATTTGCTCTGGGGGCTGAACCGAGATTGAGATTGCCTCTCGGAGCACCCTGAGCATACGCACGGGCAGCACCGTCCTTGGCTTTGTCCGGTTTCGTTTCGCGCTGTGGAAGGTGATGCTCCTCGCGGGGCGTCAGTTCAGGCTGAGGCTTCTGCTTTGGCTTCTCAGGTGCCGGACGTGGCGTTTCCTCGGCGGGAGGCATCTCGTCATTCGGAGGTGTCTCGGCAGGCGTAGGAGGCGACTCAGGAGCAGCAGGAGCCGTTTCCCACTCAATGACATCCGCAGGCTCTTCGGGCGGTGCAACGAACTCGCCGTCCAGTTCCACGGCATCGTCCTCTGCCTGAGAGGTATTCCACTGTTCGTATCCGCTACCATGCGGGATGCGCTCATCAGGCCACCAATCCTGTTCCTCATAGCTCATGGCACGGCGCTGGCGCTTGATGCGGCGGGCACGCTCATCGGACTTTCGAGACCGGTCATTTGACTTGGACCTATCTTTGATTTTACTTACGCGATAGTCAAGTTCATCCCGCAACATAGCTGACTTGGTGCGGACAACATTCCATGCGTCAGCAATCCGCTGGCGGGTGGATGTGCCGTTCTCTTCATCGTCAAAGTCACTCCACGCAGAGCCAAATTTACCCTTGTAGGAACGGTCGATGTCTTTGAACGGATGCTCACGCTCGTATGCCGCGAGCTGCATCTTCTCTTCAATGCGCTCCTTTTTCCGCTGTTCTTTTTCTTCGATAGGAGTCTTATCGCGGATAAACCACTTCGCCATATTCTTGGCATCGGGATGCAGAGTATGAGGATGCTTGTAGGCGTGGACAGGGTTATGACCCTTGAAGATAATGATACATTCGTCACGATTGATTTTGAAAACTTCATCGTAACTCAGCAGGGAACGTCGGCCTTCACCAGTGGAGTATTTGTTCAGCGCTCCCATGATGCTGTTCTCGATACCCTCGTGCTGCTGTGTTTCAACACGAACGGTGGTGTCACCGATGCGTTTCGTAATCATGTCGGCAGTTTGGGAGTCGTTGACGCCGAGAGACAGGAATGTATCGCAGTTACTTATGATGGTTTCCCACCTGTCGCCGTAGTTCAGATACACCTGACCGACGTTCTGCCAAATCATTGCGACTGCCATATCACGCTTACGGATAGTAGCCAGCTTGCGGTCAAAGTCGGGGATGATACCGATAGAAGCACACTCGTCCATCAGAAAATTGACGGGGACGGGGAGCTTACCATCGTCCTGACTATCCGCAAAGTCCACCAGATTGATGAACAGCATGGAGAAGAACAGAGCAACGATGAACTTGAATGTATCATGGCTATCGGGGAACTGACAGAAATACGCACAAGGCCGCTGCCCCGGCAGGAGAAGGTCAATATCGTCGGTGGTCAACAGGTTGCAGACCTGTTCACTCTGCAGCAGGTTCAAGCCGATGGTCAGGTTTGTAACGAGGTTGCCCCACAGGTTTGCGGAAGCGGATTTAGCGGCCTGATAGGGACGCAGACACGCCTTTTCATCGACAGGAATCTTCTGGTCGTCAAACATGGCATCGAGAAACTCTGCAGCATCGTCGTGCATCAAGTAGTTGTAGACCGTGCGGATATTCTTATCTTCCTCCGCCACATCTTTGCAGATGAGACAGCGCAGAATGAGTGCTGTCAACAGAGATTTAGGTCCGTCCTTGTAGATACTCTGCGTTTTGGCATCCATGATATTGGAGATAACGATATGCGAAAACATCTGAGCCGTTGTCTCAATCATCTTGCCGTTACGCACAGACTTCAAACAGTCCCAGCCATCAGAAAGGCTCAAATCCTTGAGGTTCAAGATACGGACACAATAGCCGGCGTTCATAAATGACGTTGCCATATCACGTGTCAGACCACCATCGGGGTCCGTGACAACGATGGACTCTTTTCGCCGGATAGTCTGGAGGCAGTAGTCCTTCGCAAACGTGAAAGTCTTACCGGAACCGGAAGCACCAACGCACATGATGTGATGGTTCGTTCGAGAGTCATCGTGGCGTAGGTTGATGAGGTATTTGCCCGTTTGGTCCAGCATTCCGAGGATTGTACCATAGGATTTCTGCGGGGATTGGATAACTGCCATATCCTCGTATTCTTCCGGTTCTTCGAAGTGTGAGTCGCCGTAGACCTGACGCTCCATGGCGTTGGTGAACTTACGCCCAAGCGGGTCAGAACCATCTTCGTTACCCCAGACATTCAGAAAAACAAAGGCGGTTACAACGGCGAGAATCAGGAAAATGACGAAGAATACACCGGTAGGGAAGCCCTTCTCCGCCATGCATTTGATAATGCCGATAGGGGAGAAGGTCGCTCCGTTTGCGCTGTAAAGGGTGTTCAACATACCTGCAAAATAAAAGGAGAAAATGAGTTCACCGAGGCCAATACGAAGCAGCCACTTCTTGAGTTCCTGCTTCTTTTTATGTTTCACGTGTCACACACCTCCTCACTCAGCATTTTCGTAGCGCGGCCAGTAGACATCACGAGCGTTCTTGGCTCGCTGCACGACCAATGACGGTTTAGCCTTTACGCTGTCGCAGTAATAGGCAAATGAGGATGCCGCAGTGTAGGCACCATCTTTTGTGTTTGGAACACTTCGGATGGTATCCCAGATTCGCGGGTAATTCGTCTGCAGGTCGTATGCAAGATACTTGATTTGCGTTGTGGCCGTGTCGTAGGCGAAGCCATTCTCCATACACCAAGAGTTGAAGGCTTCCAGTCTGTCACCAGACCACTGGAACAGTCCGTACGCTCCGGTCGAAGCATTTTCGCGTTTGGCGTCGCCGCCAGACTCGTCCATCATACTTACCAGTACGCCGCAGAGCGCCGCATTGTTGATACCCAGCGCTCCCTTTACATAGGTGGTCAAATCACTGCCATCTTCCATCGCGGAAAGAGGATAGTTCACATGGAAAATCAGGGCATTTGCGGCGTCATCACGATTGTTCAACCTCGTGATGTCATATGTAATTTTTGCTACACCTTCGTTCGGAACTTGCCCGTAACCTGTTGTGTTGCCCTCAACTGTCGTAATGGTATTGCTGTCAACAGCAACAACGAGTCCAACGTGTGTTGAACCGCTTATCATTCCATTTTTTGAATACAGCATAATATCGCCCGGCACAGGGGTGTAGGCTGTGCCTCCGAATGGCGTACAATCCTTGATGTGAAAATACTTGTAGCCCTTTCTTACCATGCCGTTACCAAGCGCATCTGTATTGGCTGTGCGAGGAAAAACATCAGAGCATCCAGCCTGTGCAGCGCACCACATGATGAAAACGACGCACCAAGCACCACGCTCATCTCGTCCATAATACCACTTGTTATACTTGACGCTATTGGAGTGCGGGGGCTGCTCGACAGAGTCGGCACGTCCAACTTCTGCCAATGCAACAGCCACAATATTCTGGCCGCCAGAGCCGTAAATCAGGCTGCCACTATTGATACTGTCGAGAGGAATATCATGGTCTTCCAGAAACTTTATCGTTGCATCTTTATTGCCAGCAAGAATGATATTGCCGTTTTCGTCGAACTCCGTCTCACTCATGAGAAAGTCGTCTGTGCCGCTGAAGCAGTCTGATAGGTACTCGCGTTGTCCGCCGACCTGACGCTCATATTCCTCGTCATTGTCCGACCAGCTCTTTGCCATCATCTTAGCCATATCCCAGCCATACGCATCGGCGTATTCCTGAAGAAGCTCTGTATTGTCTGCCGTGTAGCAGTTTTCGATGATGACATCTGCGAAAGCTGTGACTACCGTACTGACAAGCATCACGAAAGCAAGCAGGAGACAAATGATAGACTTGAATACACTTTTATTCATAAGACTTGCCTCCTTTTACCAGAAGATGTTGCCCATCTCAGACTCACCGGTTGTCTTGCCGTCACCGTCCAGATTTCCGCCCCAGAAACCGATGATATTGCTCAGTTCCGTAATATTGCGGACGCGAATCTGAATGGGCACTGTGACTGTTGCTGTCACGATTTCCTCAGTAATGTCCTCGCCTGTCTCCTCGTCTACCCCAGTGACGATAACATCGGTTCCGTACTCAGCAGGGATAGTAGAAAAGTCAGGTGTATCAATAACCAGCATCAGGTCAATAAGCGCACAACTATAGTCAGAAAGGTCGGTTTTGATGCCATCGTCGCCATAGTTGTTGCGCTCAAAAGAGACCTGTTCCGTCAGGTACTGAGGTACGAATGTGCCGCACCACGAGTTGACCGACCCGATGATGCCACTCTTGCCGAGGTCGAAGGAAACCGTGTCCGTGTGGGCGCTGTCGTAGTACCCCAGCCACCGCATGAAACCGGAAACCTTGAGGGGTTCGTTGTCGCCGGTCTTCGTGGTGGAGTAGACACTGAGAAGCTGCAGGGCGTTGTAATAGGACATCGGCTCTACCTGAAGGGCGACGGTCGTACCGTCCCATCGGTCGTAGGTGCCTGCGTACGCTGCAGAGAAGTAACTGTCGATGGCATCGTGCATATCGGTAACGATATCCTCCAGCTCTTCGGCACGTACTTTGATTTTCTGACTACAGGCGAGGATACAGTTTAGCGATGTATCTCGCAAATCGTCTTGATTTTCCATGACGCCTACTTCCTGTTGCCCATCCGCTGTTATCACATCCGAACTGTCTGCTTGCGATGTGATAGCACTCCAAATACTGCTTGCCGCTTCTTTCAGAGCATCGCGGAGAGGACCAAGAGAGATGTAATACAGGAATGTTTTTACCTGTACGTCACCACCGCCAGAGTAGATGTACTCGTCCTCGCGTTCTTGCACAGCTTCAAAAAATGCGGATGTTGCTTCATAGATGGAAGCAGGGAAGGCGTAGGTAAGGATAAGCGTCACGGCCAACATTGCAACAATGAGCCGTGCCGCCGTGCGAAGCAGTTCAGGGGCAGCTTTAACACCTTCCACAACTGCTCCTGCAGCATTACCACTGGCAGCATTTGCAGCGATTTTACTGACGGCTTTTGCAGACTTTACAGCATCAGATGCAGTTTGCGCGGTTTCGCGGCTAACTTCACCGAGATTGGTCTCACCATTCTTAGTTGCCATATCATCACACTCCTTTCATTGAAAATGTGAGAAAGGCCCGCGAAGCGAGGCTTTATATGCCTTCACCTCGCGGGTCTTGTTTCTATGAAATAAGGTTGCTCTTAGTCGCGGTCAGGGTCCCACTTTTTCTTGGTCCGTTCCCGCTTTTCCCGCTGATTTTCTCCGAGGATAGGTTCTTCCTCAGGGGCGGGACGCTTCTTGCTGGGGTTGTCATCAGGGGAAGCATCGGGAGTATCAGCAGAACCACTATTGGCAGGCCCACTGTCAGATGTACCACCATCGACGGGCTCGAAGTCGCCCTCATCATCGTCGTTTACGTGGATAGGCCCGTAATTAGCGACGTTTTCAGGAGAATCCTGAATGGAAACGGTATGCTCGTCAGACGCAATGTGGGTAATCGTCTGCTGATTGACCTCGCGGACTTCATCAACGGGCACCTCGTGAGCAAAGAAGCGAGCGCCATCTTCGGTCTGGATTTCCTGCATACTCGCCCGCATATTATCGTCGGCATGGAAGTAGCCAGTCTCGTCCATGACCTCATACCCGCGCTCAACACCGTTCATGTCGGTATGGACCGCATAGATGTGACGTGCGCCGTTATCATTGCCGTCGGTAACAGCCGTAACGTTACTGAACTTACCTTCCTCGTGGCCGAGAGCAGGACCGAAGGCCTTCTGCATCAGCTCGCCGCCAACCTCATCGTTGCCAGCAAGGTTGTAATTGGGGTGTGCCAGAATGCCAGCCGCCATGGAGGGAGAACTTTCGTGTGCCGTTTCGCGCATGGCGTCTGTCGCATCGCGGTAGACTGCCTGCATCGCGTGGTTTGCCTGCTGTGCTCCCTGCGTAACAGGCAGGCTGTAGTTCTTCGCCATAAAGTCCTTTACGGAAGCATCGGGTCCGGTAACAGAAGCCATAGGCGTCTTGAGGGAGCCGGTCATGTTCCGAGGATTATCGCCGTTCGGAGTGTTGTAGCTCAGGCCGGCACGCATAGCAGTATCATTCAGACCAGCAGTGCCCTCAGGCGTGACGTTGAAGCGTCCGGAGCCCTCGTTACGCAGGTTCTGCGCGGCAAATGCGGCAGGTGCGCGGTGAGCTTCCGCTGCCATCTGCTGAAATGCGGGCGTAAACTTCTCGTTCTGGTCCTTGGGGGCCGGATACCGCTGGGTACGGTCGCGTGCTGCGTTTCGTGCGCCGTTGGTATTCTGAGTAGCCTTACGTTCGGCCTGTTCGCGCTGCTGGGCAGCGTTCTTGATTTCCTGATTTCGCGCTGCGGCACTGGTCGTAAAGCCGGCAACAGCAGCTTTCATGGAGTCGGAGACAGTAGCACCACCCTTACGGGCACGGTTGAACTGAGACCAAGCACCACCGAGGCCGCCCCATCTGCCTTCCTTTCCGTAGTTTTCGCCAAGGATAGCCTTGGAGTTGTTGCCCTTGCCGCCAGTCCAAGCATTCGTAGCAGACTTAGCAAGACCAGCGATAGCGGCGCCAGTACCGACAGCTTCATCCAGCAGGTTGCCACCTGTAGTGACGACGTTCAACCCAAGCTGGGCAAGGTAAGTGTCGAGCCGCTGCGCGATATGGCACGCAGCCAACACAAGGAAACACTGTGCAAGGTTATCCATACTGGCAAAGCCGGAAAGAATGAGCTTCAGAGACCACACAGACAGGCACATCAGGATAAGCTGGCCGATGAACATACTGAACCAGCGTTTGAAGATGTGGATGGTTTGGTCAGAGGCAATCGTTGCGTAGGCGAGGGGAGCAAAGGCATAGACAGTGATACCCACCATCAGATACCGTTCAAACAGCTCTACATAGAGCTTGAACAGCGCCACTGTGATTGCTACTGTCAGGATGAACACGGCAGCGGTTTTGATAACGCCGGTCAACAGCGTAAAATTGCCGGGGCCGCCGCCGACGAGAAGGGAACCTACGTCAATAAGGACGCCCTGTACTGTCGCACTTGTGCCACCGCCAGCGATACTTGTATCCCAGAACGCATCGTAAGGCTTCTTGATGAAATCAATCAGCATCATGGCAATGTAGTTGCCGAAGTAAATCATGCCGATGGACACACCAGTCATGACAAGAACTCGCACCGGACTTGTGCGTGATTCGCCGGCAGAAAGGAAAATGCTGTAGATGGAAAAGGCAGCGATGACAATGGCAAATGCCAGCGCCATAGCCTGAAAAATACTGTACCCTGTTGCAAGATACGGGATTTTATCAAGCAGCGATTCCATGCTGAGTTCCATCTCATCGCCCCACCATGAAATGACAAAGTTCAGAATATGGGCGATGATATTGTTGAGTGTTGCGAGGATAAGTTCAATCATACTTTACCGACACCTCCTCTACTGGCCGGGGCTGTTGGGGTCCCATGCCAAGGACTTAAACAGGTCATTGAACAGAGATGCCACCAACGGCAGCATACAGAACGCTGCATACGCGACTACAATAACCAAGACAGCACGTTTGGCCGCTGCGTAAATACGGACATTCTGCGGGTCATGTGTCAGAACGCGCATAGCTGCAAAGCAGAGCGCCAGTGTAGCCAACGGTGTTACTGTTTTGAACATGACACTGTAGATAGGCCCGAACGAATTGGCAATACCCGCATCGGGTGCCGCATAAGCAGGCGTCACGAGAAAGAAAAACAGAAAACACAGGAGAACACAGGCGACAACTGCGCGAACAGACTGCTCCTGCAGCACAGGAGCCTTTGTTTCGTGCATATTGATTCCTCCTTTGTTTTGGGATTAACTAAAAAAGCGAGGACACCGAAGTGGGTGCCCTCGCTTACGTCACGCTCTCCTTGCGCCGGTGGTGCGCTTCAGCGGGGAGCGCCTCTTGTTGATTTAAGCGTTCTCGGAATTAACCGAATACGCTTCCGGTGTTGCTGCTGGAGAACCAGCCGCCGACCTGCTCGATAATCAGGGGTGCCAGCCAGATGACAGCGACAACGATGACGATAAGGAAAACCTTCTTCTTCATCGCTTCGATGTCTCTCGCGTCGCCAATCAGCGCCTTCAGTGCGGTGGCACTGAGGACGATGGCGGCCAGAGGCGCAACGATTGCGGTGATGATGGTGTAAATTGCCTTGGTGCCAGTCTTAACGCCATTCACAATGGCATCAGACGTACTACCTCCGGTAGCGAAACACGTAATGGTCATCATAACCATCATCAGTGCTACGAGGAGCACAGTCGTCGCAATACGTACCCACTTCTTGTTACCTGCGTCTGCCGGCAGAGTCAGATACTTGTCCATGTACGTACACGCTCCTTTCAAAAAAAAGGGGGAGATTTCTCAGCATCACACTTCATGGAAGTGCGTCAGAGAACTGAAAAACATTGACCACCGTTCCATATTTTTCACTCTCTAATTCAACCCTACCAAAATTGGATATTTTGTCAAGTCCTTGGACGCGACAAAATTCCTGTGATGCTAATACAGGTATTTTTGTGTAAAGCAAAAATACTTGTATCAGCCCCACAGACCGGGGAAAACAGGGGAGGGGAGCTTACGCTCCCTTCTCCTGTGCGACAACCTTCTCCGAGCTTCTCTTCCTCTCAGCGAGGAGATGGTCGTCAATTCCCTTTTCGGCATCATCCCAATAGGATTTCTTTGTTTTCCCGTTGGGGAGGATGGTAATACTGTGACGGATGCCCTTCTTGTGCAGAGCCAGAGCCATTGCCCCGATTCGCTTAAAGACATTCCGCTCCGAGGGAAGACCAAGCTCATGCTGCTCACAGAGAGCTGCCAATTCCTGTTCCTTCTCCTTTGCGTATTCCGCATCCCAACAAAGCATCTCCATGTTGATGCCATGTTTCTTTGCCAACTGCTTGAGCGAGCTGCACGCCATGATAACGCCCGGATTGGTCATCTTATCCATATCCAACGCATTCACAATGCGAGTGATGCCCCGTTTCTTGAGTGCGGGGAATATGCTCTCATCAAGCATCTTGGTATTCGTTACTCCTTGAATTGCGATAAACGCAGCTTTTCTATCACCCAGAAGTGCCAGCGCGACGTCGGCCTTGAGGGGTCCTTCCGTCAGGTAGACGGTCGTACCCCTGTTCAGCGGAGCATTTCCGAGAGGAAAGTGGGCTCTGCTGATGCCGGTAGTCACACCGCAGGGCAGCCGGTTGGCGGAAACGGTAAGGTAGCGGGGATTGGTGTTCCCGTCACGCCGTACCTGAATTCCGACGATTTGGCCGCCGCTGTTTCTGGTGGGGATGAGCATACCTTCCGGCAGGTTCAGAATCCATGTTCCCTTCACCTTGTAGAACCCCGGCACACCCTGAAGGGTGCAGCCGCGTTTCAGAAGGGCGGAAGCAAGAACCATACCGGAGATAACAGAAGCAGAATTTTTCTGCTTCATACGGCTGTAGGAGAAAATAGCGCCTTTAAGCTCATTGAACCGCTTATTGGCGTTCTTTGCCTTCACAGCAATTCGCTCCGACGTCTTCACAGTGAAGCTGGCATATCCGTTTCTCTGGATTTCAGCATCACTTAACCCTCGCTTTACCAGATTGTCACGGTGCTCTTTGGTAAGACTCAACCATGACAGCGACAGAAGCGTACTGTATGTTTTGTCCAACACACTGCTGGGAGCAATGGGAATCTCCTCAAACTGAAACTGCTTTGTCTCAATTTCAGTGGGAATAGTGCCGTTGCCACAGCGGGCGGTCATCTCTTTGATGAGCTCGTGTGTCTTTTCATCATCCAGAGAGTCCACAGAAACGCCTTTTACTGCTCTCGCATAGAGACTCAGCGGAGTACCCTTTGCGCCACAGTGAAAGCACTTATATCCGCCTTTCTCAATGTTGCAGCCGAGCCGATACTTCGTGTCACCACAGAAGGGACAACAGAAGTTCCGCCAGTTTCCGCCACTTTTCTTCTCTTCACGGAAACCAAGCGCTCGTGCAACATCGAGGGACGTAATGCGGACGTCGTTAGAAAAGCCCATATTTTTTTCTCCTTTCTTGCAAATTTTCATGTATCCGTGGGGAGGAGGAAAAGTGTGCAATCATTGCACACTTTTCGCTCCGTGCCCCAAAAGAGGTTTAGGGAATCATCTGCAGCATCCGCGCCTTCTCTTCCAAGACCAGCTTGGCCGCAACAATCAAGTTGGGGTTGTTGATGGCCTTGCACTTCTCGGCGTACCACTTGACCATGTCGATATCCAGTTCACCCATCACCTTACCCTTCATCTTTCCGGAAGGAATGACGAAGGCCTTTGCCTGCTCCAGCGTCATACCGGCGACGCCGATAGGCTGCTGTACCGGAGCCTGTCGCTGAACGGGAGCCGTCATAGGAGACTGAGGTGCGGGCTGCTGAGGATAGGTCATAGGAGGCTGCTGCTGCTGCGGCGCCGGCTGAGGCATCTGCATCTGCTGCTGTCCAAAGGGGAAGGACGAAGCAGGCGGAGCCTGAGTTGGTGCCGGATTGGGCGCAGGTGCAGGATTACCGGCATACGGCATCGGATTGACAGGCGGCATCACAGGATTCTGGACGACCTGCCCATTACTCACGACCATCTGCGGGTACTGGAAGGGAATACCACCGTCACAGGGGTAGTTGTTCCCGTCCTCGGCGGCATTGCCGCCGTCCATCGTGGGAGGCGTGCCGAAACCAGCATTGGCAAGGGCGCGGCCCTTGGCGCGGGTTGCGGCAGTCTGGATGGCATTGTTGATGGAGTCGTAGTCGCCGGCAGTGATAGCACAGCCAGCAGTGGAACGTCCCACCATGTTGCCGTTGATGAATACAGATGCGGTAGCCTGCATCAGAGCCAGCTCAGGGATGTACTTCACATCACCGTCGTCCACGTAACCGTTCAAGCCGTTCTCGGCGCAGTACGTGGCGAACCAGATGAGCCGGTGGGGAACCTGCAGATAGGCGGAGTGCTTATCATTGTCATAGGTGACGTCGATAAGGTCCTGCATCGGGTCGTAGCTGCACTTACGGGCATTGATGAAAACCTCAGTGTTGTTCATGTTCGTTTTCTCCTTTCTTTTTCAGGGGCTGCATCAGCAGCGATTCTCGTTTTTCTGACGGCGATAGTCTTCGCGGGCCTGCTCACGGGTAGCCAGTCCGTTGGATACGAGGGAAACGCCGGTGGCGATTTCCCAAACCTCCACGAACCGTGTTACACGACGGCAGCAGCGGAACATATCATCATCGGAAATCTGAATGAAACATTCCTGCTTGTTACGCATGGAACCGGCATCGTAGGCCGTAGTGCCGTTACCCTGACCACTGGGACGGGCCTCGAAGTTGGTGATTTTCACCGTCCACGGGAGACGCCGCTTCTCACCCTTCACGTAGCCCTGCCGCGTGATAGTTAGCAGAGACACAGGTACGAACCCATCACGGGTACGCGCTCTGGTGTTGACACGGGTCTGCGTATGCTGGAAATCCCGCGTAAAAGGAACGGGGGACAGTTCCGCAGCCTGCGGGTTCTGTGCGGCACAGGCCTCCATGGAAACACGGGCCTGACCGAAGGAACCGGCCAGCTCTCCGTAGTACGGAGGTGCCATCGGTGCGATACGACCATTGGCGGTAGAACCGAAGGTGTTCTCCAGTTTCTGCACCAGTGCGTAGAAAGCACCAAACACAGCACCCTGTTCACGGAACCGACCGAACAGCTTGGACCAAATCCCATCTCTCGGAGAAATACCGTACTGGCCCATATTGGACAGTGCGACATCCGCCAGAACAGGGAAAAGGTCGGGGCTTGCATTTGCGGCCACGCTGATGCTCTTGCCGTTGCCAGTACCGCCGCTGTAATCACAGATGACGACCTTGATGCCGGAGCGGGCGGCGTGCTTTGCGCCACCGGCACCATGCAGCATGGCATAGTCTGCGGGATTTGCGGGAACCAGCGCATTACGGAAATCCAAAATGCGCTTACTGGCATCCGCTCGGACGATAATATCGTTGGGCCCACGCATCTGCGGCTGTGCAGGAGGCGCATATTGCGGCGGCTGCTGCATAGACATCTGCTGCTGAGGCTGCTGATACATCGGCTGAGGAGCAGGCTGTTGGTACATCTGCTGCTGCGGATACTGCTGGGGCTGTTGCTGGGAATAATAGCCGTTGTTCATAGGGGTGTTTCTCCTTTCTCGTCTTTGCCGCAATGGACTTACAAGACTTTTCAAAAATTTAGCATGGGACATATATCCAAAAAGAGACCATCATCGACATGGATGATGGTCTCTTGAATACGTATGGTGTCTTAAAAAACAGGAGCTTCTGCTCCATCGTAATGATAGCTTCGTAATTATAATTCTATACTACCACAAGGCGATATTTTGTCAATGCCTCTTGCGAGGAAAATTTCCTGTTTTCGTTTTTTTCAGGCACGGGAGCGAAGCTCCCGCAACTTCGCAGAGGCCTCCCGTTCGACCGGAAAACCCATGCTCATCGTCCCCTGCCTGAGCCTGCAAAACCGCATTTCCGAACGCTGAAAACGCACAAAACGTTAGTGCTTTTATTTTAGATAAGGTAAATATATATAGAGAGAGCCAATTTTTTCCAATCCAGCAATCCGTTGTGGCACAACGGTTTCCGGAATTTTCGGAAAATTTTATCATGTACTCAAATTTCATATTGACCTGAGAAGTCGGTTCATGATAAAAACGGGTGTGTTTTACAGGCGTAGGAGGTGTTGTCTGCGCCTGTCCCTTTTATCCTGCGGCGTCACTGCACACCAATATGAAACTGAACGACACTTTTCAAATTTAACATGAAAATACTTGCCAAAATATCTGATTTTTGCCAATATAGACTTGACATTTTTTTATGTTCGTGTTAGTATAGCGATGTGATTAAGAGACAGGAGGGATTAAGCGTGACTTATGACAATTTGAACGGCACAGAGAACAGGGAAGACCCTCGCGCTGTCGCTGGTCCGTCCCGCACAGAAGCTCCTGTGTACTACGCATGGACGCAGATAAACGAGGAGAAAAGTGCGGAGCTTTCAGCGCTGGCGCACAACTCTCCCAGTGCGTTCGTGACATATCTGGCGTTGAGAGCGAATGCGGGAGGTGAGAATGCCTGCATATGCTCGGCGAGAGTTCTCGCCGACTGCCTGAAGATGACGACGCGGACGATTTACAGTTGCATCGCAGAGCTTCGGAATGGCGGCTGGCTCATGACTCTTCGCTCTGGCTACGGCACGATATATGTGCTGAACGGCGATATCACATGGCATTCGTGGGGTAATGGGAAATACTACTGCCAGCTCAAGGCAAATGTAGTTATCTCCCTTGACGAGCAGGCCAAAGAGATGCAGGCGGCGGTTATGCAGGAGGTCTTCAAGAATGGAATCCCTGAGGAAGTGGTCGTCAGCAGCAGAGCACATTGTCCATTCAGTAAGTTCTTCCAGATGAATGACAATTTTATTGGACACCTGTGTGGGCTGACAATGGAAAACCCGTCAGCCACGGCCACGCTGCTATATCTCGTAGAACGCATGGATAAATACAACGCCATTACCTGTTCCTACTCTGAAATCGAGAAGGAAACGGGTATCGGATATCGGATGCTCTGCAGTGCCATGAGCGATTTGAAAAAATACGGATATGTCGTAACGTTGAGGCGTGGCGGCAGGGGAGGGGCTGGTACATACGCCGTGAACCACCGTATTTTCTGGCGAGGAACGTATTCCGGCTTGAAACGGAGTGCATTCCCACCGGATATCGGTATCACTGGCCCATATGCAGACGTCATGTTTGGGGGCGTCCCGCTGAAGAAACAGAAAATTCCCTCCGCCATTTGGAAAAACCAAGTGCTTCGGCAGGCGGAGCAGGAAGAACAAGAAGAAAAGACGTCCTGAGGGGGTGAGCGAAATGTGTGATAAATCTAAGACCGCATATTCCATCAACAACTACTACATCGAGCAAATCGTCGCACTGACGCTTCAGTCCAAGGGTGCATGGACGATTGTGATGCACCTTGCCGGACAAATGAACGACGAGAATATCGTATACTGTCGGCGCGATGCGCTGTGTGAGGCGACTGGCGGAAAACTCCGCAGCGTTACCTCGTGGATTACCGCCCTGCAGAAATACGGCTTTATCTATGTGGTACGCAAGGATAAGGAGGGCTGGGAGTTCGCTGTGAATCCTGCGCTTATCGTCCGTGGTATTCCTGACAAGGACCGCAAGTACCCGATGTGGCCGCAGGGGTTGTCTATCACAGGCCCTGTCATGGAGTCCCATGATAAATGGGTCGAAAACAATATGGCGCCTGAAGTTCCTGCGGAGCCTGTGGTGGTGCAGACCGCCTACAGCAACACTTAACCAAGAAGAAAGGAGGACACGTTATTGGTAACAATCTTCGCAAGAGATGACCATGTCGGCATCATGTGCGGCGTCGAGGACGGTGAGCTGTTCCTTTGTAACTACCGCGACGGTTACACGATGCCCGACACTCCCGCAAACCGAAACCAGCTTATGAGAGACTTCTTCTACTACAGTCAGGTTGGGTTCTGGGGGTAAACGAAAAGTGTGCAATGATTGCACACTTTTCCAGAGAGCGATTTTAAGTACGGATGGTATGACCGGAATTGAAGCCTGTGGAGACGGATGTTCGTCATTGAAGCAGGAAATTGCCGTGTATTCCGAACGTTATGTGAGAGATAGCTTCGGATTGAAGAAGCGGTGACTGTACCATTTCCATAAGGCGGGAGCAAATTTTTATGAACCGCCTATCGAGACGCAAAAGGGGTAGTCTCTAAGAGAGGCGAATTGAAAAGTGTGCAATCATTGCACACTTTAGGGTGGCATACTTTTTCAAACTTGAAAGGACAAAAGAATTATGAAGACGATTACGAACTTTAAGCGTATTCTCTCTGCCTTTTTACTCCTCTGCGTTCTCCTGAGCTGCGTGGGTATCAAGGCATATGCCGCCAGCACTGTGCGTGATGGTGAGGTTGTGAAGCAGGGTATCCTGATGAAGTCCACGGACGGTATGGTTACTGTCCATGAGACTGCAGCGCACACCACTGGCAATGACTTTGATGTGACGATGACTGTCACTACTTCCGATTTGGTCGAACTGGAGCCCGTGAAGCCCGTTCATATCGTGCTGTGCATCGACCGCTCCAATAGTATGGATGGCGACCGGCGCACTAATACCAGAGCTGCTGTGAACGAGTTTGTCTCCGGCATCCTCGATAAAGACGGCATTGCTGCCGGCAATCAGGTCTCCGTTGTGAGTTTTGGTACGAAATACTGGAGTCACTGTTGGCTGACCAACGACACGGCTAAGGTCTCTGAGGCTGTTACCACGGCGACGACTGCTGTAAGTGATATCTATGATGGTGGCACCAATGTGCAGGCCGGTATTTATGCTGCCCAGCAGGTATTTGCTGCCGATAAGAGCTCTGCACAGAAGGTCATCGTCCTGTTCTCTGATGGTATGCCCACGTACAGCTATCGTCTGACCGGTACGGCTGATTGGTCTGGCTGCACCGAGTCTGGCCGGCGCCACAACTGGAATAAGTCCAGCGGCACTGCCAGCAATCTCGTTACCAGCTTCGACCGTAATTCCATCGTTGGCAGTGGTTCCGACTTCGAGTACACGCAGGACAACCACTATGCTTCTCTGGATGTCACCTGCGAGCATGATGAGCGCACAACTCTGACTAACAAGGTCTATGCAGATAACGGCCAGCCCGCTATCGTTCAGGCGCAGGCTGCCAAGGATTCCGGTTTTGAGATTTTCACCGTGTTTCTGGATGGCTATGGCAAGAATGAGCAGACCAGTAAGCAGAATGCCGAGGACACCATGAAGGCTGTTGCGACCGACGCAGACCACTACCTGTCTACGCAGGACATGAACGAACTGAGCGACCTGTTCAAGAGTATCGGCAATTCCATTGTGACGACCACCAACGCCGGTACGGTCGTGGCACCCATGGGCAGCTACATCCAGCTTGGTTCCGTGTCTGAGTTGGAGGCTTTCGGTATCGCAAAGACTTCCGATGGTTTGACGTGGAACGTCACCGCAGTGACTCCTACTGTGGATGAGGAGAAGGGAACTCGTTCCTATACCGTAACTTATCCCATTACTCTCCAGACTGACAAGGAAGGTTTCGTAGAAGGTAAGGCCTATGACGTCAACCCCTCTGCTGTGCTGACCTATACCTTCGGCGGCGTGGAGAAGACTATCGCCTTTGACATCCCCACTGTGCGCGGCTATCTGCCTTATGTTGAGCCCGTTGAGGTTTCCTATAACATCAAGCATGAGTATTACACCAATGGTGAGCTGGACGGCTCCATCACTGTTACTCAGACTGCCGAGGAAGGTACTGAGATTGACAGTTTCACGTTGGATAAGATTACCGAATACAACGATGAAACCTACGGGTATACTTCTGCTGACCCCTCTGTCATGATTGTGTCTGAGGGCGCAACCGTGACGCTGCGTTACGACCGTGTTGTTGAGACTCCTCCCACGCCTCCTACGCCTCCTGTGAACATCAACATTGTTTACACTATTCGGCACGAATACTACACAAATGATGTATTTGATGGCGCTACCACTATCGAAGAGGAAAACGCTTCCGGATATGTGGTATCTGAGGATGCCATTGTCAAGGTCCTGAACTATCAGGATGGTGAATATGAGTATACCGGCTGCACTCCCTCTGAGCTGACACTGGATTATGGTCAGGAAAACACTATCGCCCTGCGCTATGACCGCACTGTTGAGGTCACTCCTGTTGAGGTAAACTATACCATCAAGCACGAGTATTACACCAACAATGAATTCGATGGCGAGACAGTAGTTGAGTCTGCCGGCGCCGAGGGTACTGTGCTGGACGCTGACAGCGTGACCCGCTGCACCACCTACAACGAAGAGACATACGGCTTCACCTCCTGCACGCCCACTTCCGTTACCCTGACTGTTGATGGCGATAATACTATCGTTGTTCGCTATGACCGCACGGTTGATGTTGTTCCCGCAATGGTTCCTTATACCATCCGGCATGAGTATTACACCAATGGTGAGATGGATGGTGTCGCTGTCGTGGCTCAGTCCGCTGAAGAGAATACTGAAGTTGACTCCGAGAGCATTTTCAAGATGACTGCCTACAACAAGAAAGCATACTCTTTTACCTCTGCCACTCCCGCAAAGATGGTCGTTGTCGATGGTGCTGAGAACGTCATGGTTCTGCGCTACGACCGTACTACAGACACCGAGACCCCTACAAAGTTCACGGTTGTCCATGAGTATTACACCGATGGTAAGCTGGACGGTCAGACGGAGGAAATCCTTGAGGCCGATATTGGCGACATCATCGGGGCTGCTGGCATTACCAAGAACACCACGTTCAAGGATGGTACGTACACCTTCACTTCCGCCAACTATGAGGTTATCGTGATTGCCGAGGGTGGCGAGAATAAAATCATTCTCCGCTACAACCGCCCTGCGGAACCTGAAAATCCCGGCGATGATGGTAAGAATGAGGATGATAAGCCTATCACCAAGCCCGAAGATAAGCCTGAGGACAAGCCGGAAGATAAGCCTGATACCAAGCCTGAAAATAAGCCCAGCGGCGGTCACTACTATTATGACACCACTCCCAGCACGCCTTCCCCTGAGACTGTTCCTCATGCGCCTCAGACGGGTGACACTTCCTTCGGGTGGCTGTATGTGTTCGCTGTGGCCGGTGTCTCCATCGCTGCGCTGCTGGTGGCTCCTGTGATTGGCCGTCGTAAGAAGGACGCTGAGTAAGAAAAGTGTGCAATCATTGCACACTTTTCCAAGAAACCAAAACTGAGTACGGACGGTATAACCGGAATTTACGCCTGTGGAGATGGATGCCCGTCGGTGAAGCAGGAAGACTCTGTTAGCTGGTAATTACGTGAGAGGTGACGCCAGCGCTTTGGGGAACTGAATATGCCTGTGTCGGGTATATAAGGCCCTGAAATAACAGGGTTGTATACCAAAATCTTGGGTTCTTACAGGTATATAGGGCCCTGAAATAACAGGGTTGTATACCTTACGGATTATCTGAATGACAAAATAATTTAACTTTTCCCGCCGCAAGCCCACTCCTTGAGGGGTAGGAGGAGTCAACACATTCCTAAATCAAGCAAAAAAAGTGTGCAATCATTGCACACTTTTCGGAGACAGAAAAACACCTGAAAGGATGAAAACGATATGAGAATCGTAGCAGTATGTAACCAAAAAGGCGGAGTAGGAAAGACCACCACCGCTGTGAACTTGGGCGCGGCACTGGCTCGGCTTGGGCAGAAAGTGCTGCTGGCAGACATCGACCCACAGCGGAATCTTTCCGACACGCTGGGCTTCGTGCAAGACAATACTCCCACTACGACCAATGAACTCATTTACTTCACGGCATACAATATGCCCATCAACCTGAGTTCGTTTATTCGGCACAACGAAAAGGAGCAGGTGGACTTCATCCCTGCGTCTCCTGCACTCTCCTCTGCGCCGACCATTCTGGCGAATGTAGCTGACGGAAACCGTGTGCTGGCAAAAGCGCTCTCTGCCGTTGGCAGCCAGTGTGACTATGACGTCTGCATTATCGACTGCAAGGGCAGCCTCGACCTGCTGACATCCAATGCTCTGACTGCTGCGGACAGTATCATCATTCCTGTGGAGGCTGAGGAATATGCTGTCAACGGTTTGGCAGACCTGCTGAGTACCATCGACAGCATTCAGAAGTCTCTGAACCCCAAGCTGACCATCGACGGTATCCTCATCAACCGTGCGGATACGCGGCGCAGCAACGTGAAGACTACGCGGGATGACCTGACGGAAGCGCTGGGCGATGGCGTGGTACTGGAGACAATGATTCCCTACCTCAAGGAAGTATCCGACGCACCGACCGAGCATCGCACCTGTGTAGCCAAGAAGGGAAGTCGTGTCGGTGAGCTCTATATGGACGTTGCAAAGGAGGTCATTTCGAAATGGCAAATTCGCTGAAAGATAAGCTGGCCGCGAATGCGGCTATCAAGGGCAACGGGCTGGACGCCCTGCTCGGCAACAACCCTATGGATGCCATGCGCGTCGATGACCGGCGTGTGCAGGACATTGCGCTGAATAAGCTGCATCCGTTCGAGGGGCATACCTTCCTCGTGGTCAAGAATAGCGACTACGACTCTATGGTTGACAGCATCCGCAACAGCGGCGTTACCGTGCCCCTCATTGTGCGTCCGCATCCGACCATTGCCGGCGATTTTGAAATCATCGCTGGACACCGTCGGTTCAGTGCAAGCACTGATGCGGGGCTCCGTGAAGTGCCTTGCCTTGTCACCAATATTGACAATCTGACCGCAAGTAAAATCATGGTGGAGACAAATATCCAGCGTCCTGAGTGGCTGCCGTCCGAGAAGGCGAGGTCTTTTAAGCTGTGGACGGATACGGTCAAGACGGAGCAGAACATCAAGCTGGGCCGGCGTACCAACGACAGTGCTGACGACCCCGTATTGGGCCGTGCCAGCGAGGTGGCGTGCAAGAGGTTTGGTATCTCTGCCCGTATGCTGGATATGTATATCAAGCTGAACGACTGCTCCGATGCTGTGCTGTCTCTCTGTGATGCGGGGCGTATGACGGTCACGGCGGCCTATCAGCTCTCTTTCCTGACAGATGAACAGCAGGCTGAGGTTGCGGACAAGATGGCTGCCGACACCATCATGACGCTGAACGAGGTTGATGCCAAGGCTATCCGCTACACCTACGAGGGGCGTCCCATGGAGATGCCTGCAGCTTCCACTGAGGATAGGCCTCAGGCGTCTGAGCCCGTGCCTGATGAGGTGCGTGACAACGAGCTGTCTTCCGGTGGCTATCCCGAAGGCTACGAACCTTCTGGCGGTGGTTCTCACGATGCCTCACACGATGCTGGCCCCGTGGAAACCGTAGGGTACGACTATCCTGATACAGAGGTCGAGGAGGGCTCTACAAACGCTCCTGATGCCGTTGCGGATGATACCGCAGCCGCTACTCAGCCTGCCGTTGTGAGGCCGCAGGAGCGCCTGTCTTGGGCTACCATTGATGGTAAAGCTAAGACCGCACCCAGCAAGGGCGTTCGAGTCACCTTTGTTTTCGATGAACCTGAGATTCTCGGTGGAAACGAGAATGAGGTCCGCCAGCGGCTCAATGAGGTCGTTCGCTCTGGAAACAAGGAGCTGCTGATGGCTCTGGCCGAAACGCTCTATGATGCCATGATTGGCGAGTAAATTCCTGCCTTAAATATAACCGAAAACAGAGTAAAGAAAGTGTGCAATGATTGCACACTTTCTTTTTTTGTGCAATGTTCAGAACGTATGTGCGCTTAGAATTGCGAAGACTAACGCAGCGCTGAAAATTTGCAGCTCCCAAGTAGTTGACAAAATATCGGATTTTGGTAGTGTAGAAAATGTAGACACTCGTCCGTCGTATCCGTTGTCCTGTAGCGACTTTGAGGGCAAAATACGGGCACGTGGACGAAAGAAATACTTTGCGAGAGGAGCTGGAAATTGTGAAGATTAGTCGTTTCAAGAAACTTCGCAGTATCGTTGCGATGCTGCTGGTGCTTGTGATGATGGCCGGTATGCTTCCGACGTCTGCATTTGCTGCGGGGGAGGAGATTACTGGTGTGGACGACATCGGCAATGAGATAATTGCTGATGACGGTATGGTGGAAGGGGGTGATGGTGCATCGGCAGAAGATACAGTATCTATCGGAGTGCCTGACGAAAAAGGCGAAGGAAACACGGAAGATGCTGTCGGAAGTGGCGAGGAATCCTCTCAAGATGGCAACGACGGTACAGCGGATGATAGTAAGTCTCCCGATGAGGTGAAGGATAATAGTTCTCCAGACTCGGAATCCTCATTGGAAGTATCTATTCCTGATGGCGAGAGTTTTGATGATGAAGAAGGTCTTTCGGACCCCTATGCCGGTGAAGATACTCCCGTGAGCGTTACACCTTTGTATGGCTCACCGCAAAACTCTTCTGGTCCGAGGAGAGCACCCGCTCGTTCCTCCGGAACCATTACGACCGGCCTCGATATGGGTTATAACAGGAAGTGGATGGCTGAGTTTGCCCCCTATTCCAGTGCTGTTGAGAAATTCTTCGATGGACAGCCGGCTTACTGTATTGAGCCTCACAAGGGAGCACCCGGAGCCGGAACCTCTGTCAATGCCAGCTCGTATTGGGGAGACCAGCGCGTCCGCCTTGCTTTGGCTTATGGCTGGGGTGGTGCAGATGACGACACACTGCTTTGGTACGCCGGCAATGGAACTTATGCTTGGTGTGCCACACAGGAGGTTATCTGGGAAATCGTTGGCGGCTACAGCGACCTGAGCGACCTGTTTGTGGGTCCCGGTCATGCTTATGACCCGGAGGTTGCTGAACCTATCAAGGCAGCACATGATTATATCTGGGAGAAGATTAACCAGCAGACCGTTATACCGAGCTTTGCAGTGCCTAATCCTCGCTCTACATATAATGACTTCGAGCTGGCGTGGGACGGCACTTCTTGGTCGTTGACAAGAACCGATACAAACAGAGTTCTGAGAAATTTTGATGACTTCGAGTTCGGCCTGCCCGGTGTGAGTACCTTCCAGCGTGGAAACAACCTGACTATCACAGCTACTCCGGAAGCCGCGAAGAGTATGCTGAACGGTATTGTATCGTATGCTTCCGAGGGCAATGTGATTGACCCAGATAGTGTCAATGCCTACCTGCTTGTCGCCGGCGGTGGTAAGCAGAATTGTGTTGCCCTTAACGGTACACCTGACCCCGTTACTTGTTATGTGCGGGCGAAGGTGACGCAAACAACCGGTAATTTGGAAATCACAAAGACGTCTGAAAATGGGAAAAACATTTCCAACGTCAGCTTTACTGTAACCGGGCCGAATGGGTATAATCGTCTTTTTAAGACAAATGCATCCGGCAAAATCAGCATTACAGACCTGCAGCCCGGAACCTACACGATTACAGAAACTTCGCCGTTAGGATACTATGCTGCGAATCGAGTTCAGACTGCGACAGTTACGATTGGAGGCACGGCAAGTGTTTCCTTCCAGAACAAAGTATCTCGGTGTACCGTGCAGGTAACGAAGACATCGGAAGACGGAGTTCTGCAAGGGTTCACTTTTACACTGAAGGGAACGTCTTACGCGGGAGACACTGTAAATCTGTCTGCGACCACAGATGCGAACGGCAAGGCTACGTTCTCCAATGTCCCCTTGGGTTCCAACTATGTTCTTGCCGAGGTAAATACTCCCGGAAGATATGTAACTCCTGCAAGCCAGACGTTTACGCTGTCCACTCGCGGCTCGACTGTCAATAAAGCATTCGAGAATAAGTTGGCTCGCGGCAATGTGACTGTCACCAAGAACTCCGAGGACGGAAAGGTGAGTGGCATTCAGTTCAACCTGAAGGGCACATCCACTTCCGGTCAGGCTGTAAACCTGACAGCTACCACCAATGCCAGCGGTGTAGCTACGTTCTCAAATGTGCTTATCGGTACATATACGCTGACCGAGGTAAATACTGGTAAACAGTATGCTCCTGTGTCCGCACAGAACGTCGCTGTAAAGTATAACAACACCACACAGGCAACTGTCAGCAACAAGCTGGCACGCGGCTCTGTGCAGGTAACAAAGGCTTCCGAAGATGGTAAAATCGCCAACGTGCGTTTCCGCCTGCAGGGTACTTCCGTTGATGGTACTGCCGTTGACCTGTACGCGACAACCAACGCCTCAGGTATTGCAACCTTCTCCAATGTTCTTATCGGAAGCTATACTGTGTCCGAGGTCAATACACCGGCATACTATCAGGTGGTCAACCCTGTTAATGTTACCGTAACCATCAACAATAAGACTTCGGTGTCTATCCAGAATAAGCTCAAGGTCGGAGCTGTTCAGGTGACGAAGACCTCCGAAGATAGTGTTGTGAGTAACCTCACATTCACTCTGACCGGCACTTCCGATGCGGGAACGACCGTTAGCATGACCGCTAAGACGGATGCCAAGGGTGTTGCGACCTTCTCCAACGTGCCTATCGGTTCGAAGTATACGGTGCAGGAAGCCAACACTCCAGCTCGCTATGTGGTTCCTGCGGTTCAGGCTGGCGTGACTGTAAAGGTCAACGATACGACCAAGCTGTCGTTCCGTAACGACCTTGCTCGTGGTAATCTCCGTGTCACCAAGACCTCCGAGGATGGTTTGGTTTCCGGTGTGAAGCTCCATCTGGAAGGCACATCAACCTCCGGTGCGAAAGTGTCTCTGGATGCGACTACCAACGCACAGGGTATTGCCGAGTTTAAGGATGTGCTGGTTGGCAACAGCTATGTGCTGACTGAGGTTGGCACGGCTGCCCGCTATGTGGTTCCCGCAGCACAGAATGGTATCACCATTACTGTGGGTAAGACTACTGATGCCGCCGTCTACAACAAGCTGGCTCGTGGTACAGTCACAGTCACCAAGACTGCTGAAGATGGTCTGGTGTCTGGCATCAAGTTCCGCTTGACCGGCAAGGCGGGTAACGGTGACACAGTGGACATGACCGCCACTACAAACGCCAAGGGTATTGCTACCTTCTCTAACGTCCTGATTGGTGAAAATTACACCGTTCAGGAGGTCGGCACTGCTGAGAAGTACATTGTGCCCGATGTCGTTTCCGGTATCGTGGTCACTCTGAATAAAACCACAAATGCCAACGTGTATAATAAGCTGGCCCGTGGTACAGTGAGTGTCACTAAAACCTCTGAAGATGGTATCGTTGAGGGCATCAAATTCCGCCTGACAGGAACTTCCGCACAGGGACAGGCCGTTGATATGACCGCCGTGACCAACGCTGCTGGCGTGGCGACCTTCGAGAACGTGTTGGTCGGTTATAACTACTCTTTGGAAGAAGTTGATACCGCCGCCCGCTACGTCATTCCCGCCGTCAAGGACGGTATCGACGTCAAGTTGGATAAGACCACGACCGCATCTATCCACAACGTGCTGAAGAAGTGGTCTGTGACCGTCACAAAGCGTGATAATGAGACGACTACAGCACAGGGTAATGCCACGCTGAAAGATGCCGTTTACGGTTTGTATGACGGTGATGAGCTGGTGAAGCAGTATACCACTGATGCCAATGGCAATTTCACTACGGACGTTTACATCTGTGGTGATAATTGGACCATCAAGGAAATCGTTCCTTCCGTTGGTTATCTGCTGGATGACAGCGTGTATCACGTCGGTGCTGAGGCAAAGAACTATGTTATTGAAATCAATGCAGCTCCTGACTTGGGCGTTACCGAGCGCGTTATCAAGGGCTACATCAAGATTTTCAAGCACTCCGATGTGGGAGCTACCGGCCTTGAGGAAGCTCTCCCGACCGGAAAGGTGACTCCCGAAGTAGGAGCTGAGTTCGACGTCTACCTGAAGGCTGCTGGCAGCTACGCCAACGCGAAGACCACCGACCGAGACCATATCGTTGTGGGCGAGGACGGTTATGCTACCACTAAGGCTCTGCCTTATGGTACATACATCATTGACCAGACGAAGGACTTTGAGAGCGCTGATATGCTCCATGGTTTCGAGGTTACTATTTCCGAGAACGGTAAGACATACTTCTATGTTTTGAACGACCGTCCTTACTATGCTTCTGTTCGTGTTGTCAAGCTCGATGCGATGGATAACGCCCTGATTCCTTACAGTGGTGCGGAGTTCCAAATCTACGACCCCGACGGAAATCTGGTTTCTCTCAAGAATGGCCTTTCAACCATCTCTACATTTAAGACTGATGCCGAAGGTAAGCTGATTACGCCTGAGGAACTGCCGTTTGGCCGTGGCTATACGCTGGTCGAGGTAGCGGCGCCTAAGGGCTACAAGCTGGATTCCACTCCCATCGAGTTCAATGTTGACGCAGAGAACACTACGATGGAAGGTGATAAGAAAGTCATTGTGGTTACGGCAAAGGATAGCCCTGTGACACCGGAAATCAAGACCGTGGCAAAGGGAGCTGCTGGGGAGAAGACTATGGAGCCCCTGACATCTGTGACTATCAAGGATACAGTATCCTGCACAGATGCAATCCCCGGCAAGACCTACACTGTGAATGGATATCTTGTACTGAAATCTACCGGTGAACCTCTGCTGGATGCCAGCGGTAAGCGTATTACTGCAACGAACACATTTGTTGCAGGCGACAACTTCAATGGTTCCACGGAGCTGACCTTTACCTTTGATGCTTCTTTGATTGCCGGCGATGCTGTTGTTGTTTTCGATACGCTGCATCGTGATGGTGTCGAGGTGGCAAGCCATAAGGACATTGCGGATGCCGACCAGACCGTAGCTTTCTACGCCCCTGAAATCAAGACCTCTGCAAACAACCCCGATGGCAACGTGAAGGTTGTTGACCCCTCCGTTGGTGTTTCTATCGTGGATACTGTATCCTATAAGCACCTGACCCCCGGCCACAAGTATGTGCTGAGTGGACAGATGATGGATAAGGACACGCAGCAGCCTGCAAAGGATGACAATGGCAATTTCATTGTCGGTGAGACAATCTTTACACCTACCACCACCTCAGGCACGGTGGATGTGGTCTTTACCTTCGATGCTACTGAGATTGCCGGCGTCCAGCTCGTTGCTTTCGAGAAACTCTACCATGTTGCTATCAGCGCAGAAGTGCCTGTTGCGACGCATGAGGACATTGACGATGCTGACCAGACCGTGACGGTCGAGGCACCTGAGATTACCACCAACGCAGTGAATGCTGCTGACGGAACGAAGTTCCTTGAGGCGCAGTACAGCGTAAAAATCAAGGATACCGTCTCTTATGAGAAGGTTGTTGAAGGGCATACCTATCTGCTGACTGGCAAGGTCTTTGATAAAACTACGGGCGAGTTTCTGAAAGATACTGCCGGCAATGACATTACCGGCACGACGACGTTTACGCCTACGGCAAAGACCGGTACAGTAGATGTCGAGTTTATCTTCGATGCTTCCGAACTGTACGGTCATACGCTGGTTATCTTTGAGAAGTTGTCTTATCGTGGTACGGTGCTGACGGTTCACGAAGATGATGCAGATGCCAACCAGACCGTAAAGGTATATAACCCCGAAATTGGCACTACTGCTATTGATGGTGAGGGTACTGGCAAGTTCATTGACCCTGCAAAGAACGTTGTCATTAAGGATACGATTGCCTACGAGCACCTTACCATCGGTCAGGAGTATACCATCACTGGTACGGTGATGAATAAGCGCACCGGAGAGCCTGTGGTGTCTGGCGGACGCACTGTGACTGTGACGAACACGTTCACGCCTACCGCCTCCAAGGGCAACACCGAGATGTTCTTTACCTTTGATGCTTCTGGGCTTGACGGTGATTCTCTGGTCGTCTACGAGGAACTGTATTTCCGCGCTTCTGATACGACTCCTTGCGCTGTCCATAAGGACATCAATGATGAAGGCCAGACTGTCGCTGTGAATACCCCTTCGATTCATACGACCATCAACGAAAGCATCTCTCTGAATAACTACTTTGAGCCCCTGAACGAAATCACTATCACGGATACCGTGACCTATACCGACCTCGTGCCCGGTCACACGTATAAAGTGATGGGCAACCTCGTTTCCAAGGATACCGGCGATGTCATCCGTGACGGCAACGGTAAATTGGTGGCTGGCGAGACTGAGTTCGTTCCGACCAGCAAGGATGGCAACGTTGACGTGACCTTCACGCTGAATGCATCTATCCTGTACGGCCAGAGCGTTATCGCCTTTGAGTCTCTGTACTATCACAACACCATTATCGCCGAGCACAAGGACCTCACGGACGAGAAGCAGGAAGCCATTTTCTTCGCTCCTGAGTTGAGCACTAAGGCCCTGAACGATGATGGCAATACCAACCTGATTGACCCCGCTAAGGGGACTCATATCGTGGATACCGTGTATTACCGCCATCTGACTCCCGACCATGAGTACACCATCATCGGTAAGCTGATGGATAAGGATACCGGCAAGGCTCTGCTCGATGCGAAGGGTAACGAGATTACCGGCAAGACCACGTTCACACCTGAGCGTGTTGCTGGTACGGTGAATGTCGAGTTCACCTTTGATGCCAGCAATATGGCAGGGAAGACACTCGTGGTGTTTGAGTATCTGTACTTCAATGAAGACGAGGAGATTCCTGCGGGCAAACACACTGACATTAACGACCTGAAGCAGTCTTTGACCTTTAATACTCCGGAAATTAAGACCAGCGCAAAGAACGCAGAGGGCAATTCCAAGTTCTTTGACCCCAAGAGTTTTGTGAAGCTGATTGATTCCGTGACGTATTCCGGTCTGAGTAAGGGACACGAATATACTGTGTCCGGCACGCTGATGAATAAGCAGACTGGCGCTCCTGTGCTGAATGCTGATGGAACTCCCGTGACAGGCAGCACGACCTTTACAGCCCGCAGTGTGAACGGAAAAGTCAAAGTCGAGTTTACCTTCGATGCTTCGCAGCTCTATGGTCAGTCCTTGGTCGTGTTTGAGGAATTGGCTTTCAACGGTACGATTATCGCCGAGCATAAGGACTTTGAGGATGATAACCAGACCGTGAAAATCAATACGCCCAGCATCTCAACGAGCGCTGAGAACACTGATGGCGGCAACAATTTGGTCGATGCAGCCAAGAAGGTTTCCATCACTGATACCGTTACCTATTCCCATGTGACACCTGACCACGAGTATACGCTGGTGGGACGACTGATGAATGGTGAAACTGGTGAAGAACTGCCCAACACGGTTGTATCTATCAAGTTTACACCGAAGCGGACTTTTGGCTCCGTGGATATGACATTCACTTTGAATGCCTCTCAGCTCGCAGGCAAGAGTGTTGTGGTCTTTGAGGAACTATTCTTCAATGAAGATGATACAGAGCCTTGTGCAAAGCACACTGACCTCCGTGATGAAGCGCAGACCGTGATTGTCACCGAGCCCAGCATTGGTACGACGATGAACGCAAGCCCTGACAAGAACCAGTTCTTCGTCTCTTCCTTGGCTACTGTTCTTGTCGATACCGTGAACTACCATAATCTCATCCCCGGCCATACCTATGTTGCTGAAGGCCGCCTGATGGATAAGGCTACTGGCCGTGTGCTGGTTGGTGGAAACGGTGAAATCACTGGCAAGACGATTTTTGTACCCACATCTTCCGACGGTTCTGTTGATGTCTACTTTACGTTTGACTCCTCAGCGCTGTTTGGGAAGACGGTCGTGGCGTTTGAGACTGTTTTCTATGATGGAAATATCATCGCCAAGCATGAAGACATCAATGATGTTGACCAGTCTGCAACGTTCTATATGCCTGAACTGTCTGATACAACCGCAGAGAACGGCGAGGGCGGCGGAAAATTCATTGATGCAGCCGGAAACGTCGTAATCCGCGATACTGTTAAGTATGAACACCTGTCAGCAAAGCATGACTATAAGCTGCGTGGGACACTGGTTTATCAGACTTCTGGTGAGCCTGTTCTGCTGAACGGAAAGCCTATTGTCGTTGAGAAATCCTTCACCGCAAAGAAGGCATACGGCAGCATCGACATGGAGTTTACTTTCGATGCAACGGGTATGCAGGGTAAGGACATCGTAGTTTTCGAGGAACTGTTCTACGAGCAGCAGTCTGTTGCGGTTGCATCCCACAAAGACCTTGACGATGAAGGGCAGACTGTAACGGTAGCGAAACCCACTGTTAAGACCACAGCTTCCAATAAGGCTGATGGCAGCAAAATGCTTGAACCTGAAAAGAAGGTCACGATTCTGGATACTGTTTCCTTCACTGGCCTGATTGACGGTCATACATATAAGGTTTCCGGAACACTGATGGATAAGGCAACCGGTAAGCCTGTGGTCGATGCAAATGGTGATGCGATTACAGTTGAGAAGACCTTCAAGGCAAAGGATGCCAGCGGCAGCATTGATGTTGAGTTCACCTTTGCTGCTACCGAACTGTTCGGCAAAGACCTCGTGGTATTTGAGAAGATTTTCTACAACGATACCGAGATTGCCTCTCACGAAAATATCAATGATAAGGGTCAGACCGTACAGGTCCATAACCCCAATATCACTGGTACGACAGCAGTTGGAACACTTGATGGCGGTAAGTTCATTGACCCAGCAGCAAATGTGAAAATCACCGATACCGTTACCTACGAACACCTTTCTACCGGCCACGAGTACACGCTGCGTGGTACGCTGATGAACAAGGAGACTGGCGAACCTATCAAGAACGGCGGAACAGAGGTTGTATTCGAACAGGTCTTCACGCCTGCGGCAACAAGCGGCTCTGTGGATATGCAGTTCACTTTCAATGCCTCTTTCTTGAAGGGTAAGGATGTTGTCGTATTCGAGGGAATCTACTTTAACGTTGACGATACCGAACCTGTCGCAGTCCATAAGGATATCGAAGATGGCAGCCAGACCGTTTCTGTGACGAGTCCTGAAGTACAGACCGTTGCCGTGAACAAAGAGGATAACAGCAAGGTGTTTGAGCCGGATACCACGGTCACGCTGAAGGATACTGTGTTCTACAACAACCTTATTGTGGGGCACAAGTACACCGTGACCGGAACCCTGATGGATGAGGAAACTGGGAAAGCCATCAAGGATATTGATGGAAACATCGTAACTGCTTCCGTCGAGTTCGTCCCCGAAGCTGCCTGCGGTACGGTCGATGTCGAGTTTACCTTTGCTGCAACCGAACTGTACGGTAAGACTATCGTGGCATTTGAGAAGCTCCTGTTTAACGGGACTGTCATTGCATCTCACGAGGATATCAATGATGAGGAGCAAACCACCACGGTCCATAACCCTGAAATTATGCGAACTATCGCGGTGAGCGCAGTTGATGATGGTAAGCTCATTGATGCCTCTGAAACCTCTATCATCAACGATACCGTGGTGTATCGCCACCTGTCTACCGGTCACACCTACACGCTGAGAAGCAGCTTGGTTGACAAGACCACCGGTGAGCCTGTGCTGAACAACGGTGTACCTGTTGTTGCGGAGATGCAGTTCGCTCCGGAGAGCACTGCCGGCTCGGTCGTCGCTGCAATCGAGTTTGACGCCTCCTCCGTAAAGGGACGTGACATTGTGGTATTTGAAGAGCTGTTCTTTAATGCCGACGATAAGAACCCTGTTGCGGCTCATAAGGATATTGAGGATGCTGACCAGACCGTGACCGTGGTGAAGTCTTCCATCAAGACCTCCGCTGAGAACGCCGCTGATAACACGAAGGTGTTTGAGCCTACTGCTGATGTCGTACTGAAGGATACCGTGACCTACGAAGGCCTCATCGTCGGGCATACGTACAAGGTTGTCGGTACTCTGATGGATAAGGCAACCGGCAAACCCGTAGAGAACACAGAAGGGAAGACCATCACCGCAGAGACCACCTTTACGCCTGAGGTGGAGAGTGGTTCCGTGGTTGTTGAGTTCAAGTTCGACGCACGTACTTTCTTTGGACGTACGCTGGTCGTTTTTGAGAACCTGTACTATGGTAATTCCGTTGTTGCATCTCACAAGGATATCAATGACGAAGACCAGTCTGTTGACGTCAAGGCTCCCATTATTGTTGGTACTACTGCGACCAACAAGGCCGATGGCGGAAAGCTGTTCGACCCTGCAGAAAAGGTTGTTTTGGTCGATACCGTGAAGTATGACCATCTTTCCGCTGCCCACAAGTATGCGCTTGTCGGAAAGCTGATGGATAAGGCATCTGGCGAGGCAGTGAATGATAAGGACGGCAATCCTGTCACAGCTTCGACATCCTTTACTCCCGATGCGCTTTCCGGTTCCGTCGATGTGGTATTCGAGTTCGATGGTAAAGCCCTTGCTGGTAAGAATGTCGTTGTTTTCGAGTACCTCTTCTATAATGAGGGCAATGAAACCGCACTGACAACTCACGAGGACTTGGAGGATGCTGCTCAGACCGTTACCTTCACAAACCCGTCTGTCAAGACATCTGCTTCCAATGCCTCCACCGGAAAGAAGACTTTCTCACCGTATGAAAAGGCCGAACTGGTCGATACTGTGACCTACACAGGTCTCATTCCCGGCCATGAGTACACACTGGTCGGTACTCTGATGGAGAAGGTGAAGACTGGCGACAAGTTCGAGGGTAAGGCCGTAATGGACAAGGACAATAAGCCTTTGACCGCTACAGCGGCCTTTACTCCTGAAAAGGCTGATGGCACAACGACCGTATCCTTCATCTTCAGCGCTCGTTCCGTGGCAGGGAAGACCCTTGTCGTCTACGAGGAACTCTTCTATGACAGCATGAGCATCGCTGCTCACGCCGATATTACGGATGAGGACCAGACCGTGACCGTTGACCGTATCCATTATCGCAGCGGTCCTACCATGGGCACGACGGCAACATTTGCCAATGGCGCAAAGTCCAGCGGCTATGCCGCTCGCCTTGTGATTGTGGATACCGTGAGCTACTCCGGTCTGACTGTCGGCCAGACCTACACGCTGGTTGGTAAGTTGATGGATGCTCAGACGGGCGTGGCGCTCCGCGACACGAACGATAGGGAAGTGACCTCCACGCTGACATTTACCCCGAAAACCTCCGATGGCTCCGTTGACATGAAGTTCTCTTTCAACGCGGGGAACATCAAGGGTGCGAAGATTGTCGTATTTGAGGAAATGTACGTCGGTAAGGATGTGGCTGGAGCTCCGTACCTGAGCCATACCGACATCAATGATGCAGGTCAGACCGTGACTGTCACCGTTTCCCCCAAAACCGGCGATAGCGGAATCGGCATCTACATCGCAATCGGAGCGATTGCTCTGGGTGCGGTAGTTGTGGTTGTGGTCGTGTCCACCATCAAGCGCAAGAAGAACAAATAACTTAAATGGGGTCAGCAGACCTCATAGAAACCCAAAATTGGGCCGGAGAAAACCTCCGGCTCAATTTTTTTTGCAAAAATTTTTCAGGAGAAATTTGGAGGGCAGTGGACTGCTGAAGCTGTTGCTACATCAAGGGTTTCAGATTTTTGGAACACAAGACCTTGTGCTTTTTGCACCTCAGATTCATATTTTTACAAAATCGAGACTTGACATTTTTTTATATTCGTGTTATAGTCAGCACATCAAAAATAATGTCAAGTTTCCACAGAACAAATCCTCGCGCACTGGTCATTTATTTGAATACATTCCCTGAGCAAATTTTGAATTTTAAGAAAGGAACTATGACAATGAAAAAGATGAAGAATTTTATGGCCCTGCTGCTGGCTCTGGTGATGACCATGAGTTTGGTGGCCTGTGGCAACAAGGCCAGCGAGGAAACCAAGACCGGCGAGGAAATCGGATGCTACGTGCAGACGACTGAGACCGGCGAAAAGGTTCTGGTGGACAAGGACGGCAAGGCAGTGACCGACTTCACGCTGGATGCGGACGGCAATGTGCTGGATGCGGATGGCAATGTGGTCGTCAAGGCGGAGAATATCACCGCTTATGTCGAGCAGTCCGGAAACGTGACAGATGAGAAGGCGGAGGAACCCAAGGTCGATGATGCTCAGAAGACCGAGGATAAGACCGATGCCAAGGATGAGGTCAAGGCCGACGACAAGAAGACCGAGACCAAGGTTGACGAGTCCAAGAAGGATGAGAAGAAGCCCGCTGACAATAAGCAGGATACCTCCAAGACGGACACAAAGACCGACACGAAGACGGATAACAAGTCTGACAACAAGAGCGATACCAAGAATGACACCAAGACGGAGACTCCCTCTCAGAAGCCCTCTACTCCCAGCTATGACAACGGCAGCCTGACTACTGCTCAGGTGAAGGAGCTGCAGCGTTGGTATGGCGTGACCGCTGATGGTCAGTGGGGCGCGGGTTCCAAGAAGGCAGCCGGCGGTCGTACCGCTGACGAGGCTTGGGCCTACTACCAGAACAACAAGCAGACTACCACGCCTGACCAGCCCTCCGGCGGCAACACCGGCAATACTGGTAACACCGGTAACACTGGCAACAACGGTGGCAGCACTACTCCCGGCAAGCCCTCTGACGACAACAGCGGTTCCACTGGTGGCGGTTCTACTACTCCCACTGAACCCACCAAGCCTACAAAGCCTACTAAGGCTGATATCGACTGTGATAAGGCGATGCGCGTAGGTAACGAATACGCCATTAGTATTGGTTTCACTGATAACTGGGATGGCGCACGGAGTTATTTTCCTCCCATTTATTTGGAACGCGATTGCCCTGAGTCCTGTTGGAATCAGGAGTGGGTCGAATCTACAATAAAGCAGGCTGTTGACTACGTGAAAGAACGTGTTGATGCTGCGGGCCGCTGGCACCCCGAAGACCCTCGCTACGTTATGAGTATCAACTGTGTCGTTAATTGGAACGCCTCTGCTGGATACCATGAGATTTACGTTTACTACGCAGCGTAACAAGTTTCAATTAAATTTAGAAAAGCAGCGGCGATGCCGCTGCTTTTTTTGCTTTGAACTCTTTATAAAACATCAAAAAATTTGCAGCTTCAGATGTGTTGACAATATAATCGAATATGCTACTATGGGATTATGGAGAGCGTCGGCCTCCTACCTTTTTCACATCTCGAACTTGGCAAAATGTTGTATTCGTGTAAAGGTCGATTGGCCGGTTAATCTTCAAAATTTTTGAAAGGAGATTTCAAAAACCATGAAACACAAGAAGCTGCGTGGCGTAGTAGCTATGTTGCTGACGCTGGTGATGGTGGTTGGATTGCTCCCGACGTCCGTGTATGCAGCGGATGCGGATGGCGGCAGCAATTCGGTCGTTGTCGAAAGTGTTTCTGACCCTGTAGAGGTTGGGAAGACTGATTCTGGCGATGGCGATTTGGTCTATAACGCCACAGAAGACACGAAGACTCCCGATGATGGTAAGAAGGATGCCGAGGCTCCTGCCGTTGAGGGTAAGAGCGACGCTGATAAGGATGTCGCAAGCAATGGAGACGAAGAAAAAAAGGACGTTTCCAAGGATAACTCTTCTAAGGATGAGCAACCTGTTCAGTCTAACGCTGGAAAGTCTGAGGACGGAAAGAAGGAATCTGATAAGGTTTCTGTAAGCGAAGAAGTTTCCGACCCTTATGCGGGTGGGGACACTCCCGTGAGCGTTTCCGTCCTTTACGGGTCAGCGCAGAACGCACCCAGAGCTATCAGTGCCATGAGAGCACCCGCTCGTTCCTCCGGAACCATTACGACCGGTGACGATATGAGTTACAACAGTACGTGGCTGTCAGCATTTGAGCCGTATACAAGCGCTGTTGTAAAATATTTCAACGGCCAGCCCGCTTATTGTATCGAACCTCACAAGGGCGCACCCGGCTCCGGCACCTCCGTTGACGCCAGCGCGTATTGGGGAGACCAGCGGGTTCGCCTTGCGCTTGCCTATGGCTACGGTGGGGTAGACGACTCGACATTGCTCTGGTATGCTGGCAACGGCACTTATGCGTGGTGTGCCACACAGGAAGTTATCTGGGAAATCGTTGGTGGCTACAGAGACCTGAGTGACCTGTTTGTGGGTCCCGGCCATTCCTATGATGCCTCTGTTGCAGAGCCTATCAAGGCGGCACATGATTATATTTGGGACAAGATTAACCAGCAGACCGTTATACCGAGTTTTGCTGTACCTAATCCTCGCTCTACATATAATGATTTCGAGTTGGCTTGGGACGGCACTTCTTGGTCGTTGACAAGAACCGACACAAATAGAGTCCTGAGAAATTTTGACGACTTCGAGTTTGGCCTGCCCGGTGTGAGCACCTTCCAGAGTGGAAACAGCCTGACAATTACTGCCACCCCTGAAGCTGCAAAGAATATGCTGAACGGTATTGTATCGTATGCTTCCGAGGGCAATGTGATTGACCCCGACAGCGTCAATGCTTACCTTCTCGTCGCAGGTGGCAGCAAGCAGGACTGCGTTGCCCTTAACGGTACACCTGACCCCGTTACTGCCTACGTCCGCGCCAAGGTCACGAAGACCACCGGCGACCTGACCATTGCCAAGACCTCTGAGGATGGCAAGGTCAGCGGCGTGAGCTTCACCGTGACCGGTCCCAACGGTTTCAATAAAACCGTGACGACTGCTGCCAACGGCAAAATCACCATTGCTGACCTGCAGCCCGGTACGTACACTGTGACAGAGAAGACGTCGGAAAACTACATTCCGACGACATCTCAGACTGTGACCATCGCAATCGGAGACGTCAAGACAGCGAGCTTCAACAACGTTCTGAAGAAGGGCACTGTCAAGATTACAAAGATGTCTGAGGATGGTCAGGTTGCCGGTCATACCTTCCGGCTGTCCGGCACTTCCGCCGCCGGTACGTCCGTGAACATGACCGCTACTACCGATGCGAACGGCGTTGCCACTTTCAACAACGTTCCTATTGGTAAAAACTACAAACTTGAGGAAATCAATACCGCTGCAAAGTATGTGGTTCCTGAAGTTCAGGCTGGTGTTGTTGTCGAGTACAACGCCGCCACTGAAGCCAAGTTCGAGAACAAGCTGGCTCGCGGCAATCTGAAAATCACGAAGACTTCTGAGGATGGCTTCGTGTCCGGTATGACTTTCCGCCTGTCCGGTACTTCCATCTCCGGTGCTGCTGTCAACGAGACAGCTACCACCGATGAGAACGGTGTGATTCTGTTCAAGGATATCCTTATCGGTAACAACTACACTGTTCAGGAAATCAACACCGCTGAGAGATACGTTGTTCCTGCCATTCAGGAGGGCGTAACCATTTCTCTGAACAAGACGACAAACCTGCAGTTTGAGAACAAGCTGGCTCGCGGTGCCGTTGAGGTCAAGAAGACCTCTGAGGACGGCAAGACCGCCGGTATCACGTTCCGGCTGTACGGTACGGCCATCAACGGCGAGACCGTTGATATGACCGCTGTTACTGACGCAAACGGTATCGCTACTTTCAATAACGTTCTGATTGGCAACAATTACAGCGTTGAAGAAGTCAACACCGCTGCGAAGTACGTTGTTCCTGAGGTAAAGGCTGGCGTCAAGGTGACGCTGGGCAACACCACTGATGTGGAAGTCTACAACAAGCTCAAGCGCGGCGACCTGCGCGTGACCAAGACCTCCGAGGATGGTCTGGTCGAGGGTATTACCTTCCGTCTGTACGGCACGGCCATTTCCGGCGATGCTGTGGATATGACCGCTACCACCAACGCTGACGGCGTTGCCATCTTCAAGGATGTCCTGATTGGCAATAACTACACGCTGGAGGAAGTCGATACGGCGGTGAAGTATGTTATTCCTGCCGTGCAGACAGGTCTCGCTGTGGAGTTCCAGAAAGTTACCGACACCGCTGTGACCAACGTACTGAAGAAGTGGAAGGTCACTGTGGAGAAGACGGACGCTGAGACTGGCAACATCCCTCGCGGCGATGGTGTCTTTGAGGGTGCTGTGTACGGTCTGTATAAGGGTGACGAGCTGGTGAAGGAGTACGTTATCGGCAGCGATGGCAAGTTCACCACTGACGAGTACATCTGCGGCTATGATTACACCATCCGTGAAATCAAGGCGCCCACTGGCTATCAGATTGATGAGGGCGTGTATCGCGTCGGCGCCGAGCCGGAGAACTACCGTATCGAACACAACGTTGCTCCCCAGATTACCTCTGTCGAGGTCATCAATCGCGGCACCTTCGCCATCACCAAGTTCATCTCCGACGGCACCTCCGGTCCCGCTAAGTTCGAGGGCGGTGCAGAGTTCAAGTATTGGCTGCAGTCCGCCGGCTCTTACGAGAACGCTAAGGATGACGAGCGCGGTATCCTGACGACCAACGACTTGGGTTACAGCGGCAAGTCCATCGAGCTGCCCTACGGCACCTATGTGGTGCATCAGACCAAGGCCGGGGATAAGGGTGCGGGGCTCGCGCCTGAGTTCACCGTTCTGGTTGGCGAAGTTGACCGTGACCATCATGATTTGGCTGTCAACAACGGCCCCATCACTGCGTATCTGCGCGTTGTGAAGGTCGATGAGTTCGATGGCGAAGTCATTCCTTGGGGCGGCGCTGAGTTCCAGATTTATGACCCCGATGGCAACAAGGTGTCTCAGAAGGTCACTTATCCCACTGTCAAGTATATTGATACATTCGTGACCAATGACGAGGGTTACTTTGTGACTCCTCTGGTCCTGCCTTATGGTGAGGGCTATCATCTGGTCGAGACCAAGGCCCCCAAGGGCTACGAGCTGATGGACACTCCCATCCGCTTCGACGTCACTCCCGACACCATCTCTCTGGACGCTGAGACCGGTCTTGTGACCGTGAGCATCGTCGCTGAGGATGAGGCCGTGACCCCCAAGGTCAAGACCACTGCCACCGATAAGGACGGCAACAAGGAAATCATTCCTTCCACCTCCGTCACTATCATTGATAAGGTGGAATGCACTGATGTCATCCCCAACAAGACCTATACGGTCGAGGGCTATCTGGTGGTCAAGTCCACCGGTGAGCCTCTGCTGGATGCTCAGGGCAACCGCATCACTGCTTCCAAGACCTTCAAGGCCGAGGCTGACTTTACCGGCTATGTGGAGCTGGAGTTCACCTTCGATGCTTCTCTGCTGGGCGGCGAGTCCCTCGTTGCTTTCGAGGACCTGAAGCGTGGTGAGAAGGTCGTTGCTACTCATGCCGACATCAACGATGTTGACCAGACCGTGACCGTCCTGAATCCCAAGATTGGTACTACCGCGAAGAACTCCGCCGGCGGCAAGGAATTTATGCCTCTGGACGATGTGATTCTGGTTGATACCATCTCCTATGAGAATATGCCTGTGGGCAAGGAGTTCATTGCTATCGGTACTCTGATGGATAAGGCAACCGGTAAGCCCGTCACCGATGCCAAGGGCGAGCCCATTACCGCCTACAAGGTGTTCACTCCTGAGCAGGCTACTGACACTGTGGACGTGAAGTTCGTCTTCAATGCCACTGAGCTGGCCGGCAAGTCTCTGGTGGTATTCGAGCGTGTGTATCTGGGCAACGAGATTGTTCCCGGTGACTCCGATAAGCCCGTGTTTGTGAGCCATGAGGACATCAACGATGAGGGCCAGACCGTTACCATCGGCGTTCCCGAAATCGGCACCAAGGCCGTGAACAACGCCACCAACGGCAAGACTCTTGACCCCGAAGCTCGCGCTGAAATCAAGGATACCGTGTCTTACTCCGGCCTGATTGTCGGTGAGAAGTACACTGTCTCCGGTAAGCTGATGAACAAGGCCACCAACGAGCCTCTGAAGGATAAGGACGGTAAGGAAATTACCGCTTCCACCACCTTCACCGCCGAGGCTTCCAAGGGCACCGTGGACGTCATCTTCGTCCTCGACGCTTCTCTGCTGCGTGGCGAGTCCATCGTCGTGTTCGAGTCCCTGCAGTACAAGGATATTGAAATCGCTGTCCACGCCGACATCAATGATGCTGACCAGACCGTGACCGTCAATAATCCCGAAATCAAGACCTCTGCCAAGAACGCTGCTGATGGCAAGAAGGAATTCTGGGCCTACAGCAAGGTTGAACTGATTGATACCGTGTCCTATAAGGGCCTGATTGCTGGTAACAAGTATACCGTGACAGGTACTCTGATGGATAAGGCCACCGGCAAGCCCGTTCTGGGCCGCAACAACAAGGAAATCACCGCTACTACCGAGTTCGAGGCTAAGTCTGCTGACGGTACTGTGGATGTGAGCTTCGTGTTCGATGCGTCCATTCTGGGCGGCAAGACGCTGGTCGTGTTCGAGACTCTGACCCGCAATGGCACTACGGTCGCTACGCACACCGACATCAACGATGTTGACCAGACTGTGACCATCAAGCGCATCCCGACCTATTCCGGTCCGAGCATCTCTACGACTGCCACCTTCGACGGCAAGGACAAGAAGAACTCCGTGGCTGGCAAGAACGTGAAAATCGTGGATACTGTCAACTACACCGGCCTGACCGTGGGTAAGACCTACGTGCTGGTTGGTACGCTGATGGATAAGGATACCGGCGTTGCCCTGAAGGACAACAACGGCAACCTGATTACCGCCTCCACCACCTTCACTCCCAAGTCCGCCAATGGCGCTGTGAACGTTACGTTCAAGTTCGACGCATCCAAGCTGAAGGACCACGCCATCGTTGTGTTCGAGACACTGTACGAAGGCAAGGCCGAAGCCGGCAATGTCATTGCAACGCACAACGACCTGATGGACGGCGCTCAGACGGTGTACTTCCGCGATAGCGTCCAGACCGGCGATGAAGGCATCGGCCTGTGGGCTATGCTGGGTACGTTCAGTGCCATCGCTTGCTGCGCTACGGCGATGTTCATGTTCCGTCGCAAGAAGGAGCAGTTCGCCGAGTAAGCATAACCCCGCCTGAGCATCACTCAAAAGTGAATTCAGGGGCGCAGACCTTGTGCCTGCGCCCCTGTTTTTACAAAAATAAAAAGCAGGGGAGTGGACCTCCCCGGAAAGAGAGTAAAACTATGGATTTTCCTTATGGTGGGAATGGAAGCGATGTTATTGTCAATGGTGTTCAGTCTTTTCCTACTGACACATTGCTTGCATTGACTGGTGGACTCATTGTAGTGGCAATCATTTTCTACCTTATTCTTTGCGTAGGTGCCGTATTTTCTATTATCGGTTTGGTACGCGGCATTAAGGCTAACAACAAGACTGTTATTATCCTCAGCAGCGTAGGTGTTGGCTGTTGTATTATCGGTGCCCTCGGAGTGCTTATGCCTATCTTCGCTATCGGAGGATTGGTCTGTGGGATTATTGCTTTTAAGAAAAGCAATAATAGGGCTAAGGATGAAGCAAATCAGCCCAATTCAGACTTCCGGCGCAAAGAGGATGATGCCGAGTAGGTTTAGGCCGTATCCTTGCTTATTCGTAACTACTAAAAAGAGAAGGTCTATAACGGGAGCATGAGCCTGTAAAAAGTGCTCATGCTCCTATTATAATTTTATAGAAAGGATGACTCTATATGCTTTTGTATGTGCCAATCATGTTGCCATTTTTTACTTATGAGCAAATATGTT